TACTGGATTAATAGGTGTTGCTGGAAATGCACAAGCGACCATTTCCTTTACTCCTGGAGCTGACGGAGGAAGTGCCATTACGAATTACCAGTACTCTACGGACGATGGAGTCACGTTTACAGCTTTTAGTCCTGCGGTGACTAGCAGCCCTGTAACGATTACGGGTTTGACAAATGGCGTGAGTTATAGTATTAAATTGAAAGCTGTGAATGCAAATGGGGCAGGAACTGCCTCTCTAGGCGTTTCTGTAACTCCTTCGACGACTCCAGATGCGCCTACGGGTCTTGTAGCAACCGCTGGAAATGCTCAAGCGACTATTTCCTTTACTCCTGGATTCGACGGAGGCAGTCCCATTACGAATTATCAGTATTCTACTGACAATGGAGCCACTTTTACTGCCTTTAGTCCGTCTGTGACTAGCAGTCCTGTAACCATTACGGGGTTGACAAATGGCGTGAGTTATACCATTAAACTCAAGGCTGTGAATGCAAATGGTGCAGGAACTGCTTCTCTAGGCGTTTCTGTAACTCCTTCCACAACTCCAGATGCTCCCACAAGTCTTGTAGCAACTGCTGGAGATTCTCAAGCGATTATTTCCTTTATTCCTGGAGCCAATGGAGGAAGTGCCATTACAAATTACCAGTACTCTACAGACAATGGAGTCACTTTTACAGCCTTTAGTCCTTCGGTGACTACGAGTCCTGTAACCATTACGGGTTTGACAAATGGTGTGAGCTATACTATTAAATTGAAGGCAGTCAATACAAATGGTGCAGGAACTGCTTCTGCGGGTGTTTCCGTGACTCCTGTATCTCCATCAGGAAGTGCTATTTGGGCCACGTATTTGAATGGAACAAATACAGATATAGGATACTCTGTGGCTGTTGATTCATTGAATAATCTATATGTTACGGGTCAATACAATTCTTCATCTATCGTAATATTACAAGATGTATCTGGAAATGGACAAACACCTTCTTCCGTGTCTCTTCCTGCTGTATTATCAAATGCAGCCTTTTTAATTAAATATAATTCGAGTGGACAGGCTCAATGGGCTACTTATTTGGATGGAACAAATACAGATATAGGATACTCTGTGGCTGTTGATTCATTGAATAATCTATATGTTACGGGTCAATATCAATCAACATCTTTAGTAACTTTGCAAAATGCTTCAGGAAATGGTCAAGCACCATCCTCTATAACACTCCCTATTACATCATCAACTGCAGCCTTTATAATGAAATACAATTCGAATGGACAGGCTCAATGGGCTACTTATTTGGATGGAACATCTGGAGATATAGGATACTCTGTGGCAGTTGATTCATCAAATAATATTTATATTACAGGTCAATATCAATCAACATCTTTAGTAACTTTGCAAGATGCATCAGGAAATAGTCAAACAAATTCCTCAATTACTCTTCCAATTGTATCCACAAATGCAGTCTTTTTAATCAAATACAATTCAAGTGGACAAGTTCAATGGGCTACCTATTTCAATGGTACTGGAAATGATATTGGAAATTCTGTAGCAGTAGATTCATCAAACAATCTTTATATTACGGGTCAATATCAATCAACATCTTTAGTAAATTTGCAAGATGCATCAGGAAATACTCAAACACCATCTTTAGTAACTTTACCAGCTGTATCAAATAGTGCAGCCGTTATAATGAAATACAATTCGAATGGACAGGCTCAATGGGCTACTTATTTTGATGGAACTTCATTTGATAGAGGACAATCAATTGCGCTTGATTCATCAAATAATATTTATATTACAGGAGTTTATAGCTCAACAACTATAATTACTCTTCAAAATGTTTCGGGAAATACTCAAACCCCATCTTTAGTAAAATTACCAGTTTCTGGATCCTCTGCAGCCTTTTTGGTCAAATACAATTTGAGCGGCCAAGTCCAATGGGCTACTTATATAGACGGGGCTGGAAATGAAATAGGGTATTCTATTGGAATTAATCCATCAAATAATATTTATATTACTGGCAGATATGCATCTTCATCAATTACTCTTAGAAATGCATCAGGAAATGGGCAAACACTTTCTTCTGTATCACTACCATCATCATCTGGAATTGGTTCAGTATTTTTAGTAAAATACAATTCAAGTGGTCAAGTTCAGTGGGCTACATATTTATATAGTTATACAGGTTATTCTATATTAATCGATTCATCAAATAATCTTTATTTAACGGGTCAATATACATCATCATCTGTAATTACGCTTCAAAATGCATCAGGAAATACTCAATCCCCTTCCTCTATTACTTTACCAGCAGCAGCATCACCAAATAGTGCAGCCTTTTTAGTAAAATACAACTCTTAAAACTTATTTCAAGTATCTCATTTGAATTTCTACACAAATTCTAACGAGCTAACAAAGCAAACTTACTGCTTTCCAAACATTTCCGTAAAGGTTTCCATGAGCTGACGTCCGTCCTGAATCATCGGCTTCATGGTAGTCAACATACCCATCAAGCTCTTCTGCGTCTCCATGAGCTTGCGCGTATCGTCCGTCATAGCCTTCACCTGATCCGGTTTCAGAGCGTTCAGAGCGTTCATGAGCGTTGTGCCAACGTCAATGTGCGCCCCACCGACTGCCTCGGCAGGAATGGAGCCGAGCTTGAACATTCCATCCGTATTCTTATCCGCGAAACCCGCAGCCACGGCCACCGGTTCCTGAGTCGCCTTCGGCTTCTCTGTATTTGTAGGACTAGGCATGGCCGCTGCAGCCGCATTCGACGTAGGCAGCGCCTTTGCCATTTCGCTCGAAGCCGCCTTTTCCGCTACGGACGCGGGTGTACTTTCGCTAGGCGGAGGAGTTTTCTGGCCCGCTGCAGAAGCTTTTTCAGAACCTGCATTGTTGTTTGTCTCGGCTGACGGAACATCTGCGAAACCTTCTACAAAGTTGCTGCTCAAAACACCGCTCGGTTGAAACACATTCTTCTGCTGAATCTCTTCCACCTTCTTCACAATGCTCTTGGCATCTTGGCCAGCTCCCAATGGAACCTGAAAGCCCTCCTTGCGCCTCCTCTCGGCAATCACCTTGTAGATCAGGCCGCTCAAAATAGTGCCCGCAACAACCAATTCAATAGGCTGGTCCATGCTTGTAATAATGAGGCCCACAGCAAAACTAAACAAGAGACCCGTCATTCCAATTCCAAACAAGCCATACAGAATGTACAAAGTCAGGAATCCATAAGAAAAGGTTTGACGAAGTTGTTTGCCGTCCATTCTAGTCTAGACAAGGAATTTATAGAGAAACTAATGGGGCAACTACCCTTTGCATAACCCAAAAGAGCAGACCCGCTACAGCGGCTCTGGCGAGCATGCCCATTGTGTTAAAGTCGCCACCGGGACGAAGGAGCTGAGGAGCATAGTGGCTCACAAGCAAATTCACTGCAGGGAGCGTCATGACAAATACGACAATGGCAACAAAGATGGGGAGCTTCAGCTCGTCAATCCACTGCCCTTGCCAGTTCTTCTTCGGCTCCTCGTATATGGGCTGTTGATTCTGTTGAACGGGTTGTTGCATCTGAGGAGCCATAGCATTAAAAGGGAGAGGTCCTTGCGCGGCCATCATCATTCTTTGAAAGTCGGCTTCTGTCGGGTGATCGCGTCCAATAAGGTGTGCGGTTGGAACAGCAGGGTCTGCTGCATTCGGGTACGTGCTCGGAACAGGTGCAACGGGTTGCATGGGCATTCTGGGAGCAGGGCCATTAGAGACCACCGGATTTGCCGAACTGGTCGTATTCATTTCAGAAAGTATACTATCGACTAAATCGCGATCTGTGGGTCTGGCTCCTTCCAAATCTGAAAGTAACGTTCCAGCTTCGGACATTTAATTTACTGCTAGTTGACGTGAAATAGTGATCTATTGACTTGACGCGGTAGAGGCAGAGGCAGAAGCAGCAGACCATTGAAACGGCTCAATGACTCCTATTGCAGGACACTTGGTTTCCTTGGGAACAAACTTATAGCACGTGTCTCCGATCTTGTACGCTTTTTCGTTGATTTCCTTCATGGGAGGAGCCTTGTAAGTAAAGCAAGAGTCGCCTTTGCAAATAGGCTTGATCAAGAGGATTATAAAAACGCCCATTAAAAAACTAAACACATTATCGAAACGAGGATCCTTTAGGATGTCGATGAGCATCCTCTTCTACTCGAGAGCATAATAATATACGATCTAGACAGGAAGCTAGGAAGATGATTCATCATTTTAAAGTTCTGCCATTCTTGGCGGGATTATTAATCAGCGGGTACATATTTCTGGTTTTGAAGCCCGAATCCAAGGAGCGCGTAGTAAAATGGCCTCATCCAAACAATACCGGAAAAGTTACTTATCGCGATAGGAATGGATTGTGCTATACCTTTGAGGCCCAAATTGCTGATTGTGCACAGGTGAAGGAAAATCTTCAGACTTTTCATTACGAATGAATGTAATGAATTCGATACCGAGTGAGCACAGCGAACGAAAGACCGAGTGAGCGCAGCGAACGAGATATCGTAAGATCGAGTGATTGACCGATTTAAAAACGCTTCATGGCCATCCTTCGTTTATTAATAATCGCAATGGCCGCATGAGAAAGTGGCCTCTTTCCACCTTGTTGTGGTTGCTGCTCACCTTTTTCCTTCTCATTTGTAGCTTCATCTCCTTCATTTGCGTCAAACTCCTCTACAACTTCAGCTTGACTAGCAGGAACCCAAAACGCCTCAAACGGAAAAGGAGTAGAACCCGCCTGAAAGACTGGATCTGCAAATTTGCTTCCTGCAATCCTATTAAAATCTGTAAAAGTAAGATCGTATTCTAGCATACTATCATTCATTGTATAGTATAAGGGATACCTGTATTTTGAGTTAAGCAAGGCATCTGCATCCTTTGTTTGTTGATTCGCATTCTTGACATCCAATGCCGTCATTTGACCATTTTTGTAGGCTTCCACGACCTTTCGCAGACCCTGTTTGGCCAAGGCAAATTGTTCCTGAGGCTCTGTGATTTCCTGCGCCCTCTTTTTGAAAAATTCCTGAATTTGTCCCGTCGATGCTGGAACATATTTTGGAATCACCAAAACTTTTTCGTCTTCTCCCTGACGGACCGGTGAGAGAACAAGATCGCCTTCTGGAGTATATCCAAATTTATTCGGATTCTTCTTCTTTGCTGCAATCCATTCTTCAATTGTTTTGGGCTGTTGAAGAATACCATACACTTTCGCTACTTTCGCCACTTTATCCTCTTTATCCACTTTAGCTGTTTTAGCCTTTGTGGCCATAATACTCTACTATCTCTAGTAGTAAAGAATCGAATGCAAACACAAACAATCGGAATGAGTTTCGCGATGGGTCTTGGCTTATTTAGCTTTACAATGCTTCTAGGCTGGATGGCGGCCAATTACGGGTTGAATGAAAATTTGCTCAAATGGATTGTGCTTCCGATCTTTGGGTTCGGAGCCGCCTTTGGCGCCAATAGTATTTTGCAACTGACATCCTGTAGCAAGTTCAATCCAGTACAAATTGCAACAGGAAGTGGTTTTGTTCTTCTTGCAATTTTGTCATTTTTGCTCTTGTCTCTCTTATCCTTTGTTCGAAGTCCCATAGCATCCATTCTTCCCAGTCAGAAATACGGAAAACTTTTTGCAATTTCCTTCTACATGTTTTGGGCGGGAATGTTCGGAGAGGCTCTCGCGAGCGGTTTAGCTCAAAGTTGTGGCTAAACTAGTCTTCCAACGCTTTTCCTAAATAAATGTATTTTGGAATTCCTCCAGCCGCTTCGGTCGCTTCTCTGTTTAGCATGTAGTAGCCATCTGGGAGATCCATTGGCTTTCCTCTCACCCTTCTTGGCTTTGGTGCGGGAGCGGGAGGAGTCTCAAAATCTTCCGCGTTCACTTCCACAACTTCGTCGACTATTTTGTTAGCTTTAGTTTTTGTTGGCTCAGAGGCCATCAATGTAAATCCCAGAGATACCAAAATATAGGAAATCAGAGCCGTCAAGACAGAGAAAAGCCAAAACGGCATCCATGTATGTGTATTGACATTTCTCCCAATTCCAAATTCCTTCCAGTTTCCGTCGCTAGTAAACATTAAACTAGGTTTGATTGCGAGTACGATAGAAATCACAATCAAATAAAGTATACCAGCTGCCAAGAGCTGTTTCATCCTATTCAATCCTCTTCATTTTCAGGATGAAAACTTCCGATGTAGTATCCTTCTCCCCCTTCCATACCATCATCGTCCCTATAGGCAAATGGGTCAACAAATCCAGGAGCATTTTCAGGAAGTTCACCATCCGGTCCCATTCCAGCTGCAGTGGCATAGTCCCTCGCGATTTCTTCGCGAGTCTTGTCCCAATAGTCTGCATCGTACGAATAGACTAACTTTGTACCGCCTACAGCCCATCGTCCGAGACCAAGTTTCTTCTTTTCAAGCTCTAGTTTGCGTTCCTGTTCGGTCATTCTGTCCAGTTCGGAAATGAATCTCTGCTTTTCTCTCTCGGCTGCATCGGCAACCATTTGTTTTACAACGTCCGGATTGTAAGCTAAACTTTCTTTCTTGTAGCGTTCCAAATTCATGACAACAAATCTCTTTAAAAAACTATCGCTCTTTGCTGGATCGATTGATTCCAAATCATATTCGGATTCTGGAATACTTGCCTCGTTTAGCAAATTGCCAAGCGGACCAAAAAGGAATGTTCTCAAAAGTGCAAGAAGGAGCTTGTAGGACTGCGGGATTCCTATCTTATCACTAAATCGTAGCCTAGGAAGCCTGAGTTCGTCGCTTGCATTCAAAATTTCAGAAAGTTGTTGGACAAAATAGGTCAGTTTTAAATTTGCCTTCAAGAAAGGTTGCGTCTCTTCGCTGGCACCTTCCTCAAGCTCTTCGTACAAATTGAGTTCAGACAGATAATTTGTATGCGTAGCCAAAATAGTATTGATCTCTGCAGTATGGTTGGACGATAATTTATAAAATGCAGGGACTTTGAGCCTATCATTTTCGTAGCTTGAAAGAATGCGCTGCGCTGGAATGAGAAAGTAACTTCGTATCATTTCGAAAACCGAGTGGGGAGACTCTTTCAAAATCTTTTCCATAAACTGAAATCCTCCCATACCAATATTTCTTCGCACAATATCTTCACTTTCTTCCAAGGAATCTAAAATGGGGGCCAAAGCCTGTGTAATAGACACTGGATCCGCCTCCAATCCCAACATATTCAGCTTTCCCTTTGCTTCTTCGATTCTCGCGTTAAATTCGGGAAATGGCTCGTAGACGAATTCCTGTACGTTCTGGAGGATTTCGTTGGGAGACTCTGCCTTTGGAGGAACATAGCGACTGAATTCTGTCTTTGCGTGGGCAATATCGAGAAGTTTTTGGAATGATTTTTCGGTCAAATGCAAGCCCTGACGATCAAAATACGATTGGACGATTTCTTCGTTTACGATGAGCACTCCGTTGTTGTCAACATCCGTATACAACAACTCTGGAGGGATTTCGAGACCGCACCAGTCGCACTTGTAGTCGTATCCTATATCGTTCTCCCTCGCAACCCTTCCAAATTCATGTGTCTCGCCGACACGCTGTCCTCTGTAGCAAAGTTCGAGCAAGACACGATACGCTACACTTAGACTCTGGGTCGCATTGAAAGGTTGCAACTCCCTCGGAACAATAGGTGTGTAAAGTATGCTCTGGCGAGCAAATCCTGGCTTGAGCACATAATAATCTGGGAGGTCTGGAAGATTCGACGATTTGAAAAATTCCCCAGGAGCATCTATTTTGTCAAAGCAGCACGAGGATTCTGCAAAAGGCGACCCTTTAACGACGCGCGCAGTATCTTTGGCCAATCCATTTGCAGCACGAATCCAACTTGTAGCCTTGACAACATCGCCGAGCTGCCCTTTTGCTCCCTCGGCAATCGCAGGTGCTTTCGCTGCATTCTCAGCGGCCTCTTCGCTCGTTTCCATGCTCGGCAAAAATCCTGGGGGTATTTGTTCATTCGGTCGTCCCTTTGTCCTCGTTTTGAAAAGCTGAGACAAGAATTCGGCCTTTTTCTCTAAAGATTCGCGAACAGAAAAATCAGTATCTCTTAGTTTGACAAGATCGCGCACAAAGAGTTTCATAAACGTGTTTTTTCGAAGCTCTTCGGAAGAAATAGTCTGGAAAGCACTGACCCAAGGTTCATCTTTGCGATTGATGTTCGAAACGATGCAAGAAATATACTGGATGCCTATCGATTTCTCTGGATCTTCTGGTTTTACATCAGGGATTAGAGGATAGCCTCCAAATCCCGCTGGACACCCTTCGACCCTGAACTTTGGTAAAATATCAGGAACATGGGTTTGAATTTCGATGAGAACAAGTGCTGTAGCGAGAGCAATTTTCTTTTGGGCCAAGTACTTTCCATAGGGTATAACTTTCTTATCTTTTGTTATAGATATATAGTCTTTTTGAGAAATAACTTGCGACATTTGAGCAGCTCCTCTGTTTACAATTCTCTGAAACGCAGGTCCTTCCAGATCCACGCCAAGTTCATCGAGAATTACGCGGACTATTTTGTAAATTTGATTTTTTACATCGGAACCAAAGTCTATATCCTCTTTGCCAGGATCTATTCCCAAAAGTTTTGTTTCGATTTCTTCCGCTGCGAGAGCATCCTTGTCAACAATCACGGCGCGTCCCATCATCGGTTTCGAATTATCGTCGAATTCAATACCCTTGTCGAAATCGAGATCCGAGATGCGCTGACCGCAGATTTTGCAAATATAGGAAGTTCCAAAACGTTCTCCAGCATAGTCGAGATTGAGCATTTTGTCGATTGTCGCCTTTTCATTGGGATGGAGATACTGCTGAATTTGCAAAACTTCGTGGCGACAAATGAGATGCTGCTTGCAAACGATGCACGTCAGCCAGTTTCCATCAACGTCTCCCTGAAACTTTTTCACAAAATCGTTCATGAGGGCCATTCTTTCGCTGTCATCCTTCACTTTTCGAATGGCAGTGAGAGTCGGTACGTGATAGCAGGGATTGACGCGAGGCGGACTTCCAAAATTTCTCTGGTTGTCGGCGAGTCGCTTTGCTTCGTTGTAAGTATCCAAAAGTTTCGAGGTGATGAAGCGATCCCTTTCGCGCTGAATTGCAGTCTGATCTCCACCGAGAACTGCCAAGAAATAGTCTTGTGCAGACACGAGCATGTAGGAAAAGGCTGCAATATCAATTTGCTTGTAACCAGGGGTTTTGGAATGCATATCTTTGAGAGCTTGACTGAGCAGAGGATGCGAGACGAGTTTGTCCTCTACGTTTTTTGTGATATCAGGTCCTAAAAGAAAATTGGCTACAGGTGTCTCCTGCTGTCTCTGCTTCTCCACGTCCTCGCGCAGGAGTCGAATAGTTTCGCGCAAATAGGACAAGACTTCGAGGATTCGATCCGAGACGACCTTTTGCTGTTCTGGTGTGAGCTCAGTATCTTCAATCCCCAAATCATGTTTTAGAGTCGATAAATCTCCTGCACCTTTTGGCACGAACCCTTCAAGAATGAGCTTGAGGTAATCTGTAAACGGGATTCCTACCGATTCGACATCATTCGCATCGACGTGTACTATTTTTTGAGCATCCTTTTCTTTCGTGACACCGCCAAATGCTTTTAGAATTTGACTCATCCACGTTTTTTCGGCAGTACTTCTCAGAATATCTGTAAACAGACTTCCTGTACGCTTGGATCCAATTCCACCAGTTTGTGTGGACTTGTAGGGGAACAGGACATATCCTTTCACGTTGGCCCTATCTCCTGGAATTGCGATTTCGGTTCCTCCTCCAGTCAAAGCACGATAGGTTGGTCCGTGTGCTCTTCGAAGTGATTCATCAATTTTAGTATAATCTAACACTTCTGGGGCATCTTGAGAAACTGCAACTCCTAAAAGATCAGGATTTCCAGGCTCGGCAAAACGGAAATATTCTCCATCTTCCTTGAAAGTGTACCCAGTATTTTCATACTTATCTCCGAGTGGGAAATTTTTAAAGTACATGTTGAGAGCATTGTACCATCTTGGAATACCTACGCCTATCTCGCCAGGAGCGATTCCTCCCTGCGTCTCCAAAAATTCTGTAGATTCAGTGACAACATCCTTCATAGTTTGCGTTACAAATTGATCGTTTGTTTCAGATTCGTCATTCTTTAATGATAATGCTACACGCTTTGTATCCAAAATTGGTTTGGCCAAATGATTTGTCTTTTCCTTGAGAGCATCGCTCAACGTATTGAGACTTACTTGTTCTTCCCCTTCTGGAACACCGCTTCGGCCTCGACGAACTACCGAATTTTTGAGAGAGCTTATCATTTCGACGATGCTGCGAATTTTTCTCAAAACTTCAGGATTTCGTTGACTCGCGATCGTATCGAGGAGAGAAATGAGATCAGACAAAAGACTACTTTTTTGTGTAACTTCGTCATAGACTCTTTCGGTTACAGGAATGGTTTGTACAACTTCTTCGTCAGGAACTTCAAATTCGCCGAGTACTTGAAAATCGATTTCGTCGCCCAAAATGTTGGCGGCCTCGGCGCCCTCCGTTTGAGAAAGTTGGATAGCCGCTTCCTCAGCTTGTATCTCTTCTGGAGTTGGAGGCTCCTCTTCCGTCAAAAGGTGATTTTTTATTTGTAAAACTCTAATAGGGGTATCTTGCGGGATACCCTTGTAATCAAAATCAAGTGTTTCTTCGTCACCATTTTCGTAGCGAACACGAATGCTATCCTTGTCGACATTTACATCAGTAATTGTCATAGAGGGTCCTGGTTCTCCATCTTTCAAAAAGCTGATTAGCTCTTGTCCAGATTGAAAATTTTGCCAAGAGACAAATCCACTTCGCGGGCCCTTTCCTTTCCAAGTAACATCATCGACTTGTAGCTCGGGATCAAACCATTTACCATTTTCAGTATCGACAAATTCGAAATCGTAGATTTTATGATTGACTCCGTCGGGCAAAATAGAAAGTTTGGATTGAGGATCAAAGTAATAGATGGTTCCGGTAATTTCCCCGTATTTAGAATTTATTTTGATGCGATCTCCCAAATAAAAGCCTTGATCTTCTTCTCCCTCTTCCCCTGTCTCTTGATCTTCCTCTACGATTCCCGTTTCTGGTATTTTACTCTCCTGCTCCTGTCCCTCATCATTTTGTTTCAATTCTCCCTCTTGATTCTCCATGCGGGACCTCTAAAACACTTGTGCAAAAAATAGTGGAAACAAAAAATTGACCGCTAAACTATTTAAGAATAGTACAAGAAAGAAATCAGTGAAAATGGTTTACAGCATCAACGTATTTTCAGAGTGGAAGAAGTACGAAACTTGGGATGCTTTGAAGACTTGGCTTCAGTCGAATGAAGGGGGGAGTCTGAGGATTGTAGAACCTTCTCAAGGAAATTGTGCAATTATTCGTTATGTAAAAGACAAGAGTAATTTTACTATTCCTCATGTCAGATGGTGCAGAAGTGTTGTGATTGATAAGACGTCTTTGAGGCCTTTGAGCGTGGCACCTCCAAGAGCATCTGTACTTGACCCAGAACCTGTTGAAAAGGCCGCTATGGCACAGGAATTTATCGATGGTACTATGATTAATATTTATGAAGGAAATGGTGGAAGCGTAATGACCTCTACGAGGAGCAGAATTGGATGCCATCCATTTTCTGAAATGCTGGACGAATGTCTCAAAGCAAGAGGCGTAGCTTCGCTCGAGGATCTTTTGCCTCCTAAACAGGCCGAAGGCAAAACAAGATTTGCGAGCATAGTCTTGCAGCATCCCAAGAATAGAATTGTTACGCCGATTGTGGCTCCGAACTTTTACATGATTCACCAAGGCTATGTTTCGGAAGATGGTGCATTGGAGATTGAGGAGAATATCCAAAATGAATTTGCACCGCCTTCCTATTCTTTGAATGCTTTGCGAGGTGCAAAGACGCTCGATTCGTGGATCAAGGCGCAGGCCCAAGAAAAGGGATTCGGGTGGCAGGGTGTTGTTTTAAAGTCTGGCGATGGTCAGCGTTGGAGAGTGAGAAGCGAAGTCTACGAGGTTGTTCGTCGCATCAAAGGAAACGAACAGACTGCTCTGGAACGCTTTGCTAGACTTCGATCCACGCGATCTATGAAGCAATACCTGGACTTTTATCCGGAAGATCGCGAAGCCCTATACGAAATGGAAGGAGCGCTCCGCAAGAATACTCGCCACCTCCTCCAGCTTTACACGGATACATTCCGTATGAGAAAGATCGAATATCATGTACTGCCGTGGCCTTACAAGCACCATGTGAGTGTTCTCCACAATGCTTACAAGGATGTTTTGAAGGGAGCTGGTGGGAAGGTCGATTTGGCCTATGTTGTCAACTATGTAAATAATCTTTCCTTGGTCGATCTTGTGAATATGGTTAAGGGTTCACCTCAGTCACCTCAGCAGCCTCCTTTGCCTTCTACGCTACCTCCTTCGCCCACCCCTCCTCAATAAGAGTCTAAACGCCATTCAAAATACAAATGTAAAACGTGCTGAGAATGGAAGATAACGTTCTTTATGTCACGGCCTATTACGAAGTTGATAGCTTTGCAAAGAGAGAAGAACTTTTTTCGAATTTTAGACCCATTTTGAACGGGAACTTTTGCATTCTTTTGTTTACGGACTGCGAAGATTTGCCCGAAGAATTCACAAACAATCCCAAGATTAAACTCGTAAAGGTGTCTCGCAGCGACATTCCTTCTTTTCAGTTTACCGATCCGGTTTTGCCCGAGTATCGCAACAAGGAAAAGGACAGCGCTGAATTTTTGGGTCTCATGAATGCCAAGACTGAGTTTCTGAGACGCGCCTCTGAGCTCGTGGATGCGAAAGCCTACGTTTGGTTTGATTTCGGCATCCTGAAAATTTCTAGGAATCACGAAAAGTTCGTAAAGAGACTCGGACGCATGTCGGAAAGCTTGGAACTTTATCCAAACAAGGTCATCATTCCAGGTTGCTACGAGCGCAGCAAAATCAACTTTTCAAACATGTATGCATTTCCCATTTGGAGATTTTGCGGCGGACTTTTCATCGTTCCAAAAGTTTGTCTCGAGGAGCTTATCAATCTGCACAATGAGCAGCTCGATCGCTGCAGAATTTTGAATACGCTAACCTGGGAAGTGAATCTTTTTGCCGCCATGGAGGAGAAGAATTCTGAACTTTTTCAGTGGTATCTTGCCGATCACAATGATTCTATCGTCGAATCTCCCATTCCGCAGAAGCAAAAACGGGTTATTCTCATGTCGATGATCAAAAACGAGAATCGCATCATCAAGCGACTCATCGAATCGTCTCTTCCCATCGCGGATGCAATTTGTATCGTAGATACGGGATCTACAGACAATACGATCGAAGTTCTCACGGACTATTTTAAGGATTTTAAGATTCCTGCCAAGATTTTCAACGGACCTGAACACGCTTGGAAGAATTTTGGCCACAATCGCACCCAGAGCTTTTTGGCTGCTGTCAAGTACTGCGAGGAACTCGGATGGGATGCGGAGCACACGTATGCTTTGGCCATGGATGCCGATATGCAGCTCGTTGTGAAGCCTGCTTTCAACAAAAATGATCTCACTTCGCTCGGCTACAAGATCATCCAGAGCTCTGGAAACTTGGAGTATTACAATACGCGCTTTTTGAAGCTCGCGCACTCCTGGCAATGCACTGGTGTCACGCACGAATACTGGGATGGTGCGAATTCCGATAGCATTGGCATGGACAAGATTTACATTTCCGATATTGGCGACGGAGGCTGCAAGGCAGACAAGTTTGAGCGCGACGTGAGACTTTTGGAAGAGGGGTTGAAGGATTCCCCAAACAATCCGAGATATCTGTTTTACCTCGCGCAGAGCTACAAGGATTCTGGCCAGATTGACAAGTCGATCGAAACTTACAAAAAGAGAATCGACGCTGGAGGCTGGGGCGAAGAGATTTGGTACAGCATGTACACAATCATGAAGCTCTATGCTGAAAAGAAAATGTGGCCTGAAATGGAAATGTGGGGTAACAAGGCGTACGAGTACAGAAAGGAGCGTTCCGAAAACTTAATTTATTTGGTGCGTCATTTCCGCGACCGAAGACAATATCACAAGGCTTGGCATTACTACGAACTCGGCGCGGGAATCAAGAAGCCAGACGATCTTCTTTTTATCGAAACCGACGTCTACGACAGACAATTTGACTACGAGCGCTGCATCATTCACGACTATGTTTTCCCGCACAAGAAAAAGGAGTCTTTGCAGCACTCTTTGAATTTTTACAACAAATTCCACGACTATTGCATGTACACGAACATTCAGTGGTTTGTGACGAAGATTCCTGGAGAAGTTCGCAGGCTCGAATTCGAAGATATCGGAGATTTTGTGGCGACGAGCACGTGCATGCTGAAGCTCCACAATGGCAAGTACAGGCTCAATGTCCGCTACGTGAATTACAGGATTCAGCCGAATGGGTCCTATCTGATGATGAAGGATGGCAATCTGAGCCCAGACAATCACGTAAGAACCGAAAATTATACGTGCTTGATGGACGAAAAATTCAACTTTTTGGGGCCTCTGCGAAAGATGGAATTGAATCAAAAGGAAATCCACGACACGCACATCAAGGGTTTGGAAGATTTGCGCATTTTTTACGACGAGGCGGGACAAATTCGCTATTTCGGAACGACTATGAACTACTCGCACGATGGCTGTATTCGCCAGGTGACTGGTCTGTACAATGCCGAAAAGGGTTTATTAGAGGATCAGAAGCACTTGAAGCAGCCTCGCGACAGCGGATGCGAAAAGAACTGGATTCCTTACAAGGATGGCAAGATCATCTACGGGTGGCATCCTTTCGAAATCGGCAAACCGGACGACGACGGCAAGCTCGTAATTGAAACGAAGCAGGATACACCGCACTTTTTGACCAACATGCGCGGTTCCTCGACTCTCGTGAAGGATGGCAGATATTATTACGGAATGACCCACTGCGTCATGTACATGACTCCGAGAAAGTACTATCACATGGTGGTGAAGATCGACGGGGAGACTGACAAGCTCGTGGGCTACACACTTCCCTTCTTTTTCTTGAACAATGCGATCGAATATGTTTTGGGCTTTGACAAGCGCGGTGATACGTTTACGGCGATCGTGTCGCAGAATGACAGGGATCCTGTGATGATCGATTTCAAGAATGTGGATTTGACCTGGTGCGAGTTGTAAGGAGTGGTGAGTTAGAATAAGCAAAAAAATATAATTTCAATGGTTGCTACACTTGAAATTATAAATAACTTAAACACATTTCGAATAAACATCCTAGAGAGAAATGGCAACCCCTAAGAATTCTGGACCTGCAATCGGCATCGATTTGGGAACGACCTATTCGTGCGTGGCCGTTTGGCAGAATGATCGTGTGGAAATCATCGCCAACGACCAGGGCAATCGTACTACTCCCTCGTACGTGAGCTTTACGAATGAGGAGCGCTTGGTCGGCGACGCTTCCAAGCAGACTGCCGCTGCAAATCCTACCAATACTATTTTTGACGCAAAGAGACTCATTGGCCGTCGTTTCGACGATGCCTCTGTCACCGCCGATCGTGCTCACTGGCCTTTTAAGGTCGTGAACGATGCTGGAAAGCCAAAGATCGAAGTGGAATACAAGGGCGAAACGAAGCAGTTTTTGCCCGAGGAGATTTCTGCGATGGTGCTCACCAAGATGAAGCAGACTGCCGAGGCATATCTTGGTGAGGAAGTCAAGCAGGCTGTCATCACTGTTCCAGCCTATTTCAACGACGCGCAGCGTCAGGCCACGAAAGATGCGGGTACGATTGCTGGATTGAATGTGTTGCGCATTATCAACGAGCCGACTGCGGCGGCAATTGCGTATGGTTTGGATAGAGTTGGTACGGGAAAGACGCAGAATGTGTTGATCTTCGATTGTGGCGGGGGAACGCACGATTGTAGCATTTTGACGATTGATGACGGCGTCTTCGAGGTGAGAGCAACCGGGGGCGATACCCATCTCGGTAAACATTTGGTTTCAGCATATTAACCACTGCCGAGAATAAAGAACTTTAATTGCGGGAAACCCCTAAAGCTTTTACTACCAAGCTAGCCTAGTAATAGAGCTAGTGGCGCAGACTAATCCTCTGCGGTATGGTAAAAAGGTAAAAGATGTTTGGAAACAATGGGCAATCCGCAGCCAAGATTCTGTGAAAGCAGAATAAGGTTCAACGACTAGACAAAGTAGCCTACACTGCATAATCTACAGCATGGCAAAATGTCCACGAATGGGTTCGTTGGATTTGATATCAGATCCAATAAGATATAGTCTGAACTTGTGCGAAAGTACAAGAAGCAAGGATAAAGAGCCTTGTGATAACATAATTGGGTGAAGATTTTGACAATATTTTGGTGGAGCACTGCGCCACCGAATTCCAGCGCAAGACAAAGGTTGACATTCGATCCAATCCACGCGCCTTGCGTCGCTTGAGAACTGCATGTGAAAGGGCCAAGAGAACTCTTTCGAATGCCACGCAGTCCACCATCGAAGTGGATAGTTTGGCAGACGGAAACGATCTGAATATTACTCTGACGAGAGCAAAGTTCGAACAGCTCTGCGACTCTGTTTTCCGTCGTACCATTGCGCCTCTCGATGGCCTCCTTCGCGATGCAAAGATGAGCAAGAGCGAAATTGACGAAATTGTGATGGTGGGTGGCAGCACTCGCATCCCTCGCATTCGTCAGCTGGTGAGCGACTACTTTGGAGGCAAGAAGCTGAACGACAGCGTGAATCCTGACGAGGCTGTCGCCTACGGAGCTGCGGTGCAAGCTCACATTCTGACGGGCGGTTCGAGCAAGACTGAGGATATTATTTTGCTGGATGTTGCACCTCTTAGCTTGGGTCTCGAAACCGCGGGTGGCGTGATGACTCCCATCATCAAGCGCAACTCGACGATTCCAAAGAAGGCCACGCAGACCTTTAGCACCTACAGCGACAACCAGCCTGCTGTGACGATTCAGGTCTATGAAGGAGAACGCCAGTTTACGAGAGACAACAATCTCCTCGGAAAGTTCCAGCTCGACGGAATTCCGCCGATGCCTCGCGGCATCCCTCAGATCGAGGTGACCTTTGACATTGACGCAAACGGCATTTTGAACGTTTCGGCGGTAGAAAAGAGCACCAACAAGTCCAATAAGATTACGATTACGAACGACAAGGCGAGGCTGAGCAAGGACGACATTGAGAGACTCGTTTCGGAAGCCGAAAAATACGCAGCAGAAGACAAGCTTCGCATGGAGCGCGTGGAGGCGCGCAATGGACTCGAATCTTACCTATACAATGTGCGAAACACGCTGCAGGAAGACAAGGTCAAGACCAGCCTAGGAGATACGGAGGCGGCCTATGCAGAGGGACTGGTCAAGGAAGGCATTGACTGGCTTTCCTCGAACGAAGAGGCGGATACGGATACTTTTAAGATGAAGCAAAAGGAAATCGAAGATGTGATCAAGCCAATTTTGATGAAAATGTATTCTGGCGTGGGAGAATCAGAGGCAGCACCTGGCCCGAAGGTTGAGGAAGTAGACTGAATAGACTAAATAGAAGGCCTTGTCAAGACCTCGTACGCCTCTTGGATTTTCAAAAATTGGTCCTTGCTGCCTCCCTTGTCTGGATGTGTTTGTAATACAAGACTTCTGTAGGCTTGTCTGATTGTACATAAATTTGCATTGACTTGCACTCCAAGAACCCTGTAGTATTTATAGTTGGGAGGTAGTATAGTGGTTTCTGCCGTATTTGCCGCATAATATACATAGACTCTTTTTGGCCAATTTGTATAAAAAGATTCTATGAACATTTTATATATGTTCTTTCCTTACTAATTTATTTATTATTTTATTCCTCTAAGCATAATTCTGTCTCCTAGTCATCTTTGACTTGTAGGATTCGAGCATTTGTGCACCATAGGTAAATGTGTTGCGACACGCAACCTGTTGAATCGGGTCCATGAGAGGAAACACATTGCCCTGGAGCCAGGCTGCAATTTCTTCTTTGCCTTTGAGGCACGCGTGAAGATAAATCTTTTGAAAGATATAGGCCCAGTCTCTTCTTTTTACGTCCTCCATTTCCAAAATATCTACAAACATTTCTTGCAAATAAACCAAGTTCCCTTCTTCAATAACTTTCTTGCAATCCTTGATGATTGTTTCGTCGATAGGACTCGCCATTTTTGCTAACATTATTGATAAAAAGAACAGCACCAATTTTTTGCTTCCAACCAAAAAATTGACAACTAATTGGTGGAATCTAATACAGCATAACACACGAATGAACGGATCACCAAAATACATTCATATTTATCTCAACAGAGATAGCAAGTTTGAAAACAGCGACTATTTGGAAATAATTCCATTTAATGATATGAAAGAGTTTAGTATAAACTATACAATTGCTCCATGTGCTTCTTCCAAAAAACAAAAAATTCATTATAACTTTGTATTGGAAAGGGGAGAATTACTTGGATATGTGGACACACTTTTGACATTTGTTAAATACGACTCGGCCCCCTTTAACGAAATTCAGTTTGATATTCCAGGCTTTCCCACAATTCTTGTCAAATACGAACATATTCAGGATATGAAACAAATTATTCTAGACTCTATTCGCCTCTTGTTGAAGACTCAAGTGTCTTGGCCTAGGGCTCCGGTAGAGATTACAAAGGTCGAAAGCAGGTATATTGACGAAATAGATTCAGATTCAGAAAGTTATGTCTGTCTCTAAGTAGATGACCCCTTTGGAAACTGGTGCCGTGATTTTGCTCACTATTGCTTTTTTAATGACGGGCTTTGCAGGAATGATGGATATGTCGTACAATCAATTTCAAATAACAAGGCAACATGCTTGGAACGATGGCTTGTTTTTGGGTTTGGTCGCTATTGTATTATTGCTGTTTGACATGAAAAAATGAAGCTAATGCAAACTGAACAAATACATGAGTTTGTTGAGACTTGCCAACATTTCATCGCGTAAATTTATTAAATCCGTATCGATCGGTTTCAAATGCTTGACAAGATCCGTCTGCAAAACGACAATGCACGATTTGATGAATTTTACAATGCTCGATTCACTAAGATTCTGAACTTTGATGGTATTGGTTTTAGAGGTCATTTTGGGACGCCCGTAACGACCCATGTAGACTTCCACATAAGTGTCAATATGTCCATCGAGTTCACTTATAGTTTCGTCTGTTGCCTTGTGGCGACTAAAACTCTTGGTTTGCCAATGATAGAGTTTGATTTGCTCTCTCATTGTAAAAAAGAATTGTACATCTCTTGCACTCATTTATCTATTATGTTTATTATATTATCCATTAGTTTCACTCTTTCGCCTGCTGTGTCGGGCGACGAATGACAACTCGTGGTCTTGCAGTAGGTTTTGCCGTTGCGGCAGCTGCGGCTCCTGGTCCAGCAGGTTGCACATAGGATGCAATCTGATCTCTCCAAGACTGAAACATACCCTGACAAGCAATCATTGCCGTTCGAAGCGCCTTTCTTGCAGACGCCTCTTCTCCGTCAGTTACGCCGATTCGAATCACCATTTCGTCGCGAAGAGGGTGTGGAATATCGTAACCAACAAAGTTTACGTCACCTCTATCAACCAAATTCTCGTCAATCCACGCTTGAACAAGATGGCCTAGAGTGTGATCTTGCTTTTGAAAGATAAAGTCCCACCCGGAAAGTTGCACATCGGCTCTTTGGACAATGACATCGCCGCCAAGATTTTCCTCCGAGTATTTTTTGCAAAGTTCCACACCCTTTTCACAGGCACGAAGGACAATGTATTCTGGATCCAAAACTCCAACCGATTCGATCGTAAAATCAAAGCTATAGGGCTCGCCTTTTTCGTTTTTCAGGAAGCATCGGTTAATTTCCAGAGTCTTGTATTCTCTTTCGAGCCCCTCTTTGCGTTTCGGATCCGTTTCGAGAACCGCAGGATCAATCTTCTTTACTCGAACAAGCCAATCATCCATGATCTTCTTTTCGTGAATCGGGTCAGTATCTCTCGTATAGGCATATGCACACTGGGCCGTTGGAATAAATCTAGCATTTTCGCGACCAATACCACGTGTGGCTTTGGCTTTAATGCGAAGTTCTTCGGGTTTTGCCCCCGGCATCATAGGTTTTAGGACAGCCAAAAGACAAGTTTGTCTAGTTACTTCGTGCGGCTTGAAGAACGTGGAGGATGGAATCATGACTTCCTCTTCGCCGCGCCTTTCCAAAACCTGGAAATCCGATGCACAGACGTCCATGAATTCTTCCGTTTCATTCGTCTTGTTCAGAATGAAGGTATACTTTTCAGGATCCCATTCAAGCGGATTTTTAATGTGAATGGGCACAAGGCCAATGCGATGAGCCAACATTTCGTTGGTCATGGGAGTCGAATTAGCGAGGACTTCAATATCGCTCGTGGATCCATCTTCCTTGATATCTGCCCGAAATCCAACTGATTCGACATAGGTCATGCATAGCCTTCGAAGCGTATTTGCGTAGGATACATGAGTTGGAGAAAGCTGAAAGGTCAGTGTATTCATTCTGTCCGAAGGCCTCTGCACATTCTTAAAGACATTCATTTGTTTCTGTTCGGATTCCATTTGTGTTCTATGTATCTATCTAGTATGCGATTTTCCCGATTCAATTTTACGCCCCTTTACGCCTTACCCTCTCTCGGGAGACCTCTGCGCCAAGTTCATTTATACGAGTCTCTTTGTCTTGAAAAGAAGGGCAATGAGCGAACAGCACGTATGTTTTTACAGCAATAGTTGCCGCTGGTCTGAAGCCTTTATCAAAGCCATTGCGGGTACGCCATTTCGAAATGAGGTGAAATTCATCTGCGTCGATCCAAACCAAAATGGGCAAAGACCGAAACTTCCAGGATGGCTAAAAAAGGTTCCAACGCTCGTCGTTCGAGGAGAAGATGAGCCGCGCACAGATGGAGCAGTGATGAATTGGCTCTCCGAACGAAAGCTTCTGTCGTCTGGAAAAGGTCAGACGAATGCCGCCTCTTTGGAACCTGAGCCGTGGGTTGGAAGCGAAATGGGAGGATCTTATACGAAAGGCTTTAGTTTCATAGGGGCAAATGATAGCAATGATGCGCCGATTGGAAATTTCGAGTTCTTGAATGGCCAAAATGCTCCCGGTGTTCGAACGGCATCCGACATACCAAATGGAGGTTTGGGCGCGAGGGCTCAAAATAAATCCAAAAAAGAGGACTTGTTTGACAAGCAAATGGAGGAATACATGCGACAAAGAACTGCGGGTATGCCCATGGCACCGCCGCGTATGTAAAAAGGTCTAAATAGAATCCACTTGAATAAAGTAGTTAGTGAATAGTCAAATGTCGGCACCTTCTCCCCTAACCACTTTTTGCAATATGCTTGTTCGCTTCTTTGAAGAGCTGAAGGACACCTTTCCGGAGGAAAAGGAAATCAGGGCGGCCCTCGAAATGATTCAGAATGCCCGCAAGATCAATCCAAGACTTATTTTGGACATGTTTTGCGAGCATGTTACGAATACTTTGAGAGAGCCTATTGCAACCGAAGACGATGGGGCAATTATTGCCTACGCAAGAGAAAAGATTAGCCATCAATTCAACGAAATCATGCCCGCCATTTCCATTTTTGATCGCCACTGGGCGGGTCTGAGTCAGCCAAATCGCCAGGCCATTTGGAAGTATTTGAAGGTTTTGGTGGCTCTGAGCGACAAGGCCAAGGGAGTTCGGTTGTAGACTTAGTTACACGGCGCACTCAGCCAAACCATCGACAATATGTTGATTGAGTTCGGCTGTTGAAAGGGTTTGATAATTGTAAATGATTGTTCGAAAAAAGAAAACTTCATAAATCCCGAGCAAGAAGACAAACATGAAATTTTCGGCCAACATTCTCTTCCAAGGAATGATCCACTGATTCCACCACACGTATGTGGTAGCACCAGCGCAGAGCACCGCACAAAATACAGAATATACAGACGACCAGACGAGAAGTTTATTGTTGTATGCTTCGCGAGTCTCAAACGCTTTAGAACCGGAAGCATCAATGAGAGTTTGGTTCCATTGATAGGCCAAAAGTTCTTGGACGAGCCATCTTGTTTCGTTTGACCAGGTGTTGGAACAATTTTGGACAAGCGGTTGGTAATATGTATCGATCGTTTTCATAATTCCTTCATTTTCGGATTTGTTCACGTACAAGAAATAAAAAAGAGTCTCAAAAGCCGAAATGAGCAAAAGGTGAAAGCTGCCTTTAAAGGTAAACAAAAAGGCCAAAACTTTCCAGGATCTTTCGGGCTTGTAGATCGTTCTAGCGTTCTGTCTTTCAATTTCTCCGTCTCCATCCGATTTGTCATTTTTGCCTACCGGAACAAGAATCGGAGTGAGCAACCCGGACAAGGATTCCGAAGACCCGTTTAAGTTTTGGATTGAATTTGGTTTGGAAAGAATGTAAAACGAGTCCGAGTAAGATGGACCTCGTTTCATAGTGTACCTAGTATATCCTATTTGAAAGGCTTTTGGTAGAGAATGGCTGGCAAAGACTTTGGAGTGGTGAGTACCAAAGATTTGCACGGGATACGAGTTGTATTTATCATTATTTTGCTTTGGACGGCCGTTTGGAACTTGACTGAAAATATAGTGACATGGTTCGAAATAAAATACAATATCCGTCGCTGGAAACTTTATGTTGCAATCCTGCTCGTGGCCCTTTTGTTTATCATTCTGGACCCGTACACCTTTGAAAAGTTGTAAAACGACTGAACTGAGAGAGCGTAAAGACTCTTTTCTGCACTTCCAAAGATCAGAACAGAGACTATGAGCGATCTTTCCAAGGTTTTCGACGAAAAGTACACTGAATTTTGCGAAAAGCTGAGAGGACTTTTTCCAGAATTGACTGGACAGATTTCTGGTGCATTGGTACTCTCCAAGGAGGCCCGTTTGAAGGGCTTTGAGGAAGAGATTGTTCCGGGATGTTCGCCGTCGCGAGACGCTTCCAAAAATCCTGGAAAACTCCTTCCTGGCGTAGAACTTTCTGAGACTCTTTGGTCGTCCATTGGCGAAGGAAGCAAAAAGGCCATTCAGGAATATTTGACTTTGCTTTCCATGTGCTGCTTGTACAATTCGTCTAGCCATGCTTTTGACTTGTCCGGAGCCGAACAAATGTTCAAAGGTCTTGGAAACATTGATTTTGAATCCATGTCCAAAAAGTTCGGAGACATGTTTGGTTCCATGAGTCCGGACAAGATGCCAAAGATCCCCGATCGCTTTTTGAAGGGGCACTTGGCAAAACTTGCCGAAGAGCTCGTCCGCGAATTCAAACCGGAAGACTTTGGCTTAAGCACTGAAGAACTCAAGGCATGCGACACTGATCCTGCACGCGCTTTTACACTTTTAACAGACATTTACACAAAGAAACCTGAAATTCTTCAGAAGGCTATTCAGCGTATTGGAAACCGCCTTCAAGAGAAGGTTAGAAAAGGAGAGATTCGTCCCGAACAAATTGCGGCCGAAGCAGAAGAACTCATAAAGGAATTTAGTGGAAATGGAGCATTTGTCGAAATGATGGAAAGCTTTAGAAGCGTATTTGGAATGGAGGACCCTGACTTGGCGCGCGAAGTGGGTCGCGACGGCGATGCAAGACGAAATATTGTGAAAGAGAGGCTCCGCAAGAAAATGGAAGCAAAGAAAGCCGGTAAGAAGTAAATGTGTCCAGATTAGAGAGGCTTTCCAATGCCAGATGATTGTCCGTGCGAAACCTTGTGGATTGAATCGCCCAAGTCATTGTTCGGAACAAATATTCTTGTAAATGATATATGCGAAAGTAATAATATTAATGCCTTTACGAGAGCTTTAATTGTGGCACTGGTCTTAGCAGCACTTCTTGCACCCGTTATGGGATTCGGTGGTCTTATACTCGTTCTCTTGGCTCTCTTTTTCTTGTACGGGCGTTGGATTTTTGCCAAAGTGATACAAGACGAACGCAAAGTTGAAGTTGCAAAACCTGTGCGAGTCAAAGGGCAAGCGGAAGGATTTGAAGCTTCTATTCGAACAGATTTGAAAGAGGCTCCCGCTTTTCCACCGATTTTTACGAGCCCTGGTGTGGCGGTCGTAACGAGGCCCACTGCAGCAAACCCTTTTATGAATGTTCTCTTGGACGAAATCAAATATAATCCTACTAGACCTCCTGCCGATTCTGTGAGCGACCCGAAGAATCAAGTTATCCTCGACGACTATTTCCGCATTCAGTGGTTTAACGATCCGACTGACGTCTTTGGAAAGAACCAGAGTCAGAGGCAGTTTTACACGATGCCGAGCACAAGCATCCCTAGCGATCAAGGCAGTTTCCAGAACTGGCTGTACTTGATTCCTGGAAAGACGTGCAAGGAAGGCAATCGCGATGCTTGCTACCCTGGTACCAACGGCGGACCTGTGACTTGGTTGAGTCAGCCGAATTAAATCTGATAGTTCATGACTAATAAAAGATATACTTACCATAAATATATCTTTTAATTACAGAACCCAACAAATGGACTGGAAAAAGATTTTAATCAATCTTGTCCTAGCGTTGCTCGTCCAATTTACGGGCATTTTGGGAATTATAATTACGCGAATTGTAAAAGGCGCTTGGAACAATCAGCTCTGGACCTATATTCCTATTTTCTGGATTCCAATTCTAACTTCGTGGCCCGTTGCTCTTAGCGTTTTATTTGGTTTTTTTGATGCGTAGCTTCCTCTTTAACTTTTGTGTTTTCAGCACAGGCTTCTTTCCACACGCAAAACGTTTCAAAGTACGCCCTCTTGTTTGAAGAACCGATCTTACACAAACTCCAATAGCAGCCGATTCTTTTGCGGCGGCAGTTTGTTTGCCGCTTCGAACGCGAATCGTTTTGCGCACACTTTTGATGCATTTACAAAATTTGTCGGCGAGCTTTTTTTGAGTCTTCTTGGTCTTCATAGCTTCTCTGCTCTCTACTCACTAAAATATTCCCGGGTTCTCTTTTTGTTTCTCCTAACAGAGATTCGCCAGAGATGGAAGTAAATCGTTTGACAAATGTTCGCGACGACCTTTGCGCCGTCCAACAATACTACAAACAATCCACTGGCCCAGGAAACTATGCCACTACGTATTTGGTTCCTGATGCTCGTGTTGTAAATCCCTTGTCTGTTGAAAGCTTGGTTATGTATCCTCGCGAAGGTTTCGGCTACAACAACAAGAACATTAATGCAGATAGCATTTTGAGAAATCAACCTGGCTTTATGACCAAGCGCTGCAGCACTCGTCAACAAGCTCGCCCCTTCTTGAGTGTTCCTTTCATGGGAGGAGGTCGCGGAAACCCTGATGTGGAAACTCCTCTCTTGCACTCTGAAATGAGTCGCATGGGCAAGGCGTGCGACACTGTCACGGAGACTTTCTTCCCCCAGCAATACACCCCTCTCGTCCCTTCCTTGGCGGCCAGCATACAGGACCCGAAGAATTTGATTCCCGAAGTGGCCGCTTCTGGATGGATTCGTGGCGGCTTGCCCAGTCGCGAGTACATTCGCAACGTCAATTGCTAAATTGTTGGATGAATCTAGAAACAAAGCTTATATTTTACTTGGAAAGTTTTATCTCACAAGTAGAAGATAAAAGGATGTCGGTTGTAAGTGCGGCACCTGTCGATTTTAGCGACGAAGTCATCAACAAGACTCCCTCTTGGGTTCGTGACGATAATATTTCTGTTTACGATCTGAATATTCCCAACAGAGTTGTTCATCAAAATTACTCCGTAACAGAAAATAAGCTCGCGAGTCCTGTGGCAAAGAGGCATATTTTAGGAATTGTGGGAGGCAACGACGTGAGCCGCTTGGCAGGAAACCCGCAGGACATTGAATCCGACTTGAGAGGACTGACGAGGCCTTTGACGAATTGTCCGAGCAGAGAGTACCATCCCACAAAGGTTGGCCAAGAACAGCTCACCTACAACAATCGCAAAACAAATCTTTCAATTGACATAAGACCCGTGCATCTTCCTGAATATCAAATGTGGGCGTATCCAACTGCCTACGCACCTCTTCCGCTCCAGAAGGAAACTTGTGGACGCCCCGAGAAGTATTAGACACCTCTAACTATTTCACACTATTATACCGCTATAGATTTCCTAATTCTATATAGAAAAGAAATGTCCCTGATTACAACCATTTCCCACGGAAACCTCCCGTCGACTCCCAGAAATGCCTATATTGCTGGCGTAGCTTTCCAAAACTACTTGTACGACTATGTCCAAGTGAAAAACAATCTTGGCCAAGTTGTTAGCGGTTCGTTGGTCTCTCCCATTCCTGGCGCCAATGCGTCGACTTGCCCTGCAGGCCGTGTGTTGCAGCCCAACGGAAAGAAACTTTTTCCCGGTGGAAGCGCTCCTGGTGTAAGCACTTATATGATTGGTGTGTACGATCCTGTGACCTTCTTGAGCGGCTACATTGACCCGAACTCGCCCTACTTTGCCCCGATGGGAACCGATAAGTCGTACCAGATCCAAACCTTTGATGCCAATGGAAATTTGGTCTATGGTGTGAACCCGAATGGCGGTGCGGCAGATCAGGGCCCTCCCGTCGAAACTCTGGGTGACAGCACTTTTGGAGCGAATGTTTATATTGCTGGAAATCTCGATATTTCTGGCAATACTACAATGTCTGGAACACTCGATGTTACTGGAAATAGCAGCTTTGCTGCAAATGTTGATATCTCTGGTGCGCTTGTCGTCGATGGTCTTGTAACAGCCAACACGGGCATTGATGTGACATCTGGTGGTATTGATGTGACGGCTGGTGGTATTGAAGTGACCGCAGGTGGCATTCAAGTCACGGCAGGAGGCGTCCAGGTGACGGCTGGAGGTGTCAGCGTAACATCTGGCAATTTGGTCTTGACCAATGGATCTATTGACTTGAATGCCAATTGTGTTGGAACTGCAAGTATGGCTGATCCAAGCGCATTTATTACAGGTGGATTTAAAAAACTTGTAGTTTCTGCGGGTTCTATAACTGCAACATCGCGAGTTTTTTTAACATATTCGAGTCAAAATAATGTAGGTATTTTGAGTGCAGAAGGAATTAATAGTCCAGCTGGAACTTTTACTATTGTATCAAGTAACACATCCGATTTGTCAGGTGTCAATTGGATGGTCATTAACTAATTCCGCTACACTAAACCATCAGCTCCCAGCATTTTCCTTTTTTAGAACTCAACGCTCCAAAGAAAAGTTTCAAAACGTCCACGACATTCATGGGCTCTTTTGGAACAAAGTCAAATATGTGAAACGCCTTCATCAAATACTCGATTTGTTCGATGGATACCGACCACCCTTGTCCTTCCAAGAGTGCTTGCCCAGCCGCCTCTTGCCAAGCCAAACATTGTTTCGGATCTGCCACCTTTTTGATTTGAAGAGCGCAGTCCATGACGAGAACCAGACCATGCAAAATCTCTTCCAAGTTATTGTAAGACATTTGATCGAAAAACCGAAGCTCCAGACCATGTGCCCCGTGTTTATTAAAGTTAATATCCATTCCAATCTTGTCGATTGATTTGTAGCAAGTTCTTTCGTAGAGCCACTTGTACCAAGGATATTGCTCCTCTTTTCTCGGAATTTGCAAAATCTTTCCTGTCGGCATCTTTTCGGTATCATAGGTCCCCAATCCAATGTAGCGCGAAACAGCTACGCGTTGGGATCCGCTTGCATAGCGCTCGTCTATTTCAGCCAAAGGGTCGCCAGATCCATAAACTGCGATCAAAAAGGGTTCGAGCCACTGGACGAGTCTCGCAAGACGCTGATGCTGTCTCACAAATTTATTCCAGAACAAGGGTTTGTAGTGCATGTCGAGTCTCGTAGGCAATGTCAAGTTAATGTGAAGGGTTCCATTGTTGAACATGGCAACATTTCGCAAATTTGTTAAATAGGAGGCAAACGGCTCGTTTTTGGGAGCGGCGAGACGAAGCGGGCCAAATGTTTTTAGAATTCCTATCTTAGGCAGACTTTTGAGTTCTTTTTCAAAAGTATCTGTAATATCTCGTATCTCTTTCATGACATCCTTGATTTTGACCTTGTAAAAATCCTGGGTCATGAATTCTATAGAATCACCATCCCAAACAAAAGATTTATCGTAATTGTCTCTCATCCAAGACGAATGTTCCTTGATCCAATCGAAAAATGTTTTTCCAGAATAATTGGGATTCGGTTTTGGTTTTTTTTCGTATGTCGTTTTGTGTTCTCCGTAGACGTCCGCATCTATGAAAGAATGGCTATTCAAAAGAATAGGAATTCGAAGTGCATCCCCTTGATCGGTTTCTTCTCCGTATTTAGCAACAAGCTCATTCAAAGTATCTTTGAGCTCCTCTTGTTTGTAAACACTATAATAGTCGACGCTATAACGTTCGTGTTTCATACATCCCTCAAATGTAGTCACCTCTTTAGTTTGCGAAGTTTTTAAATACGTTTCATGTTCGACTCCAATGCCCCAATAGAAATCAAACTTTTTGTAGGCTGATTTATATTTCTTGTGTTTGGGCAAATCATTGTAATGAAATGCTTCCATTGCTCTATCCCCTTTCGGGATTTTATCTTAAACCCCTACAGGAAATGACCGAGGAATGCTCTCCTCCCCAGCAAAGCTGGACAAGACCCCGTTTTGATCCATTTCACGCAATGGACGACCAAAGAATTACATCGTACGCTCTCCGTTATTATGCGAATCCCCCCGAAGCGAATTGTCCCTCTATGTTTCCTGTTGAACCCACAACTCGCATTCAAAAACAGGGGGATTCGTGGCCTCAAGCGCAATGGCGCACAGACGTCGAAACGGACTTGAAGGGAATCAATCGATTTGGAAGTCGCGTGCGATGCGATAGCGTCTTGTACAATCCCGATACAAACAAGTTCAACCAGATTCCTCTTGAACACGCACAGGATGGATCCTTTCCCTTGAACTACAATCGCCTCCACAATCCGCCTTGCACTTTGAGATCTAAAGGATGGAATAGGTGGCAGCCTTTGTTTCACGATCCGCAGCTCACTTTTGAACAGCCTTTTGATTATTTCATTCCGAGCCGAGATATTGATAAGCAAAAATGTTCGTCTTATCCTCGCTCTCCGCCGCCGTCCAAAGTCCAAGTCCCCCCTTACGATGGCCTCGCCGATCAATCTAAATTCGGCCCTGCTTTGGCACCTGGTTCTACACAAGGTCGTGCTTAGTTCTATACAATATAATCCTTGCAGGATTCATGAGTACCGCCTTCTTTGATGCATTGATTGTACATGAGCTGGTTTTCCATGTTGGCTGGGGGTTGTTGTGATTGTGTTGTCGGTGTTGTCGGCTTGCTCGAAGGTTCAAATAATCTTCTAGCAAGAGAGCTCCCCAAACCAAACCCAAAACCATTCTTTATAGATTGTCCAATAGACATTGTTGGAGTTGTTGAAATTGAAGTTGACATATTCGGCGATCCTTGCATAATAGGCCCCGTATGATTTACAAATCTTGGGACATGTGTTGAAGCTGTTGAGGCAGTTGAATCACTATTCTTGTTTGAAGTAGATTTCGTATACTGCTGTCTCGGCATCTTATCTTTATATTTGGCTCTGTCTACTTGAACTTCATAAAAAGAGGTGTCAATTTTTTTCCGCTGAATACCTCTGATCTCTTTAGAATATGGAGGCAGCAGCCTTAGCAGGTCTTTTAGGAGTCGGTTGGGTTGTATCCCGACTAACAACTCCAAGTTCCAAACAAAAGAAGAATACAGGTGCAAAAGAGGGATTTCAGGACCCGTATCCCAAATCCGGTGAATTCCCCATGACTTTCAAACCTGGAAGCCAAACGGTCGCCCTCAAGTCCCCTCCAACTTCTGCTCTGGCTTTGACGCCCCAAGGCGCATCTGCAGTGGCCCCCGCACCCGAATTGGACATGATGTATCAAACGCCAAATGGGCAAACGTATCCTTCTGAACCTTCCCCGGGCCCTTATGGAATGCCCGTTGGCTACGCCACTCAGCAACCACCTCTTGCCCCTCCCGTACAAAACGTTGGACCTATGCCTAGCACCTTTGAGGACAGCACGGCGCAGGTTCAAATGAACCCTTCTGGAATTGAGGCAAATCCAACTTATGTTGATGCAAATGTCGTGAGCAGCCTTTCTGGAAATACAATTGAAGCTTCGCAATTTACACACAATAACATGGTTCCTTTCTACGGAGGCCGTGTCAAGCAAAATATGAGGGCTGCAGCAAATAATAGTTTGCTCGATACGTACACGGGTGCTGGCTACACGCAGATTGCCAAAAAAGAGGTTGAAACCATGTTTGACTACCAAAGACCATTTGGAAATCCGTTTGGTCTCGAAAGTTCCACGGATTTTATCGAAAGCCGTATCAATACACCCAGAGCGCGCAACGGAGAAAGGCCTTTTGAGCCGACTCGTGTTGGACCTGCGGTAAAAGAGGGGTTTGGTATGACTGGCAAAGGGGGTTTCCAACAGCTCGAAATTAACGAAATTATGAGGCCCAAAACGTCTGACGAGTTGCGCGTGAAGAATAATCCAAAGTTGTCCTATTTGACTCCCGTTGTTCCTGGACAACACTTTGTTGCTAATCCTGCCGACAATCCTGGCGAGGTTCGCCACTATAGACCAGATCGATTTTATATTGATCCGACCAATTCGCGCGCAGGTGCGGCAGCACCCGTGGGTCTTGTCAAGGAGGCTGTTCGCAGTGTGCAGATTTTGCCCGAAACAACTCGTTCTGAAACAACCTCTGAGGCCTTTGGTCCTGCTGCTGGCCAGGACACATACCAGAGCTACGTTGCGGGTTCCTACAGGACTCCTATGACGCAGCAATACGGAGGTGCTGGATTCCGAAATGCCGATTCTACTTCTTACTACACACCTGACGTGGATTCTCCAGAGGCCGATTACGGCAAGTCGAGTTACGAAAATCGCCCCAATGAACGTACGGCCACTAGCGAACGTACAATGACACTCAACACTTCTCCAGCCGAAACGGGTCAAGTGAGCGTTCACTATTTGGACGATGCAAGACCGACACGCAGAGCCGAACAAGAGGATGGCAATACGCAGCTTGGTCCTGGTTACATTGCAGGTGGTGCGCCGAGTGTGACTGTCTGGGATCCCAACGATGTGGCTCGTACGACTGTCAAGGAAACCACCATCAAGTGGGATTACAGGGGTATTGCCGCCTCAGGTTCTGCACCCAATCGCTTGAAGGTCTACGATCCCAAAGATATTGCAAGACCGACCCAAAAGGCGCAGCTCAGCAATCGACAATACTATGGTGCAGGCGCCAATGCCAATTGGGGTGTCATGAACGAAGACTTTGCTTACAATATGCGTACCAATCCGAACAAGGAACAGATTGCCAAGGGTCGCAAGCCCATTGCAGGAAACGGAAACATTGCCATTTTCGAAGGCGATCCCGGAAAACAGACGGCCAAACGTCTCGCATCAGACGACATCAACGATCGTGTGAATTCCATCAATCGTGTGGATTCCTTGCCACCAGGTGTTGGAGACCTCGGCCAAATCAAATATCGCGTTCCTCTCCGTCTCGACGTGTCTGCCGAAAGGAATACTCCTGATATTGTGGAAGCGGTGGATGACAATCCTCTTCAACAGAGCTTACATCGCATTGCGGCCATTGCGGCAAAGGAGGCTGCAGCCAATAGAGCAATGGGAAAAGCGTATTAAATTAGTATAATAGAAGTAATAGATGAGTGAGGAAAATATATTAGTTTCTACATCTGAATTTAAAAATACAGATGCAGATGCAGACACAACCTATGCATTAAATGCAAAAGAATACATTACCTTTTTGGAAAATAAACTCGACCAAGACATTGGATTTTATTATTGGAAGCGCTACATTGCAGCTGCATTTTGGGCACAGATTTCCACACCTATTAATTTGGTAATTACGCTTCTCACAGCTCTTACAACAGCGCAAGCAACGGCATCTGACATTTTACCTCATAGTATTTATTCGCAAATCTCCATAGTCAGCTTAGTTATAACAACGCTCAATACATTCTTTCGGCCCCACGTTCAACTCAATGCAAATAATGAATTGATGAAGAAATGGGTAGAACTTGGAATTGAATTTGAGAACTTGTATTATGATGATCTTGAGGATCCAAAAGAAAATACAAAGGAATTGGATAAGCGAATCAAGCGCTACAAAAATCTTCAAGATAAGATAAATGATCAGAGAAAATCAGAGGGTCCAGGAACAATTAATTTTACAACGGATTTTATTCACTTGATTTGTATGGCAACATGCATTAGTCAATACAAGCGTTGGCTCGATCACGACAAGAAAATTTTAAAAGAGGCCGAAAAGAGGGATCGAAAAGAAAAAATACTAAAACAACATGACGAAATGATGTATAGAATTCAGAAACAAGAGTTGGAAAAAACAGAAAAGAATATTAAAAAGGAAATTTCCGAAGAGAGGCCGAAGGAAATCAAAATTACAATCTAGTCCAGAGAAAGAGGACTTAAGCTTCTTGGATAAACACACTTAGTTTAATGCGTCTTGCATGGTTAGTGTCGGGACCAAGTGGTTCTGGAAAATCGACCTGGATTCGTCAAAGAGCCGAGAAAAGTGGAGCAAGACTCCTGAGACATTGTGTAAGAACCGACAGAAGTTTGAGGCAGGGACGTCAGTATCTTTTTAGTCAACATCGAAGTAAGGAGCCAACTTTGATTTGGCTCGAAGGGGCAGATACGCTTACCACGGATGCACAAGCTTTTTTGAGACGAATTTTGGAAACTGCTGCAGCCAATGTGGAATTTGCTCTCGAAGTTCGAGACGAGACGACAATAAATCCTCCGCTTTTGAGTCGCTGTCAAAGACTTTGCATGCCAAATGTAAGTTTTCGAAAAAAGAATGCGATTGCAACGTTGGAAAAGAGGGGATATGCTGATATTCGTAAAGTGAGGGTGACTTTGCAGCAAAAAATGGAGATGTGGTCTCCTGGATTTACTTTTAAATCTGCATGTGAAGCTTTGCAAACTGCGAGGTCCCAGGGACTTCTTCCGGAAGAATTGTTGCGGAAGGTTTTAAAAACATCAAGTCCGGAGGAACAGATGAGGATTTACAAAAGTTTGGGAGATGGCATGAGCCCTTGGCTTCTCTTGTCTCATGTAGTTTTGGAGCGCGTAAGTTGATATTGAAAACAAAAAAAGCTACTCTTAGACAATGGATGCATCAGTATACTCGGAAGCTAAAGGGGAATATACTAAACAATTAAGTTTGTTTATAGTCCCCGCGTTTCACAGATTTTTTATGGAATTGCTTCAGCAGGCGTCGGTGGAAGAGCCGCAGGCCAAAAAACAACTCTGGAAATTCCAAGAATATTTGAGTCAGGTTCCCGAATGGAATGTGGACAAGGTACAACGAGAAGTTCAAAAACTTGTTGGCGAAATTCAATGCGACTATCTCGAAGAATTAATTACAGCAGTATTTATTGCCCATACAAAGGTTCTGACGGCAATTCGTGTAGGAAACAAGAATAAGCGTGTTCAAATTACCATTCCAAAGATTGACCATTTTTTGCATCGCGCCTTGAGCGAATCGAGTCGTCTTCTGTGGTCTTCGGCCTATTTGTTCAATAATGAGATCTCTCCAATCGAAAAGCAAAAGAATCATCGACAGGTCGAACAGCTCTTGCACGATGGTATTGCGCAGGCGATTCGAGGCTTGTTGCCTGTCAAGTCAATTTTGAAGGATTATTTGGCAGAACCCGAAGACGATGAAGAGGAGGAAGAAGAGGAAAAGGAAAAGGAAAAGGATACTGCAATACATGAAGAGAAAAAAGTGGAGGAAGAAGTAATTGTAAAGGAAGAAGCTAAACCTGAAGAGGTAAAGGAAGAAGCTATAACCGAGGAAATTAAGCCTGAACCCGAGGCTGAAAAAGTAATCGTAACTGAACCTGCTCCTGAACCCGTTTCCGCTCCTGCCGAACCTACCCTTTCTGAGCCTATTGCAGAACCCGTAACTCCCAGACTTGTCGTTGAAACAGAACCTTCGGTTCGCTTTACCGATTTTGATCAAGTTATTCAACAGCGTGGAGACAAGACACATATAGACTATGTGGAAAAGGATCGTAATCAACAAGAAGCGGAAGACAATGAAGAATTTGAGTTTGTGGATGACGATGGTGAATCGCTTTCCGACTTTGAAGAAATAGATATTGACGAACGAAATAAGATGGAAGATGATGATTACGAGGTTTTGCCTTAAAAAGACAAAACCAGGACCTATCGCCAGAGGCAATACGAGGTTTTGCAATAAGCAACACCAGGACCTATCGCCAGAGGCAATACCAGGGCATACGGAGTACGAGGTTTTGTATTAAAAAGGGAAAAACCCGCGCTAAAAGAACAAAAATGCTTTTATAAACTTCGTCAGGAATATGGATACGTTGCACATTACTACAATATTGATTGGAGCAATCATTTTGGCTGCAATCAGTGGAATTTACCAATTGAATAGCGAAGAAAGTGGCAAGACAATCAAACCAAAGGCTGTTTTGCGCGACGGAATTTTAGGGGGCATTTTTACGGCTATGGCATGGACCCTGGTCCCCGAGTCTATGAAGAGCATAACCGAATCTGTAACGACTGCCGCTAGTACTGCAGCTACTACAGCAGTTAGTGCCGCAGCAAACCCATTTGAATACGATGTGCAAGTTGGTCCACCGAGATTTTAGAGTAAAATAGCTAAGGTAATTATTCATTCTAGTACAACTAAAACGAATAATCTTTTCAGATACCTTATTTACTACAATGGAATTACAATATATTTGGATTGATTTGATCCAGGTGCCAGAAATTTCTGAAATATTGATTTCTTGAATTGTTCCGATGGAACTGCATCCTTGGCCTCCGTTGCAATTGTAGAATACAAGTCAAATCCTGGATATTTTTCTTCTCCAAATTCTGTTTCTAAAATACTTTCTCCCTTCTTTGTCCTCAGCCAGGTCCAAATTAAATTGAAAAGGGGCTTGTCTGTTTCTCGAACTTCCCATGCGCCCTCTTTTGTAAGAAGAGACCCTTTTGGTTTCGACGGAGGATTTTGTGGAAAAAGACCTCTCAAAAGGCTGCACGCTAATCTGCACAAATCAAAACTCTTATTTGGATAGATCTTTGGTAGCTCTTCGTCTTCTATAGGTCCAAAATTGTACATTCCTGCAGCATCGTGCCCATCGTTATAGTCGCTGCTTACAATTACGAAATTGTTCAAATAAAAAATAGCTCGTCCATAATCGATTATAGAAAAAATATATCCAAAGGTAGGAACCTTCCATTTTCTTCCAACCGAATCGCTATAGTACAGGTACTCCTCCTCAGTCTTCTTCCAAAGCACATTGCAAGAATGAAGATCATTGTGCGTAAGTTGGATTGAATTTTGAAGCTGAGAACAAGCTGCGCAGATTTGAAAGAGCCACGCAGACCATTTCATTTCTTGTTCTTCAGTCTTAACTGGCGAATGGTCGGCCATTTCTATAAGGTCGTCCATTGTTCCATCAAATTGTTCTAAATACATTATTGAAACTGGCATTTTATAGAGCTCGGCATGGAATGTATATTCTTCTGTAAAACTACATTCTGAATTGCCAGAACTTTTAAATGTTGAGCTATTTTTGTGAATTTCAACAATATCATCGCTCGTTTTAATACTTTGTACTTCTTCAAGATCTATACTTGCATTCAAGGTTTCAAACTCCGTAAAGGGTAAATTTTCGGCTTCTATTTGCGATAATCTACTACTCCCTTTGCTCTCGCTATCATCCTCATCATCCTCATCGTCATGTAAGTGCTCTTCGTCTGGCTTACAAAATTCCTTGATTTCATCGAGGGTCAGACGTCTTCCAGACGATTTTTCAATGACGCGTATTCCGTACTCACCTGCCTCTAGACCCTTCCAAAACCATCTTGTAAACCGAAAATCCTCAAAGTCGTCTTCCATATTGTAGTAAAATACGTCTGCAACGGCACGAAAGGCTCCGTAAAAATCACAAAAATGCGGAGAATTCAAATACCCTTTTAGTTTGCTGGCCAAGGAGCTAGCCACACAATCCACGTATCCCTGATTCTCAGGAGTTACAATTTCGTGTTTTTGGTAATTCCAAAGAAATGGTTGAGAGGGCCTCTCCTTGTAGCGAAGCCAATAATACGGATCAATCAAAGGTATCATTTTTTGATAGGCTGCAACACGTTTGAGAACATTGTTTTCTTCAAACGTAAGAAAACCGCTAGAAGAAAGTGGCTCCTTGGGTTCCCATTTTTTCAGAATTCTATTTGTATTGAGCGTAAGAGGCTTTCCGCGAAGTTTTGCAGGAACAATTTCTTTAAAGAGGCCTATAATGTCTTCTTCTAAAGTTAAATTTGTATGGCTTGCCAAAAACTCCTTTAAATGATTCGTATTTGGCTCGCGAACATCAATAGAAAGTTTAGATCCCGAGTTTACGGATTGAGTGGCCGCTTTTTTTGCCTTAGGAGGCATATTCTCACCGGGTTTTCTCATTTTTCTATAATCGTTTACACGCAACGCGTTTGATTTGTGCAACCTTTTTATACTTTACTGACTAGAATTTACAATGGCAAGTGCGCCGAATCCAAATAGTTTGAGTGCCCAGAGTGTGAGACTCCGAAAATTTGATATGAAGATGATTCCGCAAGATGCAGTATGTGTCTTCATTGGTCGTCGTCGTACAGGCAAATCAACTCTCGTAAAAGACTTGCTATATCATCACCAAAACATCCCCATGGGTACTGTCATCAGCGGTACTGAAGAATCCAATAGCTTCTACGGAAAAATTATTCCGCCTATTTTTATCCACGGAGAATACAATGCTGCAATTTTGGCAAATTTCGTAAAGCGCCAAAAGCTCATTACGAGCAAAATTCAGCAATTGGAAAATGCCCCGCGCGCACCTGGTCAGCTCGCCCCCAAATCCAAGCTCGATCCGAGATCTTTCTTAATTTTGGACGATTGCTTGTACGACGATAGTTGGATTCACGACAAGAATATCCGTTATGTATTCTTGAACGGGCGTCACCAAAAGATCTTCTTCTTGATCACTATGCAATATCCTCTTGGTATTCCTCCTGTACTTCGTACAAACGTCGACTATGTGTTTATTCTGCGCGAGCCTTATATTTCCAATCGCAAACGTATTTTCGACAATTTTGGTTCAGCATTTCCCAATCTTGAATTCTTTTGTCAAATCATGGACCAGTGCACCGAAAATTTTGAATGCCTCGTTATCAACAACAATACAAGATCCAACAAGCTAGAAGATGCAATCTTTTGGTACAAGGCTGAAATGCACGCCGATTTCAAGATTGGCGCCCCCGAGTTTTGGCAACACAATGCTGTTCACTATAGGGACAAGGACGAAGAGGATGTCAATATGTACGACCCATCCAACTCGGCCAAGTTGAGAGGTCCTTCCATTGTTGTTCGCAAACAATATTAGAGACTAGAGACATGAAAAGTGGTGCACTCTTTTGTTCTATTGGAATTCTTTTGATTGCCCTGTTTTTGTCGTATTATTCGACTACAGAAGGATTTATAAATGATCCCAATGCGCAGCAATGTGGAATTGACAAACCTTCTTGTCCCTATGGAACTGCTTGCATGAATGGATGGTGCATTGGAACCAATCCTCCTGCTCTACCTGAAACAACAGGTCTCCCGGTTTATCCTTGAATTGCTATTGGTTTGCTTTTCCTGCGCATTCATTAGAAATGGCTCGTTCTGCACTCGGTACTGGTTTAGTCGGCGTTTTTGTCTTTTTCTTGGCAGTCCTCATTCTGGCTCCCATGGTCAAGAACTTTTTTCCTCAGGTGAGTGGATTCGAAAACATGTCTTGCCAACAAGGTCTCAAGCCTTGCCCCGAAGGCTACTTTTGCGAGCAGTCGGCTTGCGTTCCCATCTTGCCTCGCTACAATGTGAATGAGGTCAAGCCTGGTGGATATTAGATCCATGTTACTTGATTGTATATTTTATAATAATCTATAACTAAATTATTATAAAGAAAACTCGTGAAAATTACTCATATACTTACTCCTTCTTTTCCTCCTTCTTCTGCTCCTTTTCGCGCTCCAACTTGCGCTCAAGAGCCAAATCGGCAGGGCCGTCAAACAAGGAAGCATGCTCACCCGCAGCAGAACTCTTCTCTTCGGTTGGCCCAACAATGCTCATGATCTCCTTTTCGCCGCGCACACCGCCCTTGCGCGCCGCATTGCGAGCATCCGGATTCTTGTTGTAGAACTGCTCGCGCGCCTCCTCGTTTTCCTTGTAGGCCTTCATCAAATCGTTGAGCTGTTCCTCCTGGTATTCCTGGTTGGCCACCTGGCTGGGATTGGGGTCCCACGCGAGCCACTTGCCCACTTCTGCAACGAAGATATTATGAATGGGGTCATTTCTCTGGAGCTTCTTGGCTCTTGCAGTAGCCTCTTCCTGAGTGCTGTAAGAGCCGCGAACCTTCATGCCACGAATAGTCGTCTGGAAGTTGTTCTTGGCAAAGAACTCGTCTTCCAGCTTCTTTTCGTTGGTGAACATGTAATCGTCATATGCATTCTTGATGGTCGTTGCAGTAATATCCTTTGCATTTTCCTTCACGTAAGCCTGGTATGCCGAAAGGGCATTGTCGATAGGGATGCGGGCCTGGCGACAAATGTCGGCTGCTTCAGTGAGTTCCGCCGCCGACAAACGATTGGCCTCTTCCTCGATCTTTGCATTAAAGTCCATGACTTGCTTGGCCAAGAACTTTTCAAGGTTCTTTGTCTTCCAGTTAATTTCGTAATTCTTCAGAAATTGCTCCAAAAAGTAAAACTCCTTTCTCTCCAAAACCTTTTCGGGACTGATGAAACTCAAAAGAACAAAGCGCTGTCCCGGGATTTCAGTATCCTCGTCCAAAAAATCTTCACGAACATCTTTTGAACCCGACATTTCTTTCTTCTCGTAAAAGACTTTAGGGTTTAAGCGTTTTTACGCGGCTCCCCGAACCTGGCTATCTTTTTTCTTATTCCAGAGTATAGAAGGAAATGGACTTTAGTGCTGGTGAATTTGTCAATCGTGCGTTGAAATATATCCTGGAAGGTTTGGCCGTCGCTGTGGCCGCCATCTACATCCCCAAGAAGGCTCTGGCCCTCGAGGAAGTTGCCGTATTGGCCTTGACCGCCGCCGCCGTCTTTGCTCTCTTGGACGTCTTGGCCCCGTCTGTGGGTGTCACTGCTAGGCAAGGCGCTGGATTCAGTCTTGGAAGTCAGCTCGTTGGAGGCATTCCCCTTATGCGTTAAATAGAACTTGTATAAGGAAATAATAAAATCATGCTCTGTTAAAGAATAAGTGGTGAATCTCTACTAATTCTTTATTATCTTCCTTCTTAATTCTATCTATATGTTTCTTAATCTCCCGAACGAGTATTGGCATTCTTTCATACATTGTCGGATCACATGTTATATCACCCTTCTTGAATTTATTGGGATTGAACCTTATAAAGATCCATTTTCCAGAGTAATGCATGAAAAGATCGTCATAACGTATTTCTTCGTCTCTCTTATCGTAACCAGAATGCTGATTTTCGTCGACTTCAATGGCTAGAATAGTATTATCAATAATTTTCCAAAAGTCAACTCGTCTTCTGGAGGCACAATCGCAACCGCTATGATAAATAGGCTTGTCGTGTACAAAATCGAAATTATGTTTCAAGAGTGCATTTCTAACCCACGTCTCATATGTTTTGAAATTCATTTGGAGACAGAGAGGATCGCTTGGAAACAAGTGCTGAAAGCAATGAGTACAATAGCCTCTGTATTTTTTATTCCCTTTTGATGTACATTTATCTCCCTTACATCTATTTTGTTTATTTTTTACGTTGATCATACCCACTTTTTTGCATTTCCCACAATACTCATTGGATTGATTTTCATAGCCAAAACTTGCTGTTATTTTTTTGCATTCAATACATTTTTTTGTAATTAAATCAATCATATCTGGATTTTTGCAAGAAGCACAATACGTTGGCTTTTGTCCTTCGTAGCCAAACACGGGCTGCTTTTTATTGCACGTTTCGCATTTTTTTCCTAAAAATATCATTTCACTACTTTTGCAATTAGCACAATGTGTAACTTTACCATTCGGCAATCCATACGCTGGACTTACAATATCACAGCCTAGACACATTCTTGAACGAACATTTATCATTTCACTACTCTTGCATTTTGCACAATGAGTTGCTGCTTTTTCCTTATCCAATCCATAAAAGGGCTGTGTTTTATTGCATACTTGGCAAAGTTTAGCTTTTACATTGATCATCTCTTCCGTTTTGCACTTCAAGCAATGGGTATGCTTTCCACCAGGCAATCCAAATGTTGCACATGTAATTTTACAAACTTCGCACTTTTTTGTCACCAAATCCACCATGTCTGGTTCCTTGCAACCTGTACAACGTATCTTCTTCCCGCCAGGCAACCCGTAGGATGCTCTCGTTATATTACATTTTTTGCACATTGTAGGCTTTGGCATTTTTGTGATTTTTCTTATAACTTTTTCATCTAAAGTCGTGAACAATTTTTAGGCTTTCCCGCCAAGAGTCTGCTTGAGCTTTTCTAAATACAAAATGGCATCCATATGCTCTTCTTGAGCATGGTTGATCCAGTCTAATACGGAAAGATCAGTTCTATCGAGGTCAGTCCCGTACTTTTTCTTTCCGAAAGCGGCTCTTTCCGAAAACTTGGCAATAATGGTTTTTACGATTGAATCCAACTCCATCTTAGCGGTCTCCATACTATCCGCAATACCAGTTTAGACTGCCTAAAACTTTTTTTAGCAAACTAGCAGCATCCGAGTTGGCATCCCTGGCACCCGTATCTTTTTCACTAAAACGCATCCCGTTTCAAACTATTCAAGAACATGCCCTCAAGAATGCAGGTGTAAAGTTACCATTGGTGTACAGCAAGCATCCTTGGTACTATTTGTCTAATTTTTATTATACATCCACTAGTTCTGGCTCAGGATCAGGAGAAGCCACTAGGATTCTGAAGCAGGCTATTGGAGCCTTAGTAAATCATCAAACACCCATACTATTGTGCTGCGAGCCAATCTTGGGAACCAATCCAAGATCCTTGACACCAAAGACGTGCGAATGGACGGCCGAACAACGATACGAAAGTCTCTGCAGCTACTATAAATCTAAATTTAGTCTTGAAAACGAAATTCAAATTGATTGTACGCTAAAAACGGAACTTACAGGGCATGGTCAGCGTTGGTCTCAAGCAGATCGCAAGTTTATGTGGGGGGCTCAGATGCCAGGAATGTACTGCCAGCCCATCTCTCTGCAAATCTGTTCCCAGACTTTGCTTTGCTGATAGAGCTTGTCGCGATTCTTGAGAAGAGGAAAGCTCGCCAAGAATTCGTCGAGTTCGAGAAGTTCGCAAAACTTGTAAAGTACATAAGAATACGACAAAAAGTTGCGGCGGTTCTTGGGGCAGTGCTTTTGGAAACTCGGCTGAATTTCCTTGAACATGTGGCGCAGCTTTTCTTCCGTCTCTCGGCTCATAACTGGTGCAATAGACCCATTCAAGCGACTGATGATGAACGGAATGTGATCGTATTGGCGATTGAGCTTCAGCTTTCTCAAAATTTCGCGCATTTGCTTGTGCTTGAGATTCTTGTAATCTGTTATGCGCTGCTTTTTGAGTTCGGTGACGATTTGATCAAAGACATCCTGAGGAATCTCTGTACTACCCTTGGCTTGGAACTGCGCCAAGAGTTCGTTAAAGTGGTTGATTCTCTTGTAGGCATAGTAGGAACTTTCTCTCGGCGGATCCTTGTACGAGGGTCTATCGCTATCGATCAAGATGAATTCGGTTGTACCGCAGTCTGGGCAGTACAACATGGCCTCGTTTTGACTAAACATCATGTCGGCACCGCATTCTTGGCACTCGCCAGACATGTCGTCGAGTTCATTTGTCTTCTTCACATAACCTGGATTGATTCGGAGCAAATACTTTTCCAAAAGCATGTCTCGATTCAGATCCTTTTCCTTGTCGACTCTTCCTTTTTTGGGTTTCGTTTGTGCCACTTGAATCTGAGGCTGCGGTGGTTCATCGATTGCCGCAGCAGTTTCCAAAGCGCTCAAAACGTCCCCAGGCTTTCTTCGCGCCTTTTGGGCCATGACACCAATGGCGCCCTGAGAAATCTTGTCCTGCATATCGTAGTACTCGAACAACAAATCGCCTGTATCCAAGAGATAATCGTAGAGCCGATCCCCTTTTTCCTTCAGAGACAATTCGTGCTCCATTTTTTCAAGCTGATTTTCTAATTGGCCCCTCATAAGATCGTCGTTTGTATTTTCTATTTGCTTCTTGAGTACATTGATATCTTCTTTAATGTAATCAACATCATTGTGCTCATCCGTTATTTTTTTTACTTGCTGCTGATGCATGACATCGAGCGTCGTTCTCCCTTCTGGATTGCTTCGCTTTGTAGATTTTATTTTGAAAAATCCATCATCCGCCTCCCCCACACTTGCTTCCGACATTAAGAGTACCTATTGGCAAGATTAATCCCCTTTTAGACCCTTGTATGAATGCATGCGGTTTTTTATAAGTTATGATCCCGATCATTTTTGCAAATTCATTCCCGGACATTTTTGCGTTTTTAAATGTCTCGAAATTATTTTCTCAACCAGGGGTATAGAAGAATGACAGGTGGTGGTTTAATGCAGCTCGTTGCTTATGGCGCTTAGATATCATCTTGGGCGTCAACAGTAGGCAGCTATCAAGGTTCTAGGTATTACCTTGATAGATAACCCTGTGTAAGTACCTAGGAAAGTATAGTTTACCTGTCCTATACTATTCTATATAACCTGCTAGTATTAATGCTATTATTGTTGGAATAAAGCATTAGTGCAAGAATATCAAATTGCTGGAACACCCTAAAGCTTCCGATACCAAATTAGAATAGTAATATATCTAATGGCCAAGAGAAAAACTTGGGTATGGTAAAAATTTGGAAGATATACAATGGGCAATCAGCAGCCAAGTACCTTATTTAAATAAAATTCACATTGTTTCCAGTAGATATGGGAGATATTTATTTACTAGAAAGTCCAACTAATAAATGTTATGTTGGACAAGCAGTTGAAAAATTATGTTCAGGAAAAAATTGGGGTTATTTAGCGAGATGGAAAGCACATATTCGTGAAGCAAAAATCGGTCTTAATTATTGTAGATTACTTGATAATGCTATAAGAAAATATGGATCTGAGAATTTTAAAGTTTCATTGTTATGTAAATGTGATACTCTAGAAGAATTAAATGATAAGGAATCATATTATATTAAAGAGTATAACACACTAAGCCCAAATGGATATAATCTGACAACTGGTGGTAATAAAAATCAAAAACAAAGTGAAGAAACTAAATTCAAGAAAAGTCAAAGTCTAATTGGAAAAAATAAAGGAAGAGTTCTTGAAAAAAGAGCTCGTCTTGATTCAAATGATAATTTTCTACCAAAATATGTTCGAAAGATCAAAAATGGGTATAGGATCAGTAATCATCCTTCAAAAATAGATAGATGTTTTAGATCTAAGAAATTATCAATGGAACAAAAATTAGAATTGATTTTGAACGAATTAAAAAAATTAGATGATTTAGTTGAGTTGGAAAATTTAAATAAATAAGGTATGCAGTTCATCGACTAAACGGTATTCGGGATTTTTAAATCCTTAAGATATAGTCAGACCTGATTGGAAACATTCAGGAATCATCGCAAGATGTTTACCTCACAGGTAACCCGCAGATTACCTTCTTCAAGGTTGTATATCGTCGTCACACCAACTTCGCCATGGAATCCATTGAAAACCCGTTCAATGGTGCCCCCAACTTTGGCAAGAAGGTGACTTGCACCATCCAGCGCAATGGTGACTTGATCTACCGCATGTACCTCCAGGCCACTCTCCCGCAGGTCACTCTCCAGACTAGCGACGGCTCTGGTGCCCAGTTCAGATGGCTCAACTGGCCCGGTCACAACTTGATCAAGAACGTCGAAATCGAAATCGGTGGTCAACGCATTGACAAGCACTATGGTGACTGGCTCCAGATCTGGAACGAACTCACCCAGGAACCTGGCAAGCAGGCCGGCTACGCCAAGATGGTTGGTAACGTCCCCAAGCTCGTCAACGTCCTCGTTCAGGGCGGTGAAGACTGCGACGCCGACTGCGGCTCTGGCGCCCCCAACACTTCTGATGAAGTCCAGAAGTGCGCCCCCGAGTACACCCTGTACATCCCTCTCCAGTTCTGGTTCAACAGACACCCCGGTCTGGCTCTGCCTTTGATCGCCCTCCAATACCACGAGGTGCGCATCAACTTGGAGTTCAACGACCTCCGCAACATGTGCTGGGACTTTGCCCCCCAGAACACCAGCAACCCCCACGTCATCCGCGACAGAGTCGCCAACGCGGGCTTGGTCGCTGCGTCCCTGTACGTTGACTACATCTACTTGGACACTGATGAACGTCGCAAGTTCGCCCAGGTTGCTCACGAGTACCTGATCGACACTCTCCAGTTCACTGGCGGCGAATCCATCACCTCCACGGCCAACAAGATCAAGCTCAACTTCAACCACCCGTGCAAGGAGCTCATCTGGGTTGTCCAACGCGACTCCTTCGTCAGCTGCGACGATGCCATCATCAACCCGTGGAAGGGACAACAGCCCTTCAACTACTCTGACTGGTGGGACCGCGCCGTCTTGGAATCCGGTTACTCCGTCACCCGTGTTGAAGGCATGGCCGGTAACAACCCTGTTGTCACTGCGCTCATCCAGCTCAACGGCCACGATAGGTTCACCGTGCGCGACGGCAACTACTTCAACTGGGTCCAGCCGTACCAACACCACACCAACATCCCCGCTGTTGGTATCAACGTCTATTCCTTCGCGTTGCAGCCTGAACAACACCAGCCCTCTGGTACCTGCAACTTGTCTCGTATTGACAACACCACTCTCTTGCTGACTGTCTCCAACAACGCCGTTGGTGCCACCACCAGCTCGACTGTGCGCGTCTATGCGACCAACTACAACGTTCTCCGTATTATGTCTGGTATGGGAGGTAGATTTAGGTCATGCCTCCAAAAGTACTTGTTAAAAGCAAGTGCTAGTCTGATTACAGCTTGACTATTAAATGTCAAGCAGGCAACATTGTCAAATTGCGGGAAAGTCCTGTTAAACATAAACTACCGCCCTGAAACCGAAAGGTCTGTTCAGTGGCACCAAGGGGAAACTCGTGGGTATGGTAAGAACGTTTGTGGTAGGGATAATCCGCAGCCAAGTCCTAATGTAAGAAATTACTATGGATGCAGTTCAGAGACTCAATGGCAATGGGCTGGTCGCAAAAGCGACTGGCATAAGATAGAGTCCGTCCCCATGGAGACATGGTTTGAAAGAGGAATTAATTCTTGTTGTAATCTGAGAATTAAGGAGAGCTTTCAAAGATTGGTATATACTTGTCAATTGGAGCCCACGTTGGCCTTCTCCAACTAAGCATTTTATTTGCTTTGTTGTTTATACATTATATTTTTTAATAAAATACTAATTAAATAAAATTGATTAGAATATTCATTTTGAAATAGATAATTTGAAAATGGATATAACTTCCCAAAAGAAAATGGGCAGACCTGCTGGAGAAATAATTTATAAGGATATCATATATAATAATAAACAATATATTGTAGCTAAAATATACCGAAATGGCAATCCTATAAAATTTGTCTTTGATAAAGATGATGAAGAAAAAGTAAAGAAATACTTTTGGCATTCTACATCTGTTGGATATATATCATCAAGTATATATATTGATGGAAAAGAAAAGCAGGTACTATTACATCGTTTAATTATGAATGTACCCCATTTTCCAGGAAAAGGTGCAAAAGAAACAATAGATCATATAAATAGAAACCCACTTGACAATCGTAAAGAAAATTTACGAACACTTTCACAAACTGAACAAAATATTAATACATCAAAAAGAATACGAATTATTAAATTCCCAGAAGGTTGTAATATCGTACCAGATGATATACCGAGGCATATTACATATATTCGGCCAAATGGAGGACATGGCGAACGTTTTACGATCGAATTTAAAACTGAAAATATTCGTTGGAAAACAACAAGTTCTAAAAGTTTATCTATTTATGATAAATTGGAACAAGCAAAAAATAAATTGAAAGAATTATATACTCAGTATCCACATTTAGATCCTAATAATCCAGAAATTGTTAATAAAATAAATGATCTTAATTTATCATTTAATATTATTCTTGAACTATGTAATAGTTAGAAGAAAAACAAGAAGACGAGGTCGAATAAATGATACAGAGCCTCTATCCTACGAAGAAATTCAAAATATGCGTTTCGATCCAACTATTTACGGCATAAATAAATAACAATACATCGAATAGAATGTTCAAATCTCCAAGACATATCTATCTACAATTTCAAACTCCGCATTACAAATTTGAAATGAAAGTAACTGAAGAAAAAGAACCAATGCACAGATTTATTTTTATAGTGGGTAATACAAACAAACCATGTCTAGAGGGTATTATTACTTTAGAAAATACTTCAAAAAATAATAGATTAAATCTTTATGAAAATACCGCAGCACTCCATAAATTGGATGCATTAGAAGAATGCTCTTTAGAAGATATTACAAATGAGTACATGACTAAATATAGTTTTGGAAAAGAGATGTTGGATTCTGTTGTTTTTTTCATAAATCATCAATTCGAATCCATTCGATCTGTAAGTTTGACAGACACCAGTTTCATACCTTGCAATCGTTCCGAAGAAGATACGTTAGATTTACTATCCTATTCAATTGCTCTTTACAAAAAAACGTGGTACGAAGAACGTCTCGACGCTTACACGCTTCCAAAAGAGAATTTCGAAGCCTATCGCAAGCAAGTAGATATTTATGGTTCTAAAGAAACAAAACAAAACATATCATTTGAAGAAATGTACTTGTTGATTAAATCCGAATTTGCCAGATCTATCATAGATGCAAACATAGAATTTTACAGAAATTTATTTGATGAATCTGAGACGTTTCCAGACTTTTTTAAAGGGGTCAACAAAACATTGAAGAGAGAAGACAAATGTCGTTTTTTCAAGCAATGGCTTCTCGGATTTATTTCTTCTAGAATTCAGTTTGATCGTACCTGGTATTTTGATCTTTATCCAAAAATCAAAGTTATAAAATCGTTGACCAACAAAACACGCCGCAACAACAAAAAATCCCTACAAGTAGAAAAGACCCATAAATGAACCGCGGAGCAATTCTAGTCTTCCTTTTGATCCTTATCTTAATCCTCGGCGGATTTTTGTACTACAACATGTCGTCTCCCCTCGCGATGCGTCCAGAAGAGGCCAAGCAGCTCTTGAAGGACGGAAAATTCGATCACGTTGTCGACGTTCGAACGGACATGGAATGGAACCGCGACCACTTTCCCCTCGCCATTCACATCCCAACTGACAAGCTCAAGGCAGATCTCCCCCAACGAATCCCAAACAAGTCTGCCAAGATTCTCTTTTATTGCAACACAAGTACCCGAGCGCGCATAGCAGCAGAAGCTGCGCAAGCCATGGGATACGCCAACGTGCGCTATTTGCTCGGCACTCATGTGAATTTGCTGTAGATTAAATATACTTCATGACATCCTCTTCTATTTCCCAGACAACCTTCAAGGACCGAACGTAGCTCTGAAAATCCCCCGCTTTGCTTGTGGGCTGATCGCATCCCAAAAGCTCCAACAAGGCTTTGACACGCCTTTGCATCGGCCCACCTGTCTGTTTTTTGGAGACGTGCTTCCAGGCCCATTCAAACTGGAGCGCAGCCCTTTCGTTGGGAAACTGAGCAATATGACAAATTCGTTTCCACGTATGCCCCCGCGTGGCCTTTGCGCCGCCAGACTGGAGCCCATTGTGCTGCTGTAGCCTCCTTTCGACATCGAGGGTCGCTCCAATGTAGGTTTTGGAGCCTCCAACTTGCTGCAAGAAGTAGACGCTCCATAGATTTGTGCGATCCATCTAAAAATTGACCGCGTAAATCCTTTTAGTCGTCCCTACACTCATAAAAATGCTCAACATTTGCGATCTCTCAAAGGCTCCAAATCATCAGGTAAAAGAATATGCACAAGCTTACCCCTACAAGTTAGACGTCTTTCAAGAACATGCCATTTCGGCGATCGATCAAGGTCACAATGTTCTCGTGTGCGCCAAGACTGGCTCTGGAAAAACGCTCGTCGGCGAATACCAGATTGCCCATAGTCTAAAGCAGGGAAAACGCGTCTTTTACACGACCCCTATCAAGTCTCTCAGCAATCAAAAATTCCACGATTTGAAGGCCATGTGGCCCGAACCTGGTGCTGTAGGAATCATGACAGGAGACATTAAATTTTGCCCCAATGCGAGCATAATCGTCATGACTACAGAGATTCTCAGAAATCTTCTCTACAAAAAAGGGACGGCAACAGAACATGTGGGTCTCACTGCATCCTTGTCTCTGGAAGGCCTCGGAGCCGTCGTCTTTGACGAATGCCATTATATTAACGATAGAGACCGCGGCAAAGTCTGGGAGGAGACCATGATTCTTCTTCCGAGAGACGTACAGCTTATTATGCTTTCGGCTACACTGGATCGCCCTGAACTCTTTGCAGAGTGGATTGGAGAGCTCAAACAGGTCCCGTGTCACCTTATTCAAACGCAGCATCGCGTAGTCCCTCTTACGCATTCCATTCTTCGCGGAAAGAACTTGTATACTATAATGGACTCGAAGGAAATCTTCAACGATGCGACTTACGCAGATTGGCTCCGTTCTCGCGAATTGACTGAAAAAGAACACGAAGCGTATCAGCGCAAGGTGGCCTCTGCGAGGCGTTCTGGAGTCGAGGGACCTATTGGAGGAAAAGTGAAACCTGTGAGCTATGCGCACCAGTTGAATCAGTGTATCGAAATGCTGAATGAAAAGGGACTTCTTCCAGCTCTTGCGTTCGTCTTGAGCAGAAAGGGGTGCGAGCATCACGCGAGCAAGACGGAGGCGACACTCTTGGACACAAACGACGCAGTAGTGGCAGAGCGAATCTTTGACTTTCATTTGAGGCACCACAAGACGTCTCTCGAAACCTTGCCGCAATACCATACGCTCAGGTCTCTTGTCAAACGAGGAATTGCCTTTCATCACAGCGGTGTTCTGCCGTTGTTGAAGGAAATTGTCGAGATTCTATTCTCAAAAGGTTACATCAAACTCTTGTACTGCACCGAGACCTTTGCGGTGGGCATCAACATGCCGACCAAGTCTGTGATCTTTACGGGTCTTTCCAAATATGACGATGCGACGGACGGCATGCGACTTTTGAGAACAGATGAATATATTCAAATGGCAGGGCGCGCAGGGCGACGCGGCAAAGATACGTTTGGTCAGGTCATTTATTTGCCAGAGAGGGAGCCAGTGACAACTTCTGAAATGCGATTTATTCTCAAAGGTGGGCGACCAGAGATCAAGAGTCAAATGGACTTTCATTACGATTTCCTTCTGAAAACTCTGCAGATCAAGGAAACCAAATGGATGGAAATTCAGGACAAGTCGTATTGGAAGAGACAGAATCAAATGGTTTTAGACGCTTGGGCTAGAGAATTGACTACTCTTCGACGCGAATGCAATGAAATTAACGTTTCGGACGAAGTAAAAGAGGAACTTGCCGAAAAAGCTAGGCTCGAAGAATTGGTAAAAACAACAGGAAATGCCAAGCGCAAGGATGCTATGCGCAAACTAGAACGCTGGAATGACGAACACATGGGACCTTCTTGGAAAATCGCAGAAGAGAGTCTCAAAAAGAGGGATAGGCTCCAGACTGAGGTTGCAAATCTAGAAAAAAGCATTTCAGAAATGTCCCAAAATACTGGCCGAGTCGATGGATGGCTTACAATTCTCAAGGAAGGTCAGTTTCTGAATGAAGACAATACACTCACTAAAAAGGGCACGCTGGCAACAGAATTCAACGAAGGACATTCGCTTCTGTGTTCGGAATTCTTTGAGAGAGGATTCCACAAGACGCTTTCAGGAATGGAACTCGTCTGTGTCCTGGCTTGCTTCATGCAAGAGAAAGAAGACGATTCGCCGAGTCTGGAAGAATTAAAAGTGCCAAAAACAATTTACTATGCACTTCAAAATATAGAAACAATTTTGAGCGATCTCTTCAATTTGGAACACAAGTACAAACACTATAGTCCAGAAGGGTTTTGGACTCTTTCTACGACTTGGATTGAGCCCATATGGCGCTGGGTGAATGGAGAGTCTATGGGTACATTGTGCAACGACTATGGACTCTTTGAAGGAAACTTTGTGCGCGCTGTACTCCGCATTGCAAATATGGTAGACGAATGGATTGCAGTGGCGACCTTGGGAGAAGATCTTGAAACACTTGAAAAATTAAGTCAGATTCGGCCTCTTTTAGTGAGGGATATTATAGTTCCAGATAGTCTCTATTTGCATATTTAGATTTCTAGATCTTGGACTCAAAGCGAAAGATAATTCGATCCTTCCAGCGCCTCGAGCTAGGATTTACAAAGTAAGAGAGATGAATCTTATCTTCAGGGTTCAAATCAAGATCTATTTTTAAGTTGGGTTTCCAGGTCAAGAGACGTTTCCATTCAGGAATCCAGAGCTTGTATTTACTTTTATCATCACTGACAGACAATACAATGGCTTCGACGCATTCCTTTTTGTAAAATGCCACTTTTGTGAGAAAGAAGAGGTCGCGTTCGTATCGCTTCATATCCTTTTGGCGCTGATTGAGCCATACAATATCAGGATTTTCGCCGCGGAGAAAGTCCTTTTTTAGAATGCGCTGATTGTAAAGATCAGCATATCTGCGAATGGGACTCGTTGCATGACAATAGGCATCTACATTGAGACCATAATGACGTGTAGCAGTGCTGGCGCTAGCACTACAATAAATAGCCGATCGATTCGAAATATGTAGGAGATCGACTGATTTCAAGGATTTGTAGAATGCGAGTGCATCTGCGTCAGGCGCTTCGTGTTTTCGAAGAATGCCCTGCTTTTCAAGACACAGGATTTTTGCCGCTTCAATATTGTATTTTAGCATGAATGCTTCAATCCATTCGTGAGGATCGTCTGTAGAGTATCCTAGAAGGTTCGAAGCGACTTGGGAGAAAATCCCAACAGGAATTCCATCCTTCGTTGCTAATTCTACAAAGTTATCGTACGAATATTGCTTCTTGTTGTGAACCTCTGTAAGTTTCCATGCTTCTTTTTGAACCCTATAGGGTGCCTGTTTTTCCAAATCAAGGACAAGCGAAACGCCGAGGCGGGTTTCACCAGGAAGAAGACTACAGAGGTTTTCGCTGTACTCGAATGGAAGCATTGGTTTTTTGGCAATTCCTTCTTCGTAGCCTGTAAAAGCTTGAAGAGCGGCTGTCTTGTCGAGAATTGTATTTGGTTTAACATGTTCTGCAACATCGGCAATTGTAATCCAGATTTGATAGGAATCGTCTGTTTGATGAAAGCTCAATACGTCGTCAACGTCTTTGCACCCTTCAGGATCAATATTAAATGTCATTTCAGGACATTTACATCTTTGTTCTCTGTTACACCCGTCCTCATTCTCTTCTTCATCTGCTTCCAGACCTATAACCGCATCCGATTCCTTGATCTTTTTAAAACTATTGTAGGTTAATAAAAGCGCCTCTTTTTCAACCTGATAGTCTCCGCAGGATCCGAGAATTTTTCGCAGAGTGCCGCGAGGCAGAGCAGAAGATCCATCCCACGAATCGAATTCCACAATAGCAATCTTATTTACGCTTGTATCCCTATCAGCACAGCCAACCACCATAAGAGGATATTCGGTTCGATAGGGTGTAAACAAATACAATGGGGAGCCGCGACTCGTCATTCCGTATTTTGTCTTGGACGCGAGTTCAAGTACACCTACAAGAGGATGATGAGTTGTTCGTGTTACGAGTCTACATTCCTGTTTGGCTTCTTCCCAGACAACCCAATCCCCAGGAAGCGCCTTTGAAGCTCTTGCAGCGCCTTCAAATGAATAAACAATCTCTCCTCGAAAAGAGACTATTTGAAATTGTCTATAATTTTTGGTTTGAAGAATTCCAGACATGGGGTTTAGTATATACTTACTAAATAAATAATCTACTCAATTTTTTCTGTTGGTTTACAAACATGCTTCCGCAACAACCACCTCTACTAGGCGGAAAACCGACTCAAGCGCCCTTGAATCGAGAAGAACAAAAAATTGCATTTGAAGCCTTGAAAAAAAGCTACACAGCCCCTGCCTCTGCGCCTCCGACTCCTGAATTTCCACTACAGGGAATACGGGAAACCAAACTTACAGAATCGGAGCAACTCAAGGCCCTTCGATCTCAAATGATGGAACGGGGGTTTACGGGAGAGATTGCTAAAGTCGACGAACGCTTGGAAGAAAAAAAGACGGCAGACACGATCAAATCCTTTTATTGCAACCATCAATTCCAACTTGTAAAGGCGCAGTTCATGCTGATGCCAATCAAGTACAAGATATGCCTAAAATGCGGTCTGGTCAAGTGATGCTGCAGAAAATTGATCATAAACTTTTTGGGGAACGAGATAGGTAAACTTGTTGAAATGAGTCTCGAAATCCTAGTCGGCCCTATGTTTGCAGGTAAGAGTTCTGCAATTCTTCGCATGGTAAATCGCTATCAAAGCTTGAATTGGAAGATCTGTTTGATTACGCATTCCTCCGACGATCGCTATAGCACAGATTCCATGCTCATGAATCACGACAAGATGGGCTTCCCCTGCGAAAAATGGTCGAGTCTTATGCAACATATCACAGATCCAGATTTTGTGAATGCAAAACTTGTAATTATCGATGAGGCACAATTCTTCAAGGATTTGAAGGAATTTGTTGTCTACGCTGTCGATCATTTAGGAAAAGATGTTCTCGTTGTTGGCCTCGATGGCGATGCAGAGCGAAAGCCGTTTGGACAAATTTTAGAGTGTATTCCTCACGCCGACTCTGTGACAAAACTCAAGGCCTTTTGTAAGAAATGTGGGGATGGTACAGAAGCAATTTTCAGTTATTGCTGTCAAAACAAGACGGAACAGGTGTGTGTAGGTGGCGCAGAGATGTACATGCCTCTGTGTCGTCAACACTATTTGATGGGTATAAATGGAACTAGCTAATTTGAATATATAGATAAATGGAATACGTATATGCGTTACTTCAAGATGGCGGCTCCTGGGAAGATATGGTAATTTTTGTTTCTGAAGAAGAGGCTATTTCTGCATCCAAACGTCATCCATCCAAGCGTGTAGAAATTTTTAAAAGTGGTAAACTTGGTTATATCCCTACATATAGTTATTATAGAAATGGAATACTCATAAATGGTTCGGATATTACATGCATGTAAAACGCGGCCCTTCCCTTGAGGTAAAGGGTAGACAAACATTTGATGCGCATTCGGGATCAAATTGACATTCCGCACCCTTTGGTTTACCTTTTTTGGCCCCGTAGAGAGTCACGCCATTTTCAAACCCCTCTTGAGTTTTGAAAAAGATTTGAAGAATTAGCAAAACCACCAGAAAGAATAAAAAAACATTCATTAAACTTGTTTTTTTATTGTTCATTTGTTTCTTTTTCTATTTTATGGACTCATTTTTAGCGACCAGTAGAGCCGATTTCATAGACTCCACATAGTCTAGCGACCAGTAGAGCCGAATCCTCCTTCGCCACGCGTCGTTTGATCCAAATCGCTCAAAGGCTTCAAGACCACTTTTGCAATGTGACCCATGTCTGGTGCGAGAATCTGAAACAAACGCGTACCGGGTTCGATAGTCACATTCTCGGAAATAGGCAAGACAGCCCCCATAAGAGGCCCACGATAGCTTGCATCGATAATTCCAAGAGAATTTGCTTGTGTAACACCGCTCTTCCAGATGCTGCTGCGCGGGGCCAACCAAAAGTGACAAGGTTCGGAACGTTCCACTCGTTCACCTCCAACCAGTTCAAAGTAGAACTTGGTCATGCGCGCCTTTACACCAAGATCGAGAAGACATACTTTGATCGGCGATCCAGGTTCTCCCGTAGTCTGCTTCTTGGCGCAGTACAAGTCTACACCTGCATTGTCTCTATTGCGTTCCAGTTCAGATCCACCAAACCAGGACATATAGGCGTCCCAGTTTCCATCAGTAGGAAAGAGCTCGAGATAATAACTAACAGCCATTTCTTATTTCGTTGTTATTTTCAGATAGACCGCATCCTCGACCAATTTTTTGGCATCGATTACAAGGATAAGAATCTATGTATAAAATTCGGTATTTTAATATGGGGTCTATCTACAAAAGGATAACTTGTTAATTCTATTTCTGGTCTATCCAGATTAGGTCTATCCAAATGTGTTGGAATTAACTCTTTACTTTTTCTAGTTGGAAATTGAACATCTTTTCTTACATAAGTGCACTCAAAAACATTCGGTACAATAATATCATTATAGATTGAAGTACCGCAACAATTATTTGGATGCAAGTGAATTAAGGTATGAGTATTTGCAAGCTTCTTTAAGATTTCCTGTTTTTCATTAACTGATACAGAATTATTTGAATACATATGATGCGGCTCTGTAAAAGGTAGATGAAACTCAATAACTAATTGTTTAATTTTCTTCATATGATCTTCTGTTAAAACATTCAACCATTGATATTCGAACCCCTCGATATCAACCTTTAAAAAAATATCATTGTATTTTTCAATTGTTTCAAGTAAGTTTGTAGTATCATTGGAATTATAAGAGTCGATATTCTTTTTTATAAAAATAATTTTAGTATTTTCTTCTGGTAATTTATCAATAGTGCCGTCGTATGCTAAGCATGTAAGATGTGGATATTGACTGCAAAACTCTTTTTCAAAGGTTATATCGTCGGCTATTCCGCATGAAATAAATCCGTCATAGTTTAAATTAGGAACTATAATATATCCTCCATCATTTTCAGAGCCCATTCTTCTTTTTGCAGTATCACTTTCATAAACAATAAGATAGTCTAAACTCATTTTACATTTTTACCGCTAATATTCTTTAGGCAAATCTTAGCATCCATGGTGTTCAAATACTTTGGTTAAAAGTGCATGATCGATCTCAGCCATTTTTTTGGCTTCCCTACTTTCAGAAAAGGTTTGAATTTCTTTAGGATATTCTTCAGACCATGAGGTATTGTGTTCAAAACGTTCAGCGTTAAAATACTTCAAGTGCTTGGGAAGTCTGTCTCCTACAAGCTCCAATTCAGGTTGCTGAGCTGCCATTAAAAAACACCAAATTCCCTGATAGCTTGGTACATGAATGCGAATTGCCTTGTGGCTGAAGGCGGTCTGCTCAAATTCCTGCTTCATGAAGGATGCAAGTTTACAAAGAGTAGTTTCGTGATTGTAAACGCGCCCCCCATTTACTGAAATAGCTCCACCAGGATTGAGTCTCTTTTTTGAGAGCGTCAAGAGATTTTTCATAAATAGCATAGATGTATCGTATGGATCCAAGAGATCCACAAAAACTACGTCAAAGGAGTCAGTTGTAGTTTCGAGATAGTGAATAGCTTCGTCGCATATATAGTGGACGCGCGAATCATTGTAGGCTCCGTGGTTCCATACAGCACCATCGTGCTTGAAGTAATTGACAAGTGTGGCATCCCAGTCCACTTGGACTATATGCGCTACAGCCGATTTCCATTTTAGAATTTCGCGCAGCATGCATCCTTCTGCTCCGCCGAGAACTAGAATTTTGAGTCCTTGACCATCTTTAGGAGAATCAATCGAACCAAGAAGAGAATGTACAAACGTTTCGTGATATCGAAATTCGTCTGACTTGGAACTTTGATGATAGTTATCGATAAAAAGCATTTCGTCTCCGTCTCCTGTTTGGAGAATAGTCCAGCTCTGAACATTTGACGTACATTCTGCGATAGATAAGCCATTGTATTCGATGGGTGTAGAGGGATCTGAAATCTCCTTGATAGTGATATAGGAAGGCGTTTTTTTTATGATAGGCAGCATTTTTTTCGTACACTTGACATACTATAGTGTACCTCTTTTAGACTAGATTAAGGTTAAAGAATTCAAAATCTTGTAAAGGAATAGATGGAAGAACAGGCAACTAGAGATGCATTGTTCAAGAGGATGATAAAGCTAGAATTTGATATTGCAATGTGGAGTCAGAGCAATCCAGGGGCAGTTATGCATTTGAGAGATATGCAAAAAGAATTGGAAACGATTAAGCGTATCTTGTTTTCTCAAAAATAATATAAAGTGCATGGAACCCATATAAATAGACGATGAAAATCCAATTTGCAAGCGACTTGCATCTTGAATTTTATGCTGATAAATACAATTTTAATTTTGAATCGATTTTGACCACAAACAAAGAGGCCGATGTATTAATTCTCGCAGGAGACATTGGATATCCAGAAGAGTCCATAACTGCACGTTTTTTTGAATGGTGCTGCGCATCTTGGCCCATTGTAGTCTGGGTTTTTGGAAATCACGAATATTATAACAAATATTCTACATGTTTTACAATGTATGAAAAGGAAGTTATGGCTGAGAAGCTTTGCGAGAGGCTCCCTAATTTGCATATTCTTAAAAATGGGCGTCTAGAATTGCCAAATCTGCGAATTATTGGAACAACCTTGTGGACAGATATTCCGCCAGAATCTAGATTTAGAATACGACAATCTATGAATGATTTTAATACAATTTACAGCAAAAAAAGCGAAAAAATGAGTATACAATTGTGGGACGATCTTCACAAAAAAATGAGCCAATATATCGAAGAGGAGCTTTACGATGCCTTTAATAAAGATATAAAAGTACTTGTTGTTACACATCACTTGCCAACTTATAAAATGATACAACCCATGTATAAAACGTCGCCAATCAATGCAGGGTTTGCCGCACATTGTGATGACCTATTGGAACATAGTGCCGTAGCTGCATGGATTTGTGGTCATAGTCACGGAGCTTATGAAATTGAGCTAGAAAGGCCGAATCAAACCAAAGTAAAATGCTACTTGAATTCGAGAGGCTATAAGCACGAAACTACTTCTTTACAAGCATACAATCCAAATAAAATTATAGAAATTAAATAAATAAATGAATAAAATAACAACTACCTAAAGTGTTCCAATTAAAAATTGAACCGACCACAGAGCCCACTTAATGCACAGGATCCCTTTTAGACTAGTAGAATGCCAGCAGGGTTTAACCAAACAACCTCCGATCTCGACTCTATTGTTGGAGTACAATTCGGCATTTTCAGCTCAGACGAGATTGTTCGAAGATCTGTTGTTGAAATTACCAGCCAAGCAACCTACGATGGAACCGAGCCAAAGATTGGAGGACTCTTTGATCCTAGAATGGGCGTATTGGACAATGGAAAGACATGTCGCTCTTGTGGTCAGAGCAATCATGGATGTCCCGGTCATTTTGGACACTATAGACTTGCAAGACCTGTCTATTTCATTCAATTTATCGATATGATCCGCAATGTTCTTCGCTGCGTGTGTATTCGATGTGGCAAGCTTCTCATTGACAAGAATGCACATCCTCGCATTGCAAAGAGAAAGGGCGAAGCGAGATGGAAGATGGTCTTGGAACAATGCAGCAAAATTCACAGATGCGGTCAGCAGACTGAGGATGGTTGTGGTACCTTGACTCCCAATCGATTTGTCATGGAGGGAATTGCCCGCATTGTTGCAGAATGGGATAAAATGTCTGGAGATTCCGATGACAAGAAAGTGCTCACCCGTCAGCCGCTCGAAGTAGAATACGTTCTTAGACTCTTCAAGCAAATTACTGACGAAGATGTGGACTTTATGGGTCTGAGCCGTCACTGGTGTCGCCCTGATTGGATGATCTGCACAGTCCTCCCCATTCCCCCTCCGCAAGTTCGCCCCTCTGTCGTGCAAGACAATAATCAACGTTCAGAAGATGATTTGACGCACAAGCTCTCTGATATCATCAAGTGGAACAAGAAACTACAAGAACAGATTAACAAGAATGCTAATAGAAATATTATTGACGAACACACGACTTTGGTTCAATACCATGTTGCAACCCTTGTGGACAATAAGATTCGCGGTGTAGCCCCTTCTGCCCAGCGCGGTGGCAGGCCTCTCAAGAGTCTTCAGCAGCGCATTGGCAGCAAGGAAGGTCGTGTCCGCTACAATATTCAAGGTAAGCGCGTGGAACAATCTGCCCGTTCCGTCATTACGGGTGATCCGAATATTAGTATTGCAGAAGTGGGTGTTCCTCAAAAGATTGCAATGAACTTGACGCGACCTGAAAAGGTGACGGATTTCAACAGGGATCGCCTCTACAAGTACGTGCAAAATGGTGCAGACGTCTTTCCTGGTGCCAAGAGCATTGTTCGCAAGGATGGGCGAATGATTAGCTTGAAGCACGTGAATACCAAGGAGATTGTGCTGTACAATGGTGATACAGTCAACAGGCATCTGATGGACGGCGACATTATCCTCTTTAATCGTCAGCCAACCTTGCACAGATTGTCTATGATGGGTCATAGGGTACGCGTGTTGCCTTACAATACGTTTAGGTTGAACGTGTTGACGACCAGACCATATAACGCGGACTTTGACGGAGATAAACTCTTGTCTCCAACAGGTGGTCGCCCATATAGGTTGTAAGAACACCATATGGGGTTAACGATGTAAGTCTTACCATGGGTAAAATTGTTGTGCGATTTACCTTTGATATAACCATCTAGTAGTCAATTGGCTTAAATATTTACCCAGAATGATTAATATGGAAACTGAATTATTGAATGATAAATCTAAAGTAAAAGGTCAAATATATATAATTAAAAATACAATTTCAGATAAGTGTTATGTTGGTCAAACACTTACGCATAGAAGAAATCGCGGAAAGTATCGTCCATTTGGATTTCAAGGTCGTTTCAATGATCATGTAAGCGAAGCTGTATGTAACACAAAGAAAAAGCAATGTACATATCTTAACAATGCGATAAGGCATTATGGAAAGGATGTATTTGAAGTTTCCTTGATTACAACATGTGAAGTTCATGAGTTGAATGATTTAGAGATATTGTACATAAATCAATACAATACGCTTTATCCAAATGGCTATAATTTAACACGCGGTGGAAAATCAAAACCTCATTTGCCGAATGGTATGGCAAGAGACGAGGATTTGAATACACCAGGAAAACGAGGAGGGTGTACTATGCGATCTGAAAAGACTAGAAAACATATTTCTGAACAATTGCGCAAAGTTCTAGGGACGGAAGATAATAGAAAGAGACAGATGTCTCTCACTAAGGAACAGCACAAGAATCAGAAATATGAGAAATTTAAGAATGAAAAAATAGACCTTGACAATTTAGATCAATACATTTATACAAAACAAAACAATGGTAACCCCTTTGTTATTGTGAAGATAAATGGTAAACAAACATCATTCGTGGGTAAATATTTAACATTGGAAGATCTTCGAAAAGAAGCTTACGAGTTTCTAGAGGTGATTTCCAAATTGACTGCAACGCTTCCAAATTGACGGGAAACCCATAAAGATTCAGAGACCAAAGTTTTATAGAAATATAAAGCTGGCCTTGGAGAAAAACCAAGGGTATGGTAAAACATCTGAATATGAGCGATAAGCGAAATTGGTAATCCGCAGCCAAGCTTCTAAACCCGTATTGCAGGGCATGAAGAAGGTTCAGAGATCAAATGGTAGCGGGTCACATGTGATCGACTAGCAATCGTGATGTGGCACAAGATATGATCCACCCCTTTTGGAAACTTAAGGGAGCAAATGAATTGGGACCTCATTTGTACTATGGAGATGAATGCACATATCCCACAAAGTTACGAGGCGACTGCCGAGCTCGCAGAAATTGCGGCAGTCCCTATGCAAATTATTCGTCCTCGCGATAGCACGCCCGTTATTGCGGTTGTTCAGGATGCCTTGGCAGGTGCTTACCTTGCCACGAGGCCCAACAATCTCTTTACGCGCCGCGAGTTTATGAATATGATGATGAAAAATAAAAGATTCAAGGAAGTTCCTGAAGCGCGTGCCCAGGATCCTGAAACGGGTGCGCCCAGATACAATGGTCAGCAGATTGTAGGCACGCTCTTTGCGCCAATCAACTTGACTCTTGAAAACAGCATGTACGATTCGGACAAGAGTGACTACAACTTGATCAAGATTCAAGAAGGTGATTTCACTCAAGGTGTGTTGGACAAGGGTATCTTCAACAAGGCGGGCAAAGGTATTCTCCACACGACTTACAATGATTATGGTCCAAAGGCGGCGGTGGAACTCTTGGACGGAATCCAGAACATGATGGAAACCTATCTCATCATGAAGGGATTCAGTGTAGGTATCAGCGACTTGATTGCAGATGACGATACGCGCAGACAGATGGAAGAGGCTATTGCGTCAAAGAAAAAGGAAATCGACGATTTAATTCTCCAGATTCACACGGACTTGTTTACAAACAACAGCGGCAAGAGCAATCAGGAAGAATTTGAGGCGCGAGCCATTGGTATTCTCAACAAGGCAACGGGTGATGCGGGCAAGATTGGTGTTGAAAGCTTGTCTGCCGAAAATCGTTTGATGGCAATGGTCCGTTCTGGTTCCAAGGGTGATAAGACGAACGTTGCTCAGATGATTGCTTGTGTTGGACAGCAGGCTCCAGAAGGTCGACGCATCCCCTATGGATTTACGGATCGCACCTTGCCTCATTACAAGATGTATGACGATGGTGCAGAGGCACGTGGATTTGTCGAAGGCTCTTTCTTGAGAGGTCTGACTCCACAGGAATTCTTCTTCCACGCCATGTCAGGTCGTGAAGGATTGATTGATACGGCTGTAAAATCCGTCACTGGAGATACGGAGATTATTATCATCGAAGATGGAGAAACTAAACATACTACTATTGGTGAATGGGTGGATTCTCACCTTGCAATGAATGAAGATATCGTCCAGAATATTGAAAAGAACAATATGGAATACTTGGAATTGGAAAATAGTGTCTTTATTCCTACGACGGATGCCGATGGAAACATGTCTTGGGGAGAAATAAAAGCAGTGACGCGCCACGATCCTGGCAAGCAATTATACCAAATCAAGACAATGGGTGGACGAGATGTAATTGTGACGGAAGAACAATCACTCTTGATCTGGGATTCTGAGAAGAAGCAGTTCCTCCCCAAGCTGACGCCAGAAGTGTCGATCGATGACTTTGTTCCTGTTACGATGAATTTGCCGACTCCTCCTGTAGTTACGCAGACCATCGACGTTTCAAAGTATCTGCCAAAGAGTGAATACTTGTATGGTACTGAATTTGAACACGCGGTGAATGCTATGCGCGAGGCAATGGAAGGAAGACAATTAATTCCAAATGGATGGTGGCAGATGAATAATGGTGTTCACTTCCATGTTCCTTATTCGAGCAAGGCACGTCTCCAGCGTTCTATTGTAAGGTCAAATATCAGCAATATCAAGCCTGGCTATGTATATCCATTCACTACGAATCGCGATCATGCATTGATTCCTGATAAGATCGAACTCAACAGATGCAATGGTCTCTTCATGGGATTGTTCCTTGCAGAAGGAAACGTGGATATTAAGAGTGGTTATGTCCAAATTACAAATAACAATGATACTATTAGAACATTTGTTAAAGAATGGTTTGATCAGTATGGAATCAGATACATTGAAGAAATTAAAATGAACAATATTGGAGGAACTTCGTCTTGTGTTAGAGGATACTCGACGATTTTGGCTAAACTTCTTACGCAGCTCATGGGACATGGTGCCAAGAATAAGCATGTTCCTTCTGAAGCATTCAGTGCACCTGAAGAATTCGTAATTGGTCTATTGGACGGATACTTTTCAGGAGATGGAACTATTTCCTCTAATTCTGTAGAAGCTGGATCTGCATCGCAGAGACTCATCGAAGGTGTAAATATGTTGTGCAGTCGTATTGGAGTATTTGGCAAGGTATTTACTACGAGATGCAAGGAAAACAATGTTGGCACGCAAGATATTCTCCCCTCGCATCGCATTTCGATTCGATCTCAATGGGCCAAGCTCTTTGGAGAAAAGGTGGCCTTGATCGATGAGAATAAACATGCTAAGCTGAAGAATCTAAATACAACCGAAAAGCATAGAAATTTCGATAGAGTAAACGATGTTGTTATGGACAAGATTGTTGAAATCAATCCTATTAGTCCAGAAAACTATCCCAAGATGTACGATCTTACAATTCCATCTACATTCAACTTTGGATTGGCAAATGGTTTGCAAGTTCGCGACACAGCAGACACAGGATACACGCAGAGACAGCTGATCAAGGCCATGGAAGATTTGATGACGCATCACGACGGAACTGTGCGCGATGTCATGGGTAGAATTATGCAATTCCGCTACGGAGAAGACGGCGCAAACTCTACAAAGCTTGAAGGGATCTCTTTGCCTTTGATAAAGCTGTCTGAGAAGCAGATTAAAACCGACTTTGGTCTCGAGGGTATCGACTTTGCCCCCATTCTGGCCCCTGGTGTTGATCGCGGAGATGATGCAGAGCTTGTTTCAGAGCTTGTGGAAAAGGTTATGGAAGATCGCAAGATGCTTGTAGAAGGCGTGTTTGGAAGCGGCCGTTCGATTGGTCTTGCGACTCCTCTCAATCTCGAGCGCATCATTCTAAATATTAAAGTAAAATTCAAGCTCGACACTTCTAAGCCTACGGATCTCACGCCCTTGGAAGTTCTCGAAGGCATCAACAAGATCATAGAGAGAACTCAACCTTTTAACAAGATTTGGGCAGCTTCTCTACGCTTCCACTTGGCTCCTCACAAGATTGTTGTAAAACAGCGTTTTACAAAGGAAGCTTGGAATGCACTTGTTGAGATTATTGTTGTCAAGAATTGGAAAGCATGGGCTGTTCCTGGAGAGCTCGTTGGAATTATTGCGGCGCAAAGTATTGGCGAACCGACCACTCAGATGACGCTTAACAGCGTGGACTGGGATACAGAAATTATCATCTCCAAGAACGGAAGAATCGTGACTCCCCAAATTGGCGAATTCATCGATGACTACTACAATTCTTGCAAGGACGATACGAAGATTCAGAGACTCCCCAACAATCAAATCTACATTCCTCTCGACGATGGCAACGACTGGAAGGCCATGTCTTGCGACGAGGACGGAAACATGCGCTGGACAAAGCTCGAGGCAATTACGAGGCACCCTGTTGTAAACGAAGACGGATCCGATACAATCTTGAAAGTGACTCTAGAATCTGGTCGCGTTGTCAAGGCAACGAAGGCCAAGTCGTTCCTTACGCTCCAAGACGGAAAGATTGTTGGAACCAATGGATCGGATTTGAAGGTGGGCGACGAACTCCCTATCGGCAATAGTTTGGCCCTTAACGAGCTAAATTATTTGAAAGAAATTAACCTGAGAGAAATCTTGCCACCCACAGACTACATCTATGGCACTGAAATCCAAAAGGCGTTGGATGTCATGACGACTTCCGAGGATCGCCATTGGTTCCAGAAGAATCAGGGAACGCTCTTTACGATCCCTTATAGTCGAAGCGACGCATTCCGTGATGCATTCCAGCACGGAAGAAACTCGAATGACATTCGTCCAGGAAACGTGTACAATAAGCGCATGAAGCTCGACGTGAGCCAGATTCCTGAAACGATTCCTCTCACAGAGGACTTTGGATTCTTCGCAGGCGCCTATTTGGCGGAAGGCATGAGCAACAAGAATCAGATTCACATAACCAACAATGACAGCATCTACTTGTCAAAGGTCAAGGTTCTAATGGATAGTTGGAATGTAGGAACTCATGGGGTTTGCCAAGAAAGAGAATGTAAGAAGACTGGAATCAAGGGTACTACAACGAGCCTCATCATCCATTCTACGATTTTGGCAAAGATCATGAAGACGTGGTTTGGTCGTGTAAGCTATGAAAAGACGCTTCCTGATTGGGTTTTCCAGGCACCTGATGAATTCATTAGAGGACTCGTAGATGGATATATAAGCGGTGATGGAACTATTTGTAAAACTGGAGGTAGTATTTCTGCATCGTCTGTATCTGAAAAGTTATTGATTCGAATGGGAATTGTATTTGCGCGCTATGGTATTTATACTACGAATACATCCTGTATGCCTGAAAAGAGAAATTTCAATTCGGTATCTCGCCATTATATATTAAATATTCCAGTAAAATATTCGAATATCTTCCACAATAATTTTAAGCTAACCATCGAACATAAACAAGCTCGACTCGATGTAAAATTTGGAAAGCGCAAGGAAACTAATATAACATGTAAGTGGAAGGAAACGAAGGATGTCGTATGGGATAAGATCAAGAGTATTGAGGAAGTTCGACCAATGGGGGAAGGTTGGGTTTACGATATTACAGTTGAGGACACTCGCAACTTTGTCTGCTCGAACATGCTGTCATTAAAAGACACCTTCCACCAGGCTGGCGTGGCAGCGAAATCTGCAGTAACGCGAGGTGTCCCCCGTTTGAAGGAACTCCTCAAGGTAACGAAAAAGCCAAAGGCTACTAGTTTGACGATTTCGCTTAAGCCAGCCTTTAGAAATAACAAGGATATGGTAAGACAGGTCAGTCAAGATTTGGAACTAACGCTCTTGAAGGATATTGTAACAAAGGCGGCAATCTACTATGATCCAGATGACGAAGAAACGATTCTCCCAGAAGACAGGGATGTTATTGCATTCTTCAAAGCACTCGAGATGGACAAGACGAGTGGTGAAAGTGCAACAAATAATATCTACAGCAAGTGGATTCTCCGCTTTGAATTCGATCGAGAAAAGATGTTTAACAAGAACATTACTATGGACGATGTATACTTTGTGATCCAAAATGCATATGGTTATTACGGAGAATCAGACGATAGTCTCCATACAATTTACTCGGATTACAACAGCCAGAAGTTGGTTATGCGTATCCGTCCCAAGCAGGGTGGATTCATGTATGGAGACGATTTGGCAGGTATCAAAAAGTTCTTGAATATTCTTCTCCAGAATACGATTATTCGCGGTATTTCTGGGATTCGCGCAGTGACATGGAGAAAGGATGCAAATCGCGTGGAACTTCAGGACGGAGAATATAAGCAGGTAAATCAGTATCTCTTGGACACAGATGGAAGTAACTTTGTAGCTGTATTATCACATCCATCTGTTGATGGAAATAGGCTGTATTCTACAAATATTCACGATATCTTTGAGCAATTGGGTATTGAAGCGACGAGATCTGTGCTCTATTCTGAAATCAATGGTCTCTTCGATGATGCAGATATTAACTATAGGCACTTGGGTCTTCTCTGCGACAGCATGACACATGCAGGACGACCAATCTCTGTAGACAGATATGGTATCAACAAAAAGGATAATGGGCCTCTTGCAAAGGCATGCTTTGAAGAAACAGAACGCGTTCTCAACAATGCAGCAGTATTTGGAGAGATGGATCCTGTTACGGGTGTGAGTGCAAATATCATGATGGGTCAGCCTATTCGTGCAGGTACAGCTTTCACGCAAATCCTATTAGACGAAGCTGCGCTCCCTCGACTCTTGCAAGACTTGCCTCCTATTGAAGAAGAGGAAGAGGAAGAAGTAAATGCGCCAACCCAGAATATGATTAATCAAGAACTTTACGGAGAAGAAACAGATGCATGTGCTCGCTTAGAGACGCAGATGAATATGGTTTTGCCGACAACTACTGCAAACTTGATTGAAGAAGACGATATTGAATTAGTTGAAATCAATGAAACCAAGGGTTAGACCTAAACAATAATTGCTAAAACCATGTATGGAGCGTAATATTGAAAAACCGCCATGGACACATGTACAATGGTATTCTGGGGTTGTAAAACCAACGGCAGAAGACCTTCAGGATTGTCCAAAACTTGGCACGTGGTTAGAAGAAGAAAATAAATCTATAGATTTTTTAAAGGAATCAATACATCCTTACGATAAGACCGAGCTGTGGGACTTGGCAAAGAGAATTACAAATCCATACGAGTTAATTAATACATTTAGCAATCGGTTAAGTCTGCCAAAATCAACATGCTGCCTTCATCCCTTGAGTCGCAGTTTTTTTAAAATGGTTGAGATGCTACATCATCTTGATTTTTTCGATCGACATAAACATCCTAAATACAAAAGCATGCACATTTGCGAAGGACCTGGTGGTTTTATTGAAGCCTTTTATCATATGGCCGATGCAAAACACAAACTCATACAGGCATCCTATGCAATGACTCTCAAGAGTACAAATGCGATTATTCCAGGATGGCGCAGAGCTACCCAGTTTCTTCAAAAAAATCCTACAATTTCTATCTTGTATGGGCCAACAAAAACTGGCGATATCTATGATCCAGAAAATCAAAAGGCCTGTATGGAAGCTGTTGGCCAAATGGGCGCACACTTGGTTACATCGGATGGAGGATTTGATTTTAGCGAGGATTTCACCAATCAAGAAAAGAATATTTTGAGGCTTCTTGTATCGAGTTCCATCGTATTGTTAGAATGTGTAGCGTGCGAGGGAGATGTTGTAATAAAAGTTTTTGATTGCAATTCCCAGGTTACGAGAGATTTATTATATTTATTGGCCTCTTGTTTTCAGAGTTGGACTCTTTATAAACCGGTCACGAGTCGTCCATGCAATAGCGAATGGTACTTTATTGGAAAATCGGCTATAAGAGATCGCAAAAACGTGATTCAGCTTCTCAAGAGAGTTCGCGATGGACTTGCAAAAGAGGTTCCAGAAGAGTATATTCGTCTTGTGAATTACAATCCACTAGAAGAAAAGATTCAGGAGCTAAAACGCGAGCGTTGCGAAAAACAGGAAAGATCCTTAAATGCTGTTTTGGAATTTTGCAAAAAGACTACAGAGATCAACCATGCAACTCTCTGGGAGTCTCAGAGAGAGGCTACAATAAAATGGTGCAACTACTTTCGAATGCCAACTCAATATAGACTTTCAAACGGATAAACGCTTGGACTCATTTAGCAGACTTTTTGCCTTCTACGATCGGTTTGACATAGGAATCTGCCAGCTTTTGTCCAACGACAACAGACGCCTGGTGCTGCGTCATTCCAGTTGCCATTTTGTCCATTACTGCCAACATGAATGCGAGTTTACTTTGATCGAAATGCGGTTCTACAGCCATTTGAAAAAGGGTTGGATATTGAGTAACAAAGGTTCCAAGTGCTTCCTTGATCTGATCGTCTGTTTGCCCCAAGTTGCGAAGTCTTCGAATTTCTTCAATTCTTTCTTTTACATATACACTTCTCTCTCGGGGAGAAAAGAGCGTTGGGGCATTTTTGGCTTCTTCAGAAGCAGCCAAAACACCATCTTTGGATAGAGCGCTGAGATCTGCCATTCTTTCTAGATGCGTGTAGAAAATGTCTTTAGATAAAACGCGAGTATGAATAGAATAAGATAGAATGGCCGAAAAAGTGGAAAAAATAGTTTACTCGCCAATCGTCAGCACAGATTCTGTCTCACCCGAAGCCAAGCTAATGAGATCTGCGAAGGAACTGGAGGAGCAGTCTAATACAGATACAAAATATGATGCCGTAGTCGAGCGATTTCAACAAAATCAGAGTTCTACAAAGCCATTGCTTGGTGTTGCAGTTGCACTTTTATTATTGCTCGCAGGTTCTATTTTTGCCAAGAGACGCTAGGTCTAAAACAGCGCCTTTACATTGAGCAAAGTTCTCGTAAAAAGTTCAAAGGACAATGTAATAAAACAAATCGTACTGAATAATAAGGTGATTCCCATTATATTTTCTCTTGTTTTAGGTATATTAAATATTTCTAAAAGAGGATCTACTATAGTTAGATTGTCTCCTGTCAATCGTTGTTCGATTCGCGTAAGGACACAGCCTCCTGTAATCATATGCATGCACCATATACAACTTATTACAAGCCATAATCCCAGCATGAATAAATAGGATGGAAATAATGTATGAACTAAAACATACGAAATGACAATTGCCATGATTGTATATTGATGCAAAAGCCTTATGAGAAGCCCTATTCGCGCATCATCTGTCTCCCAGAAAAAAATCCATCGCAAACAAGTTTCTATTGCTTTTTCAACATGTTTTCGAATGGGCCTTATTGATATCGACATCCTACGCTAGAATTATGAAATAAAAGATACAAGTCAACGCATCTAAATAACCACTCTGTATCCAGTAGAGCACGTTAAGCAATGCAGAGTTCATTTGTTTTACCCATGAATCTCGATGAAGAGGATCCGGATCCATTGGTTGGAGGATACGAAGAAATCGAAGATATAAACTTGGAAACAAAGAAGGAGATTGATAAACTAAAACTTCTGATCGGAGATTTTAAAAAGAGCCTTTTTTATACCTATGTGAGCAACGATACATCGCACAAGGCGAATAATATTGGTTCCATGATGTCTTATCATGCACTTTTTTTGCAATGTGTAGCGTTTTGGATTGGTCTCTTGGACAATCAGATCGTTTCAAAACCAGAGTTTCAGGACAAGAAGCTTCAAACCGATTTCAAGACGCTTTCCAAGATAATTTACCAAACAGCCATGCTAAATTCCGATTCTAGGACGCTAGTCTATAGTTTACTTTTGCAGGTATCTACACAATACCCTTATGATTTGGAAAATGTTTCTGTAGAGTAGAACTATGAATACCCGCAGAAATCGCCGCAATGCAGCAGGACTTGCAGGGACTCGTGAAAAGTTGGGTTTGACGAAAAAGTGTCCTCCAGGATTTATTCTTCGTGCACCCTATAAGCGTAAATTTAGCACGACGACTAAACAATCGGGCTACAATGTTCACAAGAAGAACAAGACCTATCGTATTTATCCCAAGGCTTCTACTACGCTTGTAAAAGCCTCTTGTATTCGCAATAGGGGACTTCCGGGCAAGGGCCCGCGTTCCGGTAAAAGATTTGCCCCTCTTCACGAGGGAGAATTGTCCAGATACGGGTACAATGCTCACAAATCCGCGGATGAGCGCCACTTGGCACTCTTGAAAGCGATTAATGTCTATGGAGCATTAAGCGTATTCAGAAAGCTAGATGCCGTGGCAAAGTTGACTCTGCGTACTGCTCCCGAAGCGCACAAGGTTTTCAAGGCAGATCGCGAATGGGTTCAAGCCAATTTTCCCTTGAAGAAGAGAAAATAAGTGACAAACAAGGTCGTCCAACTATCTAAAAGACTAAACAGCCCGCTTTAGCAGGAGATTCATGGAATCTGTTGCTAAACAGACACTATCAACTGGACCCCAACCATCCTGGGTCTGGTTTCTTTTTATCACAATAGCTCTTGGCCTAGCCTGGTATTTTGTAAATTCTGCAGTTGATTTTGCAGAAGTTAGTCGCAACTGGCCAAAGTATCGCTGCAATCCCGCTATTATGCCGTTTGCAGGACTCTACGGCTACAATGTTAAAGAGAATTTCAATTATTGCGTTGAGAATATTTTCAAAGAACAGGCTGGTTCCGTAACGGGCCCTTTTGCGTCTATTCTCGGTGTTATGGTACAAAATGCAATGACCTTTCTTAAAAGTCTCAATAGTCTTCGCATGATGTTTGCGACAATGGTCGGCGGCATAACGAAAATTATTCAGGAATTCACTGATCGATTCAAACTCGTCTTTAGCCAAGTCCGCATAACGGCGCAGAGGCTTCAAGTTCTTTTTCAGAGGCTCCAAGGTACATTGTTTTCTGTAATGTACATGGCCATGTCTGGTGTCACGGCCGGTTTGAATTTTGGCGACACCTTTATTTTCAAGTTCTTGGACACATTTTGTTTTCCGCCCGAAACTGAAATAGACGTGGCAGGAAAAGGTCTAATTCCCATAAAGGATGTTAGACTTGGAGATATTTGCAAAAAGACGGGTGCCAAAGTAACGAGTACCTACCAGTTTTATGCCGATGGTCAGCCCATGGTGAACTTGAAAGATATTCAAGTGAGCACAAACCATTTTGTAAGCCACAAAGGCGTGTGGATCGAGGCAGCTAATCATCCTGATGCAAAGCCTTGTCGAAGCTGGTCTGGAGGAATTGAAAGACCGCTCGTTTGTTTGGATACAAGCAGTCATGAAATCCCTCTTGGTACTATGCTCTTTTCGGACTGGGACGAAACGGATGGTTCCGACGAAGTGACCATGACTCTTTCTGAAATCAAGCTCAATGGAGGCAAACAAAATATTACAAACAAACCCCGTCCTTGGCTCTACCAACCTGCATTGAATAGAGCTGCGGCTCTTTTGAAAAAAGATGGATCCACAATTATCGCAAAACAAGTGAAACTTGGCGAAGAACTCTCGATGGGGCGCGTTGTTGGCCTTGGCCATCGTTTGGTCAAACAAATTGTAATTTTGCCAAATCAAGTAAACGTAACGCCGAGCACACTTGTCTGGAAAGATGGTCTATGGCAACGTGCAGGACACTTGTACGAGGTAAAGGAATTAAATAAACCGATAGAAATGGTAACTTTTATTGTTTTCCCTACAGGGTCGATTGAACTTGCGGACGGAACGATTCTAAGAGACATGTTTGAAGTTCACAGCCCTGACATGGAAGGCCCTACAAGGGAAAAGCTTCAGCTTCAATCTAACCCGACAAAAGCGTTTCTTGGCTCTGAGAATCCTATAGCCTCTCAACAGGAATGGCCAACTTTGTTGGTGCAGTAGCGATAACAATCGCTCTAACCGCCTTTTTTAGTTATTTAATAATTAAAACAGACTTGGAAGCAATCAAAGGAGATTGGGCAAACAGACGTTGCGAATTTCCCGTGATGATGCTCGCTGGAATGTTGAAACCAAAAGGGGAGTCGAAATCTGGCCTCGAATTTACAAAAGACAACTTTTCGTTTTGTCTTCAGAGCCTCTCGCAAACAATCTTGAAGACCGCCTTTGCACCCTTGTTTGGTATTCTCGGCCAACAAGCGAATGTTCTTAATACAATGGGAGGACCTCTGAATTCCATACGCGGAATGCTAAAAAAGGGTATTGATGTATTTGGAACCTTTATGGACAAACAATACAGACAATACATTGCTGTAAACTCGCATTTGGTCAAAGTGTGGCAGCATTTGTTGATGGCCATGCAAAAAGTACAGGGTGTGGTATTTGGCGCCTTTTTTATGGGCTTGTCGATGAATGTTTTGATTGACAACATGATTCAGTTTGTCTTCAAGGTTATTATGATTGTTATAGGGGTTATGGTGGCGCTCATGATTCTTCTGTTCTTCGTATTGTTCCCCTTCATACCCATTATATTGTCGACCATTGCCATACTCACTGCCGCAGGAGTTGGAGGGGCTGCAGGGATGGCTGGGGCCTTTTGCGTCGATCCTGTTGCCGAAGTGAAGATGGCTGATGGAACCTACAAGATGTTGGAAGATCTTGAGCTAGGCGATCTTCTTGCTTCGAGTGATCCTCATTCCCAAAAAGAAAATAGAGTTACAGGGATTTTGGTGGTGGATGCAATGGATACTCCTCTAGTGAGTATTGGCGGCATCTTAATGAGCGGCAGCCATCGCGTTTTATGTGACGGCGAATGGATTTTGGCGGAAGAACATCCGCATGCAATTGAAGAATCGAATACTAAACTCCCTCAGCTCATTTGCTTGAACACAACCCAACACGAGGCTCTTGTAAAGACTGATGCGATCATACACAAAGAAGACTTATGTGTAGGCGACTGGGAAGAAGTCTCCACCGAAGAAGGCCAAAAGGAATGGATTCACTTGGTCAATAGTGTTATCAACAACGAGCCTTACGAAATTACCAAATATCCGACGGCAGTTCCCTTGTCTGGTCCAATGAACTATGTTCAAACGAAAAATGGTTTTCTCCCGATCAAGGATATTAAACTAGGCGATTATGTCCAAAAGAATATTGAAGGAGATTTTACGCAAGTCTTGGGAATATACAAGGGCCATCTTTTTACAAAGACCGAGGTCTCAACTCCCGAATGGATTTCAGACGGCGTTTGGATTCAAAACCAGACTGAACTTTGGGAAGTCGGTCAGGGCCTCGAAGAAGACGAATCAGGCCCTTTTTGCAACGAAGGCGTCTTTTTGGTGACAGAAGAGGAGGAGTTTATCCTCTACAGCAAAGGCAACCCATATCTCGTGCGCGATTTTTCGGAACTTGGCGCGACCCGTATTCACGAGAGCTACGATCTATTGGATAGTTACATCAACAAAAAGTAGAGAACCTAAGCAGAAATGCGCACAGGTGTATTAATTACAGGTCTGATTCTTTTGCTGATTGCAAACTTTTTGGCCTTCTATGGCTTCCAAGGCAAGATTTCGAGGGAAGGCTTCACGAGCTACTTCTTGGAAAACGCGGCTGGAACTGACTCAAAGCCCATGGGGCCTTTTGACGGAGTCAAGCTCGAAACTGGAAACGGCGTGAGCTCGTGGCGCTACAATCACCCGAACGAGCCGTTGGAAGGCAACTATCCCCCGTTCAAGCTCGGTATGGACAACTTGTTCATGTTTAAGGATAATCAGTGCAAAGCCGAGTGTTGCCCCTCCTCAATAAGCTGCGATGGAGGCTGTGTCTGTTCCACGCCTTCTCAAAGGGCATTCCTTAATAGCCGTGGAAATAACCGAACCGTTGAAGATGGATTCTAAAGTTTTGAACGATTTCGAAAAGCCCTTTGAAGTTTCTTGACTGCCCAAATACCTTTATTCCATTCCCACTCCCAAACTTCTATAACATTGTATCCATTTTGTAAACAATGTTCCCTCTTCTTAAGAGTGTTTTGATATAATTCTCCAAATGTTTTACCAGTATGTTTATTTCTCTTATCTGGATCAAATATTTTAGGCGAACCGTGCCAGTAGCTCCCAAATGCCTCATAGAGTGTATTTGTTTCTTTACAATATCCATCTGCATGATATAAGCTATTTTTTATACGATGTTCACCTCCATTTTCTGCATGTTGTATATGCACATTATCACACACCATTCTATATTTTAACCAAGATATTGCAAATTTTGAATGTTTTGGAGGTTTACACTTTTGACATCCTTGTCCAACTAAATGATCAGATGCAATCTTTTCAAAATCTCCATGTATTTTACATGATATTATAATTTTAGTTTTACTATTTTTATAATTAACCTTTGAGTAATCATAAAGGTTGCCATGTATTTTTATTGCATCTTCAATATATTTATCAATTGATTTTCTAGACTTAGATGCATGTAAATCATCTGCACATTTTCTACAACCGCTAAATAAATGCTTATATGCAGTTTGTTCAAATTCACCATGATTTTTGCATATAATAGTAATTTTTTTATTACCATTTTTATATAGTGCTTTGCTATAATCATAATTATAATTATGAAATTCATTTGCTCTTTTTATAAAGTCTTCATGAGCAATAGTTTTATTTACAGCTTTACTCATATTACCACATAATTTACACCCCGTTTTTGTTATACAATGTGATACAGCATCCATTGTTATTTTTCCATGATCTGGGCAAATAATATCCATTTTATTTTTCATTCCAGTGTATGTTTCTTCAATATATTGAAATCGATTTCCATGTTTTTTTCTCGCACGAATCAGAAATTCTTCCCAAGGTATTGTAATTGCTTTTGCACACTTTTTAATACCACATGTTGGACAACCTCTTTTAGATAAAATGTGTTTTGAAGCACTCTGCATAAACTCCCCATGCTCTTTGCAACCTATACAAATTTTTGTATTCATGTTAGTATAGACTACTTTAGAATAGTCATATCGATCCCCATGAATCTCCCGCGCTCTTTGCACAAAGGCTTCCATAAAATTTTTTTAATAAACTAACTCCACAAACACTTATTCAATTTTCTACAAAAGGTCGCACTAAATCCCATCCCCGTAAAATCCATATCAAATATAGTAATGGATAAACACAATCTTGGAGAATTATTCAAGTTGATAAATCTTGATATGCAAATGAAACCAAATGTATTGTCAATACAGATAGTATATCTTTATTATATTATTAAAGAATGGTATATTCATGATAATATAAAAAATATTACTTCCATTAATCAAGAATTAATCGATACAACGGATAGGTTAAATGATATTTTTTATAAAATAAATGGTACATACATATCATTAGTCTATCCTCAATCTGCGGAACAGATAAATGATAATGATAAAAGCTGTATTAATTCTATAGAACAATCCAAATTAGAATCTATAGGTATTTATGCAGTATATATTTGCACTGATAAAAATATATTTATAATTTTAATATATAACTATCATCAAAAAGTGTTATTAATTGATGTGAATACACGCAATATAGTAGAATTTACTAATAGTATTGAATGCATTAATTATGTAGACGCGATTAATAGTAAATATACATATCAATTATTAAAAGTAGTCAATAGACTATTTTCGTAGTAAACTAACCCTACAAATACATATTCAATTTTCTACAATAGATGACTCCACCAACCAAACCCATCGCGGTGATTGGGTATGGCATAGCAGGGCAACTGCTCGTTTTAGAACTCTTGACGAAGCGAAACGTGCCGCCCTCGCAGATTGTAATTCTCGACGAAAACTTTCTAGGCGGAGCTCTGGCGACTCACTATGGTTCCGTGTTGAGCAACACGCCTTGGTCCAAAACAAGACAGGCCTTGGCCGAATATCTTCCGTGGTCGAAAGAGGCCATCGAAAAAGGCGACAAGACCTACGGAGAAGCGCAGTGCATGCCTGTAAGGGATATTGCCAAGCTATGTCTCCAAGCATCTCTCAAAGCCTCCTCAGAAGTCGAAAAAATCACGACACGAGTCACGGATCTTGTTTACAAAGATGGCCAGGGTTGGGAAATTGACCATACATTTGGCAAACTGACAGCCAAGTACGTCTTTTTGGCTCACGGGGCCATCGAGAAACAATTGAATCTAGACAAGCCTCACATTCCTCTCTCGATTGCCTTGAACAAGGATCTATTGCAAAATCATCTTGACCCAGAAAAAGACATTGTCGCAGTCTTTGGTCTTGCTCATTCCGGAACAATTCTTCTAAATCATCTTCGCGAACTTGGAGTACAAACCTATGGAATTTACAATACGGACCAGCCCTTTTTATTTGCAAGAGACAATGTGTATGACGGAATAAAGGAGGGTGCAGAGACGATTGCCGACTCGATTTTAAGAGGAGAGCATGCAACGACCACGACGCTCATTCCTTGGTCGGATCCACTGGCCTTGTACAAGGCTTTAACAAAGGCCACAAAAGTAATTTATTCAATTGGATTCGCTCCAGCCAAGTTGGGTTCCTTGGACTGCAGGTACGATCCTGCGACGGGTAGAATAGGCACAAATCAAAACCTTTATGGCTACGGAATTGCCTTTCCAGGAACTACGATGCACAATGGCAAATCGTACGTAGATGTAAGTGTATTGAGTTTTCAAGATCAGATACGGGGCACTTTGCCGCAAAGTTTTACTTTGTAATAAGAAAGCCCTATCAAGTAGATGAATACGAATACCTTTCGGTCTCCGGCTCCAGCAGCCAATCTTTTTAACTTGGGGGGAAACTACAATAGAAAAAACAATATAGTGACCAACGTTGCAAATGTAGTGTCCAATGCGGCCAACACAGCCACCAACGTAGTATCCAACGTTATGACCAACGCGGCCAATACAGCCACCAACGCGGTATCAAACGTTATGAATACAGCCTCTAACGCGGCCTCTAACGCAGCCAACGCGGCCTCAAATGTTTTTTCCATGAATAAGGCATCCAATACAGCATCCAATATCCTGTCCAAGGGGCCCTCTATGATTCAGATCGTCCTGATCGTCCTTTTTGTGATTGTCTTTTCGCTCTTTGCCGTTTTCTGGAAGGATATCAATCAAGGTTTCAAGGTCATGTACGACAGCATTAGACAATTCTTTGGAGCGGCCAAGGCACCTACTCCTGGTCCAAGCGATCAAGAAGATGTTACCATAAAGCCCGAAGCGCCTCAGGACGATACTATTCATGAAAAGAAGTTGGTGGAGAAAATCTTGCCAGGACGCCAAGAAGTTTTCAACGTGAGCAAGAATACTTACACGTATTACGATGCAGAACCCTTGTGCAAGGCGATGGGTGCGGAGCTCGCAACTTATGAACAAGTAAAGGAGGCATATGCAAAGGGAGCGGATTGGTGCAATTATGGATGGGTAAAGGGGCAAATGGCAGTCTATCCAACCCAGCAGGGTACGTGGGAGCAGCTCCAACAGGGTCCCGAAGAACAGCGCGATGCGTGCGGTAAGCCCGGTTTGAACGGAGGCTTTTTCGACAATCCTGAACTCCGTTTTGGCGTGAATTGCATTGGAGTAAAACCGAGCCAAAAGGATCACGACGCAACGGCCATTGCGAGTGGCGAAGGAGCACCTTTGAGCCCTGAAGGTCTCGAATTCGAAAAGAAAATCAACAAGTACCGCGGAGATGCTTCGAGCATTGCGATTCTCCCTTTTAACAAGTCTACTTGGAGCAATTAGAGTGAATATATACTTAATTATTTATAAGAAAAAGTAATACTTTATCTTATAAAGTTGTCTTTATTTTTCGCCTCCGCTTTACAAGGTTCGTCTATCGCCTCCGTTCTAGGAGACCTAGAGTGTTCGTCTATCGCCTCCGTAAGCAACATCTTCATTTTGTCCATGTCCATGGCCATGATCATCATCAGATTCATAGGTTTCTTCTTGGAAGGAAAGCCATTTTGCGTGGGATTTGCTCTGCCACAAGTCAACTAAATGCCAAGCAAATGTCGGCAACTCTGTTCTTTGAGAAAAGCCTGCATCGGACATATCCAAAAAATACGGAACCATCCACGTTTCGCATAAATCGTACCAATCATCGGGAGAAATTACATGCCCATACCAATCAAATTCTTCAAAGCCTCCATTGTGTGCGCATTTTTGATAAGAAATTTCTTGAGTTGTGTTGCACCCATTTTGAATCTTGTATAGAGCATATGCCCATTGCTTACAAAATCGAATACAATCCTCTGGAGAAAAGCCAACCTTGTACCCGTGTTCTTTCAAAAAGGGCAGTAACCCATCTTCGACAAACTCCTCAATGTAAAAGTCTGGAAGCCCATAGAGCCATTCCAAGTACTTATCGCGGTTTGCTTCCTTCTGTCGTTCCAAGATGTATTGTCTTGGGATATTGAGTACATTCATATTTGCAGATTTTTTTGAAGCTACACTTTTCATCTTATACAACAAACACTCAAAAAGAGCTACTAATCTGAAGTATGTAATTCAAACTACTTTAGACTCTGTGGGGGCATAGGCGGGGGTGGAATGGGTGTAGCAATTGGCGTTCGTTTGAGACAAGCCGTATGTTGCGTATCCTGTTGCTTTTGAAGGCGAATAAATCGGAGAATTGCCTCTGTTTCGTCAACGCTAGTCCCCTTTTGAGCAAAATACTTGTGTAGATACGATTCGAGTCTAGGAATTGTAAGTGACGGGATTGTTTTATCGTTTGCTATTTGAAGATATGCGCCCGAAATTTGTATAATCGCATTGTCCATTCCATTTGCTCTCAAATTTTGTATAATTTTACCTTCAAAGTCGTCACGAAGTTTTCTTGCACCTGTTGCCTGTTTTGAATAATTATTTGCCAAATTGTCATAATGAACATAGTTTCGTACCCAAGAAGTAAGTTCGTTAGGTTGGGGAGCTGCCATCTAATATTTCTAGAATTATATTGAAACTGCGCCAAACGCCGCAGGTAGACGAGTAAAGACCAAAAGCATAGTAAGAGTAATCATAATAGTAAGCAAAACAAATAAAACACACATTACAACAATATAAGGGAAAATCCGTTCGAGAATGTGATTTAAAATCGGATCAATCAAAAAAATCTGCATCATCTTCTTATTTTCCTCGGTTTGAATGGTTTGGCTCAACTTTTGAATCCATTTTTTGAGCCAATTGGAGTTTAATTTTGAGGCCGAAGCGGATGTAGATGTCGCAGAAGACACAGACGCTGAATCCGCATCCATAACTACCTGTAGCCATTTAAAACGCATTTGAAATACTACGCAGACAAAGAAAAGACGGGATGCCGTATTTTTCAAGCAAATTTAAGAAGCAAAAAACGCCTGATGGAAAAATGATGTATTGGTTTTATTCAGAATATACACAAACAGAACATACTAATGAGAAACCGCCTTTGGCAATTGATGGTGAAACTATCGAATCTGAAGAACAAACTGATGAGTCCTTTTTTAATAGAATTCCAGAAGAATCAAATAATCCCAATGTACTGAAGAATGTTTTTACGCAATGGATTGCAGATTGTAGCGGAGCCTTTGTAAAACCTCCGACCATTGAACATTGTTTGAACAATGTGGAAAATATCTGGGACAGCAATGCACCTATTGCTTCTTTGGATCCTTCTGAAGAAGAAGAATCATGGACACTTCAGTGGGTTCCGACTAAGTTAAAGGTGGACAATCCAATCTTTCAGATTTACTGGGCACCAAGTTATAAAATAAAGGCAACCCGGATTCCAGAATTCAAGGTTGGTCAGGGCGCCCAGGGAGGAGAAGAGGCCAACGATAGAATTGAACTTCAGATCCCTGAAGTCCTTCCAAACAGAGATACCCGAGTAATAACGACTAGGCCTACCGAATGGCTTCAGGAAATTCACGATGGATCTATCCCTTTTTCAGACACACCAGCTCTCCGGTTGGATATTGATATTGATGCTCAAAGGGACAAGTTACGAAGGCGTGTCCGCGAGGCGCGTATTCGAGCAAAACTAGCTCTCTATCGTGCAGAGCGTCTTGCATACAAATACGAAGAGCGCTATGGGGTTTATCCAGAGAAGGACGAAGAAGAGGAGCAAACCGAGGCCGAACAGAGCGATTTGGACTAAAAAAAATCTCGGTTTTGGTCTGAAAATTATACACTTGCACTATTACAGAAGCACCGAATGGCAGGTAGTAACAATATGATCACCGGCATTTTAGTTGTCTTGGTTTTTGTTGCCTTTGTCTATCTTATTGACCCGACATTCTTCGGCCTGTTCAAGATGAAGCAAGGATTTTCTGATGCGGCTGGCATGGGAGACGCCGAATGCCCTCCTGGACAAATCTTCAAGGATGGCGTTTGTGTCTCTGGCTTTACTAATGGACCGAGTGGTGCACCTAATGCGGTAAGCAATGGAAATGCTTCCCCGGGTCAAATGGCCAATCCTGGTGCCACCAACTTTGCCAATGAAGTTGGCAATGAACATGCTGCTGGTTCTAATATCAAGGCAAGTGCCTTCCCTGAGCCTCAAGTGTCTGGCTTTGCCGATTTGAGTTCTATGGAAGGCCCTGCCAACTTTGGAAGTGCTGGCCAGCCTGCTGGATGCTACCCTCGCGACCAGCTCACTCCTAGCGAGCTCTTGCCGAAGGATCAGAACAGCGTGTGGGCTGAACAGAACCCCATGGGACCTGGAAGCTTGAAGGGCAAGAACTTCTTGAGTGCAGGTGCCTTGATCGGTGTCAACACTGTTGGCCAGAGTCTCCGCAACGCCAACTACCAGCTCCGTTCTGAGCCGCCCAATCCTCAGATCCCTGTGAGTATTTTCAACCAGAGCACCATTCAACCTGATACGAATCGCCGCCCTCTTGAAATTAACTAAATAGATAGATAATTGCAATACGCATATATTTTATGTAGATTTTATAAATCTTCCTAAAATTTATCTGTGAATTCCATTTTTGATTACACGATCCTTTTCAAAAAAATAGTTATAGAGTTTTGTCGAGAGCAAATCTATTTTTTGGATTAAATTTAGCTGAGATCCCAAGAAAACAAATCCCATCATCATTTCTCCATTAAATTCAGGTGTTTTATAGGGCACGTAATTTCCTCCAATTGGAAACAAGAGGGGCACTTTTTTCACGCAATAACGGACAAAATAGACAACCAGTACCAACAGAATACATTGAAGCAAAACCTCTTTTGTAACCTCTTCGGTTGATTTTTTAGGGTCGTAATGCGGAAATGCGAAATCTAAACCAACACCTCCCAAAAATGCAGAAATCATGTATAACAAAGCGTACTGAACACTTTCCAAAATATGGTATCCCCGTGTGTGTAATTTCATAAAGAATGGGCTTTCTAATTAGGAAGGGCATATAAAATGGCTCAAATGACTGAAAACGTTCTGTCACAAATGAACTCAATGTTTCGAAACATAATTGGTTCTGGTTCAACGTATCCAACAATTATGCAAAAAAGTCAAGTAGATGGAAAAGAGTATCGTGTAAGGGACCTCCCGGATAAGCAATATGCTGCTGACATGCTTGCTAAACTTCGTCTTAATTTGGCAACCTTGACAGATTCTCTTGTTCAGACATTTCCTCACAAGCAACAAGTCATTCGTCTACAGCAAAACTTCCAAGCGGATCCCAATCGATTCTTTGAAAGTACACCTGATGCAGAACATACATCTTATAGCGTAAATAAGGGCGAGTCAGTTCATTTTTGTCTTCGTCAAAGGGATGCATCGGAAAGACTTGTAGATGTCAATGTAATGATGTTTGTGGCACTTCACGAAATGGCGCATATGATTACCGAAAGTGTTGGTCACGAGCCCGAATTCTGGAATAATTTCGGTTGGCTCTTGCGCGAAGCAGAATCGAGACACTTGTACAAACCAACTGATTTCAAGAGTCAACCTGTGACGTATTGTGGTGTTCAAATTACAGATGCTCCAAAGTACGATCCTGCCCGAGACAAGGAAGGTACAGATTTCACTATTGGCTCTATTTTTAGATCTAGATAACAAACTCAAGGCGCGAATTCAATGGTGTTTTTGATGTACAAACAAATAGGATGGAGGGAATACAAACACCTCTCAGTACAACTCTTCAGAGTCTAGAAAAGCCACCACCTCTAGGAAGTCTTCGAGAACCTATTGAGGAAGTGGAAGTCGTTCTGCATAGAGTGAGTGGAGAAAAGCGGATTACTATTTCTGGCATTGCACCTTTCCATACTATTGAAGATCTTCACAGAATTCTTTGGTACAGGCTCGAAATGCCCGAGGATTTATATCCAAAGTATAGCTATTTGGCTTTTGAGACTGGAAACGATGATCAAGTTGCACCCGCCATGTTTAGTTATATAAATATGTCTCAAGAAGGTACCGAACCTCTTATTATTCCAAATCCACTAGATATAATTCCTGAATACAAACTTCAACCCTCTTTTGTTGATGATCAGGGCGAAAAGCTTCCAGTCAATATTAGTTGGAAAGGGCGAACGACTCTTGAAGATGCCTTTTTAAAGCCAATGAATGGAATGCCAACCTTTCATATATTCTCTCTAAAGCTCTTAATTTCCAGATATATAGAAGGTCTTGGTATAAATTCTAGAACAACGCTCACAATCAACAATAGAGATTGGTACGGGCTTTTCAGTCCCTATTTTCCGTCACTTCCAGTTGGATCCAAAGGAACCTTTACAGAGGAGGATGCAAAAGCTGCAAAGGCAACTAAGACCTATATTGAGGCAAAACTCGACCAGCTGGATGCATTAGAAGAATTAATTGCTTCTGTTCAGTTTCAGGAAATTCGCACAACAGGTGTGAGGTATTTGAGCTTGCAATGGACAAATACAGAGCGCGAATCCATGTTTGAAGGCGTCGATGCGCTCTTTTTTTCGGCCGACGTAAATTCGACAAGACCTTTTATGAGACTTTTGATGCCTAATGCTACGCCAATGACAAAACTCTACAAACCAGATCCATTGGAGCCACCTATTGTAAATGATCCTGTCCTGTTAAAAACATGGGCAACCGAGCCAAATCCCATTCCAAACGAAAATATCCTGTTTATAAAAACCTTGCTAAGAAAACAGGAATTTGGCCTTCCACCTCTTTATGGAACCTTTCGCATAATGGACGATACAACGGCAGATTTTACAATTCAACCACGAAAAGACCAGCGCATACTTGATTTTAGAAAGGATTTGGTAAATTTAAATTCTATCTTATTAAAAGCGTCTGAAGATTTTCCATTTAATCTACAAGATGCACGTATCGGTCGTGCAAGTTTAAATATGGAATTTCGATTTGACAAGGTGCCACCAAAGAGTATTCGAAAACAAATAGCTAAACGACTATCGTATTTGAGTACATTTTTTCAGGAAATTTCCTTTCCAGAAGAGGAACAAAGACCTTTTTTGTCCTATAGATACAAGTGTATTAGCAACTTCACATCAGAAGACAGGATTGCAAGTTATTTGACTTTTATTTTGAGTCGAAAGGGAATTCAACCAGGACAAGAAAAGCAATTGGTACCAGATCTTGTAAAGGAGTTTAATATTTCCGAAGATGAGGCACTCAATCAAATTGTAACCTATTTTATGAAAAAACAGGAAATTACTACACCAGATCCTGAATCAAAAGAATTTCTAGCGCTTTACAATCCAGGAATTGATATTTCCTTGTATTCTTTAAATATTAATACATTTATCATGCAACTTCACAATATTCGAGCAGTTGGAATCGAGGATATTTTGCGTGTGAGCACCATTATGAGTTTAGTATTTTATGGAAACGAAGATGATTGGGAAAGTGTCATTAGTTCAGAAGGAACATCTTCAGAACTAATAAAAAAGGCTGCTGCTCAGGTCGAACATGAGGATATAGAAGAAGAATATTCTACGAGTTTGGTTGCTAAAGAAGAGAAAAATACCCTTTTTGATTTTGATGAAGCTGAAGCATTAAATGTGAATATTCAACCTGCTGTACCAACGCCAGCACAAGAGCCCGCCCCCGCAAAAAAAATGCCAGAGCCAAAAAAAGAGAATGTGGGCAAAAAGTTGATTGGATACATGTGGTTTATTGAACAATTAAAAAAGTTGGACCCTGTATTGTATGTGTATTCACCTGCCAAGGCGGGTGAAAAACATTATACGGAACAATGTGCAGCAAATGATGGTCGTCAACCTGCTATACTTACTGAGCAGCAGTATCAAAATATGCGAAAAATTTATGCCAAAGAGGAGGCTGAAGGAAAAGTTGGTTTTGTCATCTATGGAGTTCCAGAGACAAAACGAACAATCGAGGAAGCTGTTGGAAAAGCAGAACAAATTACAATTATGCGTTACGGATCCGATCCAACTAATTTATTCTATTATTTGTGTACTCGCATATTTTGTATTCAAGATCTTCTCCCTATTCTCGAAGCTGATTGGGAATCCACAATAGACTATTATGGAAAACCGAAGCAGCAATATTCATGTCCTTTTTGCCACGGAGAACAAATTACCGAACCCAAAAAACACATTGAGGGCAAGTCAGTTTTGATTCGCAAAAATAAGCCGAAATACACCTATGGTCATTTTTACATAAATTTCTTGAAGGATGGTCGTCATCCAAATGGTTACGAACTCCCGTGTTGTTTTGTATCGCGAAAAGATATTTCATGGGATGATAATCGATTCAAGAGAATAAGGGATCAAACTCAGCAGGCTGTATTGTCACCTGCAATGGAAGAAACTATGGTCAATCGCGCAAAAACGGCTGCAATAAAGTCAACAGAACTTGAGGAAGCCTACAAAGGAAGACAGCAACTCATTGTAGAATACGATGTATTGCGTTGGAAGGCTGCAAAAGAGTATGTAGTGAGTTCTGAAAAATATCCTTTAGAGCCTGGAAAATTTGGTCTTCTTTCGCTCGAGCTAGACTCTTTTTTTGGACAAGATTCATCATCCTTTGTAGCAAGAACGGCAATTAAACAGGAGTTCAAGCCAAATACACATGGATTTTTCCGTCTAGGTGTTTTGAACAAACTTACGTTTCTTAATCAGAGTTTGTTTGCCGCACTCTGTCCCTTGTTGGGTGTAAATACAATTATGGGCGTTGCCGAAAAATTTACAGAACTAATTACACCTCGTATTTTTGCAAACTTGAATTTTGGAAATCTTGCAATGGAATTTTACGACCCCTCTGACGAAAGATTTCCTATTCCTTCTGATTCTACATTATCCTTGTGGGTCCAAAAACACCTATTGATTCAATCTATGAACGATACCAAATTTGAAGTTGCAAGATTGTACAGAAGCTATCATCGATTTATCCATTATATAAACGATTCTTCTCAGAGAAAACAATTGAGACATTTCGTACACGCTCTTGCAGAGCCAGGATTAATTACTCCACAGGGCTTGACTATTTTAACTCTGTATTACACAGGCGGGCATCCATCCACTTCAAAAAACATAAAGGTGCTTTGCCCAATGATGGGGTTCGATATAAAACGCTATTCAACAAATTCTGTAGGATTTTTAACGTATAGTGATTCTGGAATATGGGAACCAGTAATCTACATAGATAAGCTTAGTGATACGTCTACAGCAAAATCGGATATTTATTATACCTTGACGCAGCAACAGATCAATAGCAATACATTTCCAAAAGTTGTAAGAGAAAGGTACAATACAGAATTTTTACAAAAATGTAGTTCGCCATACAGGGGGGCCTTTACATTGCAAAGTGGTGTAGACAATCGAGCTCTAATCCCTGCGAGTCGTGCAATTGACATGTTGGCCGACCATACAATTACAGGAATTGTAAAAGATATTTATAATCATTTAGTTGCAATAACACTCAAAAATCAGGTAGAAGGACGTTCTGATGATGTACTTATTCCAGTTGTTGACGATGGATATGTTTTTTACGATAGGCCAGGATTAAAGATGCATTTGGGGCTTCAAAGTGTAAGTCTAGCATCGGCGAATGATGTATTCATAAATTATAAAAATGTGATTACACCGACTTTTTTCCCTCTTAGCAGTATTTATTCTATAGAGTCCTTTTTGGCTATTCAAAAAACAATAGGGGCGAGAATTATGCGCAAAATAGTTGGATTCCGTTTGGGAGGTCCAGAAACACATGCAACAATTTTATTACCATGTGGACAAGAACGGGGAGATTCTGAGGCTATTCCAGAACAGCTCATAGAAGAGGCTAGTATGAAGATGATTACAAAGGACGATGAATTTGAATTTGAATACAAGATAAATCACGAAATCATTGTTTCGAATAATGATTCGAGTTACGAAGATGAGGATAGCGGTTCCTTTATGATTAAAAAACAACAAGTTGATATTTTGTACGAACACTTTCGCTTATCCTTTAGCAATTGGGTCGAAACTATGAAATCAACTGAAGTTAGAAAATATATTGACGATTTGGTACGATATGAGCCGTGGATTCGCAAGGCCAATTTACCAAATTATGAAAAAGCACGTCGTCTCAAAGTGTACTTGACTCCTTATTTGCAAAAATGGTTTGTGATGGACGATCAGCCAATCGATACAAAAAATATATTAATTAAAAATGATTGCATTTCTATAAAGGATAATGAATCCAAATGTAGTAAAGTTTGTAAAATGGACAATGGCGAATGTAAAATTCATATTCCTGAACAAATACAGGTTCGAAGTACTCCGAGACCATCGAGTGTTCCTGCAGCCAATTATTTTATAGATAGACTGATTGACGAAATTGTCAGACTGCCGTCTAAAAAATACGAATTAATGAACAAGGGAATAAAGCGTGTACAGATTCCCAAGACAAATATTTATGTAGGTTCGCAATGGATTGTTCCTATCAATACACCAGCATGGTACGATTTGTTGCGTTTAAATATAGAATCTGGCAAAGAACAGCCCCAGTATTATGAAGAATTTGGAAGAAGAGAAGAATCAAAAGAGGAATTGGAAGAATTGATAAAAGAAACTAGGTTATACGAACTTCCAGAAAAGTTGGCAAATGAAATTCCTTCAGAAAATAAAAAGAATCTTGCAATTCGTTTAATTGGAGACAAGACAACTCCAAGAGGAAAATCTATTCTTCGCTACTTTGGATCAGAAGAATCAGGATCAGAAGAAATTACACCAGCCACACTTACTGAAATAAGCAAGAGATATTCAACTGCTATAATCATGACATCTATAACAAAAGACCCTATGGATATTATTGGGCGTGTAGATGGCTCCAAATTCACACCAAAGAGTTCAGTCTACATTCTTGTTCCAGATTTTCCAGAAGGGCCTGGTATAGTGGTTCAAAAAGAGAGTCTATCAGATGTTATCCCTGCGTCATTGCTCGTAGATGAAACTCATCGTAAATTGTATGATTCAATACAAGTTGCAAGAGTTTTGAGAAGAATTATAAAGAAACCTACGAATCCTCCACAAAATTTAGAGTAGGCTTTGATAATGTTTGATTATCTTGCTCATCCTCCACATCATCATGAGAAGGCATTGGAAGCAATACACTGCTAGAGGACTTTTCTCGAATTGCCCTCAATCTACAATCAAGCATGGCTTTTACTTCATCTTCAAGAATATTCAGACGCAAACGACGATAGTTTTTATTGTCTGGATGAAGAATAATGAGATATAGGTCTTCAACTTCGAGACCATAAAACGTTTCTAAAAACCACTTGTAGACATTTAGCTGCAAAGTATAATGCCAGTAGTTTGTATTGGGCAAATGGTCGACTGGGGGATGTCCAGATTCAAAATCATTTGTAGTTTTGATATCTTTGCTGCGCTTCCAATCGTAGACTACAAACTTTCCATTTGATTTTTTCCTATAAATCATATCGATGGATCCAGCTAGTTTGTGTTCTTCTGACCAAACTTCCCATTCTGTACGATAGGGTTCCAGATCTTCTCCGCATTCTTTCCAATAATTTTGAAAGTATTGCCATTCTTTGGTATCCTTAACCGCGGGTTCAATAAGACTATCCGCGCCATTGTGAAACATTTCAATGCCCAAATGCATAGCAGTACCAGCCTCTGAAGCCTCTTTTCCAGATGCATTCCATTGTGCCTTGATCTGTTCTGCCGTCATTCCGTAATATTTATTGGTAGGCCACTTTGGCGATCTCATCATTTTTCTTATAGTGACATCAGGATCAAAGTGTGGAAAGAACATGTGAAGAAAACCAGTACAGCTAATCCAGCCTTCGCTAGTTCCATTTACAGAATATTTGTGTGTTGGCTCATCAAATTCAATACACAAATCGCGTGGATGCCTATTTTTTACGGCAAGACTCTGCCATTGTAAAGGATTTTTAGGCATTCACTAAATTACTTTATTATTTTAAAATTGCTTCTTTATGCTCAATTTTTTGTTAGCTACTGACTCTTTTTCGTCATGATAGTTTCTAATCCATCAATCAAAAGTCTGGATAAACTCGTCATTAAAATTGTGCTATAGGTTATATGGGTATTGCTCATTACGGAAAATGTAGTAGAACATACAGGGCTTCCTGCACTCAATATACCTTTAAAGAACCCATAAACTCCATCAGGAATGCAAAAATTAGAATAGAGCTTTGTTATACTATAATGCGATGTATATGCAATTACAGCAGATAATCCTGTCTTTAGGAGAGTATGCATTTGATTCTAGCATCAAGATGGGCTTTAGACCATAGATAAACATGCACTCAATTTATCCGGATGATCTGCCGCAAGTTTCAAAATCATTTTTCCGTACTTATTTTGTCCTTGAATAGTTCCTTTTCCTACAGCGCGCGAACCACCGAGTTCAGTAGGATTCAGATAGAGCAAATATTTTCTCTGGGAGATTGCTGAACTTACAATAGTACAGAAGCGTTTATCAGCCTCGAGTCTTTGAAGAATGGCATTTTCTAGCATTTTATCTTTTACAATGCTCCATTTCGATTCGTTAAATCCTACCGACGAGGTAGCCTGAAATTTCATACTATCTGTAATAACCTTTTCAGTTTCTTTTTCGAGAATATCATTTTCTTGATCTGCCGTGAGCGGTTTTCCTTGCTGAGACTTTGACAATGCGAGTCTATCGCCCAAGAATTGTTGATGAATTTCTCCCTTCATGCTAAATATATTTGCCATTTCAGGTTTTGCAGAAGCAAGTTTTAGTTTCATGGCTGCCAAGAAATGCGTAATACTCGGATATTCAATTCCATCTTCATCTTGAATTCTGAATGGTGCATTGGGAGATAAATAGCGTCCTGCATAATCCTTGTATTTGGCGGGCAGTTCTAAATGGCGAACAACTTTGGGAGATTTCTCTGAAAACTGAAAGACTTGTTCGGCTTTGAATGCATTTTGAGAAAGAATATCTGTAATTGCCGTGGGAGCTACTGCGCCTTCGCTACCACTCACGCCTTCGCTACCACTCACACCCTCGCTGGCATCTACCAAACTCTCGCTAGCAGCCACTTTTCCAATTTGACCAGATCCGTCGCTAGTTCTTTTAAAGATATACCAGCGATTGAGGAAACTATATTGTTTAGAGGCCTCGTTCATAGTATATTTAATTTTATCACGACCCTTCATTGCCATATCGTAGCTTTCTTCGTATAAATTGGTTGATTTTTGCAGACCAATCTGTTTTAACTCTGTAGCATCTACCAATTCGCACCCAATTGTCTTCATTTTTGCTACAAAGAGGGGCCACGGAACAAGATATTCCCTATGTGTTACACCAATGCTTATAAAATTTACGTCAATCGCCATTCCAAAGGCATTATCATCGAGAGGGAGTTCCTCTGCATCGTAGAGCTTTGTAATTTCCCAGAGGATCGTTTCACCTTCCATGCCAATTCGACTCTTGTCTTTTGAAACTCCTCGAAGGAAATCAAAGACAGCTTGTCCATCAAAATTGGTTCCCACAAAATAACCGCCAATCTTTAGATTATCGGCAATATTCTGCAAAAGTCCATTTAATTTATCGCGCGTTTCAAAGAAATAATGAAGAGCATACATCAATGTAAGCGCATCGGCCCCCGATTTTAGAGGGGAATGCTCTTGTTCAATAGCAGGAGGAACTGATTTCACGGGTGCAACGCGTCCAAATAGACTTCTGAGAATATCAGCTTCTTCGTCATCTTGCCCTGCTGCACCATCGACTAGACGCAAACTGCTATCGGCTACAACAAAGTACATGGGTGGAATTGGAAAGGGATTCTTGATACGTTTCGAAGATTCAATCTTTTGGAGCAATCTAGAATATCCACTATCCTGTGGATCTTTGCAACATCCTTCTGTAGCATCAACGCCCAATACAAATCCCGCCTTCATGCGGACCCATTTGTGCAAATCATTGCCCCGTCCAACTGCAAGATCCAAGAGTTTTGGAGAAGGAGTATGTTTGGCAATCGATTCATAAAGAATATTGTATTTAATATAATCTCCGTGAAAGGATTGAAGCCCCTTTACTTTGAGCAAATCTGCGGCAGTAGCTTTTCTGTCGAAATATTTTTTGATGGGCCCTCTTTCTACAATCTGCTCTTTTGCCTTTTCTTCTTGGCTTGGTACATCTGATCCAGTAGTAATCATGAAATACGTTACAGGGTTGTGAATACTATTCCATACGGATTGCGCAGTCTTGTCAGAATTGAGAGTTCTACTAAATTTCCCCTTTCCTTTAGAGGCAATCAAGAACTTTTCTGTCTTATCGGCTCTTACACGTTTTGGAATCCATCTCCATCCAGGAGGTTGTGTAGGATCATATGCCATTTCAATAATACTCTTGTCTCGAATAATTTCGCTCGTCCCTTCTGTAGAAATATATTCTTCATTTGTTTTCGGATCAACAAATGTTTCAATATAACATGTTGCGGCAAAAGGGTCTGCATAGTCCTTTGGAATAAAAGGAACAGGTCGATATTTCGGTCCTTTGATTTCTCCAACATAACTTCCTGGCAATGGAAGATTGTACAGAATAATTGCTCTCGGATCTACAGATTCTCCATCAGATTTTACAGAACTTCCAACATAAAGATGAAGAGTCTTGTAACGAATACTCTGTTGTGTAACTGGATGAATACCGGTTGTAACCATATCTTCCCCCATTGTTTCTGAATCTTTTTGTGTAACTGCTAAGAAATCAATAGTATTCTCCTCACTGGGCTTCCATTTAAACTGATACTCAAAAGATACATCTGGCTCTTGTGGAAGAGGCATGTCGTTTGGTGTAAAGATAAGACCATCTGTATGATAGACTCTCAAGGGATCTTTTTTAAGAATAATTTCAGCCTGTGAAAATATTGTCTTATCTCCTTCTGCAAACATGAACTCCTTGACACCTACATCCAAGGATGCTGTTTTCAAAAGCTTCTTGGGGCCCCCATCTTTGATCCAACTTTGATACCATTCTTGCATTTCATCATAACGCGACACTTCTTTACCTTTAAAGTTTTTATTGCTCACATTTTCCTTATCGTGATAATAAATATCAAAGAACAAGAGCAAATTCAAAGGTTTGCCACCTTTATCTTGTGTAATGTATTCTCCATCTAAAAGTGAGTTCTTACAGCCCTCTTTTGCAAGACCTGTGCGATAGACGTTCAAATTGCCATCAATCATAAAGAGTTCTCCAGATTCATTTGTAAATCCGAGGACACGCAACCCATCTGCTTTATCTGTTACATTGTAACTACCGACACGAATATTCGGTTCATCGGATACTTCAGTTGTCATATTTGAATATTCGAGTGTTTTTGGCTGTACACCCCTAAAGGAGACAACACCTGTTAACTCCTTGTATGCCAATAATACATTTTCTCGCGTCGATCTTCTGGTAAGGATCGTGTTTCCTTGGACACCGCGCAAGATATCACCCATCCCGTTGATGAGAGTTTTAAAGGCATCCTTGTCACCGATAGTAGATCTGTCGAGTTCTGCCTCTATTTCATAAGTTGGATCTGATCCGACAATGTTTTGATCTTGAAAATTTCTTTGCCACGTGTGTCTATTTGTGCTACGAACCATACTGAGATCAAATTTCAATCCAGGAATCTCAAAGGTCCATCGACGAATCAGACGGAAGAATTTACGACTACCTTCCCATCTTTGAAGATTTTGTTGCACTCTTGGATCATCGTTTGCAAGTTCTATTTCTCTACGGGCTTTTACACGAACATCGTATTCCTTAATGTCTATATTTGATGCCTTGTTCTTTTCTTCCGAGATGTTCCTATCTTTGATGATTGCAATGAATGGTTTATCTGATATTCTATTGTCACGACAATATTGACTTACTTGTCCAGAACCAGTGAGTGTATAACGTATTTGTTCTGGAAGTGTAATTGTCAATCTATCTTGCTGACTTATAGCAGAATACCCTTTGGATTTGAGGCGAGTTATGACACGAAGAAATGTCTGTACATCAACCTGACCCTGAAATCCAAAGGATGCTTCAAGCTCAATTTCGGGATGGGTCTGCCATTCTTCCAAAAGTCCTTTTATTTGATGGACTTCCTCAGATAGTAGTTCCATTGCCTCTCTATGTAACTTTAACTTAATTTAGTTGCTCAATTTTTCCAAGAACTAAACAGATCTAGGGATTGATGGCGCCCAATTCTCTTTTGAAGTGTTTCTTTATTTAACTTTCCTGATTGGCCTGAATAGGGCTCATTCATTTTTTTATAGGTCTCTTTCAAGTCGTCCATAGAACCTTCTGCAAGAGGCCATTCAATCGTATAAGCCTCGGCTTCTTTCATGGAAATGTATTTTAAGACTGCGGAACCCGTGTTTGCATGTGTCCAAACATATCTGCATTCATAGTCTACACAAATTGTATCCTTTTCATTTGACCAAGTTCTTACGTCTTCTGGATAAAAATGTAGAGATTTTTTGTCATTATTTACTACAATAATCTGACACTCACGAAGTGCACATAGAGCACGCCAACCTAGTTCAGGCCACTGAGATGACCGACCCTCTTCGAGACAACATGCAGCGATGCCTTCTGCTGTCCTTCTTACAGGCCATATACGCCCTTTCAAATGAAGAATTGCCTTCTCTTGCATATCTGTTGTTTCGTCTCTTAGTGTAGACCTTCTTACGTTTTCATTGCTTAATTGATAATCAGAATCTTGTGCAATTAGTACTGCAGAAAGAGGGGTGGCGGGATTGACGCTTGTTTTAGTCCAACCTTCTGAATCAACCATTTCGATATCACCTTGGATACATTGTTTTGAGGATACAAACGGAATAAGTGAACTCTTTGAATATGGATTGTTTGAAATCCATGATTGAACTTGTGACCAATTAAGTGTGGACATAGGTTCTTGTTTCTTCATATAAGAGTAATGATCATCCCTTAGGCCTCTGATTCGTACTCTTCGTGCTTTAAATTATCAATTTCACGAGCTCTCTCTTCTTCAGATTTACGTTGTGTTTTACAGAAATCCAAAAATATTTGTATTTTGGATACAATTTCGTCGGAAAGATGCATTATATCAAAAAAGATTCCATTACTATTTTCTGTATATTCAACATTATTTCTTTTTATGATTCTAAAAATTTCCTCGCATTCGAGCTTTGAAAGAAGTTTGATTTCTTCCAAAATATTTTTCTTTTGTTCGTAGGGAATCGCAGACATTTTTCTATTAGTTATTTCGCAGACTCTAATTCTCTATTTTACGCTTCACCTTCGCCTTCACCTTCACCTTCACCTTCGCCTTCACCTTCAACATCTTCCATATCAGATTGTATTGCATCCAATAAATCTTCTGATTCGCTTTCTTCATCGGGTTTATTTTCTGGGACCAAAACCGCGTCATCATCACTCGCGCGTTCACCCTCATCTTTTTCAGCCAAGGCTACACCTTTAGAACCAATAAAGACACCAATGCTCAAAATAAACTTATCGTGGATTTGAAATCTGGATTTACGAATTTCAATTTCAATAGTATCCCCAACTTGAAGATTTTCAAATTCCATGTTTCCAAGGTGCAAATCGCGAGGGACAAGAATACGAATTGCATCTTTATAAATAACGTATAGCCCCATTTTGTTCCTCTTTAAAATCGTACCTGTAATTCGCGTTCCATTATAGGGATTATATACTTTACCTTGCGCTTGAATATTAAATACTATATTTCCTGTATATCTACCATTTTCGAGCTGACCCATGCTACGAGATAGCATTTGCAAAGAATTTGGAATTACAAACCCGTGTTGACTGCATTTATTTTCAAGATTATTTGCCAATTGTTTCATAATAATATCGTCCAATGGTTCTTTTACAACACGATTCATATCCTTTGGTGTAATATATACTTTTTCTTCAAACAATACAAGTTGTTCCATGGTTGATTCCTATGTAGTAATGTCAAAACATATCATTCAATTTTTAGATGACATCTTCATTTTCGGGAACTGCCAATTTCACTTTAGGTTTAGGTTTTGCAGTAATGCTGATTTTAGGTTTAGAAACGGGAGGCTTTGTGGTAGTCTTAATAGGTGCAGCACGAGCTTCTTGAATAACGGGAGCTTCTTGAGTGACAATAGGTGCAATGGGAGCTTCTTGAGTGACAATAGGTGCAATGGGAGCTTCTTGAGTGACAATGGGTGCAATGGGAGCTTCTTGAGTGACAATGGGTGCAATGGGAGCTTCTTGAATAACGGGAGCTTCTTGAATAACGGGAGCTTCTTGAATAACGGGAGCTTCTTGAATAACGGGAGCTTCTTGAATAACGGGAGCTTCTTGAGTGACAATGGGTGCAATGGGAGCTTCTTGAGTAACGGGTGCTTCTTGAATAACGGGAGCTTCTTGAGTGACAATGGGTGCAATGGGAGCTTCTTGAGTAACGGGTGCTTCTTGAATAACGGGAGCTTCTTGAGTAACGGGTGCTTCTTTGTTAATATTTCCCAAAATTGTATATTCATTGAGATTAGGAGCAAGTTCATCTTCGGGTTCAGGAGCAGGAGTAGGAATATCATATGAAAAAATATTAATATCAAGCGGTTTTGCTTTTATACATGGATGTTGTTTTTTCGGTTTTACACTAATTTTTAGTTTGGGTCTAATAGTTGGCTTAGGAGGAGCAGATTCAAGAGGAGCAGGAGGAGCAGGAGGAGCAGGAGGAGCAGGAGGAGCAAGAGGAGCAGTAGGAACAGGAGCAGGAGGAGCAGGGGTTTCTTCTTTTATTACAATTTTTGCTTTTCCTTTTATTTTTACTTTCTCTCCAGGACCAGGTATTACTTCTGCCTTTGCAGAACTACTTACCAATCCCTTATGACCACTCATAAATGCGGCAATGGGTCTAAAAAACCACCTCTTATTGCCAGCTTGTATACTATCACAATATCTAAGAACTAAATCCAAAAAGGTACATCCTCTTGTTGTTTTATTGAAAATTTTCGATAATTCTGCCAAATGTACAGAGGTAAGCTTGAGGTCAGGCAATCCCAATCTTCTTAATTCGTCTCCAATAAATATCAATTTATCGATATAGTGGCTTTTTGCAGTAACAATTTCACACTCTTGTCCTCTCTCTGGTTTTTGATCAACCTTGTGCGCTTCTTGTGTTTTAAATACAACAGCTCCTCTTTTAGGAACTATAAATCCATAAAGTTTAGAGGCATGCAAAATATCAGCCTTTCTATCCTTTATTTCTTCAGGAAGTTCCTTTATAGAATCGATTACAGATCGTGAACATGGATTTCCATCGTTACAGATGTACTCCATTGCGCCCGTATTTGGATCAATATAACGTATTATTTTCATTGTTTTTGTACGGATTACTTGTTCATCGGCAAGAGAGACGGGTTGCTCCATCAAAATGCGAACTTGCTGCGACGGATGAAACCACTCATCCCAAAAGTATTCCAATACAATTGTTTTATAACGCTCCTTGTCTGCAATGTAGATGTTGAAAAATAAAACAATTTCCAATTTGTGCATATAAACAACCTTTTGAGTTTTAAAATTTGCTGTAAATAATTCTATTTTGCGCTCAATTTCTGTTCCTACACCCTTTTGTTTTCCTGAAGCAACATTTTCGACCCAGGCTACAAGTGCATTCCACATTTCTATAGACGAAATTTTCTCTGTTGCAGTTACTTGTTTTTGTTCTACTTTTTGATTTACAAGTTGTGTCTGAAGAGGAACATCAATCATTGCTTCTGGCAAATATTCGTCGCGTTTGATTGGAAATTGAGCTATGCGAAGCGCCATTGGAATTTTTAAATCCTTGTAAATATCCGGTTGGAATATAAAATATTTATTTTTGTAAATAATAAATCCCTCTTTGTTTCCTACAGATAAGTGAAAGGACCTGTTATTTACAATTCCCTGCAAAATAATATCAATGGCTGATCTCGGAATACCGCTCTGCAAGAGAATATTAATCAAATCGTCTTTTCTCCAATAGGGCTGCTCTCCAAAAATATTTTTAATAATTTTTTGTACAACCATTTCTCTGTATCGAGCGCTAAAGGCATCGTATGTGCTGTCGTCACTGAGAGGAAGATTGATTTCTACGTTCGGCACGCATTTTATGGGTTTGCACTCCATCCAATCGCATATTGCACTAAAATCCATATCATCAATTGAAATGCCCATTCCATCAGGTCCGTTGCGTTCTTGACGCTGACTATCAATTTGTCTTCTTCTTGGCAATCCTTTTAAAATTGTAACATCTTTTCGCAAATTGCAATCTACTGCAAAAACTTTTAGCAAACTGCTTATTTTACCCACTTTTATTGCCTTATTCAATGCGCTTCTATAACAATACAAGTCTGCAGTTTCTATATCGTCGTTTCCAGGAAAGGCCGCTGCATGAAGAAAGACTGATGTATTTCTCTTTTCCATGGGCAGCAAAGAATGACTGCAAAATCGAATACCTCGCCCTATAATTTGCTCTGTTTTGTTCAAGTGAAACCATGCATCAAAAACATGTACTTCGCGGATAAAACGCAAATCAATACCCTCTCCAGCAATTTGCGATCCCAATACAACCTTTACCAATTCACCATTCACATTTTTGGACCCTCTAGCAATTCCAATAGATTCTGCATTATTTGGCGATAAACCTGTATCACCTGTAAGCAATACGTATTTTGCTGCAACAAAGGAATGATCTGCCTCTTTGTGTTCAAATTCTCTCGAAGAACACAATGCACACTGACGCCCCCTTTGTTTTTCAACTATTCCTGATGTTAAAAGAGGACCCCTTCCCTGTGGTGTATAACCATTTGCTTCAAGTGCCAATGCCAAAAGAAGGGCGCCCGTAGTTACAAAGCGGCTATATACAAATCCAACACCCTCCATTGTTTTGAGAGATTTTAAAAGCGTAGCACCTTTGGGAGAATACTTTTCGAAATTCTCAAGTAGCAGCCAATCTGGGTTTTTAGCAGTAAAGGTAGTTTTGGGACCTCTTGTAAATGCTCCATTAAATCCATTCAGACCAACGTATTTTTCTGGAAAATTCAAATCGTAGGTTCCATCGTCTCCTGCGGGGAAAATGCAATTTCCAGCTTGTAGAAGCGAATCCACTACTTGATAACCAGTCCCTCCCACGTTAACTTTGTCGATTGTCAGTTTTTTTAAAAGTTGAATATAGGCCGAATCTTCATCATTTGTACTTGTAACAATTGGAAGCTTGGACATATCTTCACGATCCTTTTCGGTCGTAAATATAGGTTCTCCCTTTGCCAATGCAAGTTCAGGATAAGTATCTGCCGTTAATCTAGACCCCTCTGGCCCTTCTGGATAGAGTCTCAGTGGGAAGCTATTTGGGTTTTCCCCTCTCATGAAACTAATGTATGCATTTGCAATAGGTTGCAAAACAGCCTCTGCACCTTCTGCTGGACTTCCATCCTTATTCAGAATTTTTTCTATGGGAATTTCTGGTTTCTTATCGTTTAGCAACATTAAATTGAGCAAAAAGTGAATTTCAAAAACACTATTGAACATTGGCGTTGCTGTTGCAAGAAGCAATTTGATGCCTTCAGTAGAACTTACGAGTTCCTTTAAAAAAGGGGTCAATTCCTTTCCACCAACCGAATCATCTTTTTCGCCCGCTGTATCGATATCCTCTTCTTCTAAATCTGTAGTCGCAGATCCAACTACATCGCGTAAATTGTGAGCTTCGTCAATAATAATCATACGATTATTAAAATGTCTCTGAAGTTCTAGTGCTCGCCATTTTTCTTCATTAACACCTGAAGGTATATTTTTAATAATATTTCTTATATAATTTCTGAATTGCAGGTAGCCAAAAAATGCATATCTTCTATCGATTACCCGCTTCACGCGCATCGCAATCACTTTTCTGTCGCGCTCTTCGAGGCAATCTGCTAGTCGAAGGTATGTATCTCCCGTACAGCCTTTTGCTGTATTAGGAGCAGATCCCTTGCCTATAATTAACCTATCGGAATCAGAATCGAAAATAGTTCTGTAAAATCCAGAACGAATCGCAACTGGGCATATAATAAACACCTTATTGCGCGGATAAATGTCAAGATAGGCTTCTGCAGCTTGAATTGCAGCGCACGTTTTACCAACGCCTACACCATGATAGAGCAATGCACTCATATAAGGCGTTCGGGGGTGCAAGAAGTTTGCAACAAAGCGTTGGACGGGCGTAATTTCAAAGTCGGGACCAGATTCGCATGGATTGGACTCAATGTCAAATGTACTTTTTGTGTCTGCAAATTCGCTCTTTCGAAGTAGCCTCGATACAAACTGGGGATCCTCGGTATCAGGGTACAAGCCATTATCTTCAAGAGTTCTTCCATATTCATCTGAAAATGCAGAATAAATCCTGTTATCTCTTGTTTCCGCTTGTCCAGTTGCTGGCCTTTTAATCTTCAACAAAACTGAACTGCGAGCTTTTGGTTTTTCTGTCCCAGGGATTGAAGAAGGTGGTGGTTGTGGAGGCTGCAGAGGCGGAGTTTGTGTTTGATTCATTTGTTCGATTCCTATTTTGTAGCAATGCTTCTGTTTGTGGCTCTTGTTCCGCCATAGATACGACTGGCCCTACAAAAATAGGGCTTAAATTTCGCAAAAGAGAAGAAGCCCTTAATAATACTTCTCTCTTTTCCAGATTGGTTGAACGAATATTGTGCAGCGCATCTTCAATAGAAAACCACTTGATATTTCCAACTTCGCGCATCATAGTTTGATTATCGGGCTTTAGCCCTATATTAACTCGCCTAGGAACCCATGCTAAAAAATATACATGTCTATAATGAATATTATTGCTACCAAAAAAAGACTCTTTTATGGGTTCTATATTCTCAAATATACGAATATCACTTGAAAGAATTCCCGTTTCTTCTGTAAATTCTCTCAATGCACATTTAAAATCGGTTTCGTGAATATTTCTTCGACCCTTTGGAAATCCCCATTCTGGAGTATTCCATATTAGCGGTGTAGAATCAATAAGAGAGGCAAGCGTATATTTTTTTCCACAGACTTCAATACCAGAGCAAAGTTGTTCGTGTTTTAGTTTGGCTTGTTCGTATTCTTGTCGATATTGTCTATTTTCGGTTGATTGCAAAGATCCCCAAAGTCCAGTCCAAAGCTCGTCGAATGTTTTTGTTTTCAAGGCTTCTCGTTCTTTCAATGTTATACCCATAATTTGATCTCGAATGTATTCAATATCATTTAATTTATACTTTGCGCGAATTAATTCAACAAATCCAATACTATCGCGCCTTTGAATCAAAAGAAATTCTATTTTCTTTTCAGGAAGTCCAGTCAATTCGTCATTCAAAAGCCGTTTAGGCTGATTCCACATATCGTCGTTAATGCGAAATGCAATTATACCATAACTCGTAATAGGTTCACTACAATGCTTGTAATGATGCCCTATAATGCCACAATTTGTACACACATTTTGTTTATAATACCCTTGCATTCTCAATAAAATATGTAAAATAGTCTTAGACCTTTCTGCGTCAACTATTTGTAATGATGTAAATATGTGTCTAGAATAGAGATTATGCCCGGTCATATACCGCCATCAACATGGGGTCCTTTTTTTTGGCATACAATGCATTTAGTTGCATTAGGGTATCCAAATACACCTACTTATGCCGAAAAAAGGGCTGCAAAGGAATTTTATGAAAGTCTCGTTCATTTAATTCCATGTCCTACTTGTAAAATACACTATGCAGATCATTTGAAGAATAAGCCAATATCGCCGAGCCTCGATTCAAGAAAAGATTTGTTCCAGTGGACAATCGATATTCACAATCAAGTCAACAAGGATTTGGGAAAACCACTTTATACAGATGCAGATGCAATTGCATTTTATAATCGTCTAGGAGCTCTTGGTCGCAGTCCTGTCTATACACCTGAGGATATTCAAAGTGTTTATTTTGCACAAATGGCCAAATACGGGGCTGGAGCTATTGTTATAGCAGCAATTACGGGTGGCGCGCTCTACTATTTTTCAGGCAAGTCAGTATAGGATGCGAGGCGGTGCCTTCTTTGATACAAATTATACAACAGATGCTGGAGTCAATTCTGGTGTTATACAATACTTGTACTATTTTTTTACAATTGCAATTATAACATTGCTTATACTTGTTCTGGTACACTTTACAATAACTCCTATTTTTAAAACGAGACCTGGTGCAAAAGGATATATCCCTTTACCCGGATCTGACGATTCATCCTTGTACTGGAAGAAAAATACGAGTCCCAATATAATTAATGATATTCAAACCTCACTTGGATCTACCTATCAAAACTGGAGCATGCTTTTGGATATACAGATTGATAATCCCACTTCAAACACTAATTATCCTAGACTGCTTTTCCTGAGAGGTAAACAAACGAGTGAACCGACTGGTATATATGATGAAAACGACACAATTTTAAAAATTGCACCAGATTTCAATCTAGCCATCTATTTGGATAGGCTTACAAACGATTTGAATGTCAGCGTTCAAACACTCGAAAGAGGCATGCAGACTTTGACTATACAAAACGTACCTGTAAGAAAACCTATTCGACTGGGTGTTATGGCTGGAAGTCGAGTCTTGGAAGTGTATATTAACGGGTATCTTGTAAAAAGCAAAGCCTTTACAAAAGACGTAAGAAATGTTACAGGAGTTTTGCAACCTCCATTTGATTCTATTCTATCTACAACAGCACAAATTGCCAATTTAAGAGTGTGGCCGAGGCCTCTTTCTCCCTCCGAGTTCAGATCGTATGGAAGCGCAGATGGATTTCAATTTAAACAGGTTCCTGATTCTTGTGCATCATAGGTCCATAAAACATTAAATCAAAGTAGAGTATGGAATTGTCTACTTTAATTTTAGGGGGATTAATTCTTTTGTTTATAGCCCTTTTTATTTCCTATAATGTATTGGAATATACAAGACCAAATATGATACAGAGCTTGTCCCCGAAAGTGGAATCTATGAACAAATCTACACGAGTGGGTTCAACATCCGATTCGAGAGATCTCTTCTTGGCCCCTTCTGGTGCAACTTTAATGGCATATGTGTTTTGTTCTGTAAACGACAAAACACCTTCCTTGGGAAATTCACAGGCTCCAATCAATATTCTCAAGATTGGAAGCATCCTACAGCTTCAAATTCTTCCAGGAGGCGTGAGTTCCCCTTCAAGAACAAGACTAGTAGTGCAAACTCAAAAACAGCCCGATGGCGGCAAGGAGGAACTCTTGCTTCCCCATTTTCCAGAACAAAAGTGGGTTCATGTATCGATTGTGCGCGAAGGAAGACGATTTACTATTTATTACAACAAGGACGCTGTTGCCAGTTTTAGAACAGAATATTTTCCTGTTGTCAATTCGTCGCAACTCGTCTTTGGTGATCCAAGACTTCGTGGGGAATTTATGTATCCAAAACTTGTTGCAGTGCCTCTTCGAATTGAGGAAATTATTTCTGAAATTTCAAGTACATCCGATACACGTTTTGTACCCTACAGGCCCTTTTCGTTTGGTCTAGGAGCATCCTTGTTTTCGATTGGCTGCCCGAATGGTATCTTTTGCTTTAGCACGTCGTCTCCACCTACCGAAAATCCTTTAAAGATGTGGCAGACGCCTTACGCCTAGAAACGCTTAACCATGATTTCTCTCTTTCTCACAGAGAGCGATGAATACAACACAAGATACATTTAGCCCTGTTGGTATTCTAAGCAAGATTGTATTTCCTATTTTAGTTCTTGTAGCATTGTATTATCTTTACAGATTTCTTTTTAGTTCTTCGGGTCTTGATGGAAGATCTATGCTGAGTGGAATTAAAGATGCAAGTCCTGATAAGGGTTATATTACAACTGCAGATTCCCTTCCGGCTATTTACGAAGGCGGTGAATATACTATAAATGGATGGATTTATATCAATGACTATGCCGTAAATCGCGGTTTGAATAAGCATGTGTTTAGTTTGGGTGGAAGCAGTTTTTTGACAATGGCCGCTTATCTGGGACCCTATAAGAATTCACTGAATATTCGTGTGCATACAAAGATGGAGCCAGTCGGTTCTTCTGCCTCTGCATCTTCTGGCTCGGCAACTGATGACCTTTCGATTGCGAATCTTCCGAATATTTTTGGTTCCTTGCAACAAGATAATGGTCTCTTGAATAGTACAAAGCCCTGCGATATTCAATCTATTGATTTGCAAAAGTGGGTCCAGATTACGATCGTTCTCAACAACAAGACATGCGATGTCTATCTCGATGGAAAGCTCGCGAGAAGCTGCATACTCCCCAGTTTCTACAAGGTTGATAAGAGCAATATGGCCTTGCGCATTGCAGAATACGGGGGCTTTGGAGGACATGTGAGCAACTTTAGCGCATATAACTATGCCCTCAATCCCGAACAGGTATGGAAACTCTATATGTCTGGTCCTGGAGCTCAGTATGGTGTACTGGATTATTTGAAGAGTCTTTTTGATCCGAAAGCACTTGGAGCATTAGATTACCCGAAACAAAATATAACTCCGTAGACGTATTTGATTTAATTAGTTCAAAATAGAGATAGCGGGCATGAACGCTTTGAACCAAGGAGCAAATACGGGTGATTCAATGGGTCCTCTAGGATACATGATAGGATCCGGTTTTTTGCCGCAGATTGTCATGTCCCTAGTTTTGGCAACCCTCTTGTACATTGTTTTAATGAGTTTTGAAATTATTTATAAGAGCATCAAAGCTGTAAAAGGGACTCGTGTTGATTTGCTTCCGATGACAGTTAACTCGGAAAATAAACCTCGTGAATTTGAACAAAATCCGAATTCCCCAAATGCAAAGCTGATTCCTCTGTCTGACAATGAGCGCACGGGCGCAGAATTCAGCTATAGTTTTTATCTTTTCATAAATCCCAGCAGTTTTAGACAAGAGGATGGACTTTTGCATATTTTCCACAAGGGAAACCCGTCCCCCTTTCCTCTGATGGGTCCTGGTGTTTTCTTGAAGAGCAACCAGAACTGCCTTCGCGTCTATATGAATTCTACAAGGACGTGGAATAACTATATCGATATTGAAAACATTCCTGTGAAGAAATGGGTTCATGTTGCTGTAGTGGCTAGAGCCAACGGAGTCGAAGTGTATATTAACGGAAACTTGGCCAAGAAGCTGAATTTGGACGGAGCAACCTTTTACCAGAATTTTGGCAATTTGTATCTGTTTAGTCAAAGAACTTGCATTGTGAATCCAGCTCTTGCGCCCTCTGTTGGTGACTCCATTCTTCAGATTTTTGGAACCTATTCTGGCAATTTGAGCAACCTGTCCTATTTTAGCTACGCATTGTCCTATACTGAAATTTCAAGCTTGATTGCCGAAGGTCCGAGTCGCAAAACAGAAGATGCTACGACTGATACTCCGCCCTATTTGGAAGATAGTTGGTGGGTAAGTGGCAAGTGATTCTAGTCTCTATAAAATAAAGATTATAAATCAAAAATGCCTATTTAAATTCCGCACGGGTCTAACAGGAGAGACCATCAATGCCCGGTGGTGGTTTATTGGCACTTGTTAGTTATGGAGCTCAAAATGTAATTTTGAATGGAAATCCGGAATTTACTTACTTCTACAAGGTCTTCAAGCGTTATTCCCATTTTTCTGTTGAAAATGCGTCGATTCCTCTGGAAGGCCCGAATGAACTTTTTTACGATCAGCCTATTCGTCTTAGAGCAAAGATTCCGCGCATTGCGGATCTCATCACAGACATGACCTTTGTATTTGATATTCCAGATATTTATAGCAAATTTTTAACACCCACTTCTCAAAGAGATGCCCAATATGAATTTAAATGGAATAATTATTTGGGAGCTCATATTTTGAGCAATGTTGGTTTTTATGTGGGAGGTTCTAAAATTCAAGAATTTGGCAGCGATTATATCATTGCAAAGGCTCATGCCGATCTTGATACAGACACCTTTCAAAAATGGAGATATCAAGTTGGAGAAGTTCCAGAGCTTGTGAATCCTGCAGAGGGATCTTATCCTGGAGGCGAATTAGGTACAGGTTATCCGAGTGTATTCAAGGATACTAGTGTTACACAGCAAGCCAATCGACCTAGCATAAATGGTCAAACAATCTATGTTCCACTCCCCCTGTGGTTTTCCGAATCTGCGAGTAAGGCGTTGCCTCTTGTTGCTCTTCAGTATCACGAGTGCGAAATACAAATTACATTGAGACCTATCCAAGAACTCTATTCTATACTCGATCCTTCTGGCTACAGGGTAAGACCAGGATTCCGCGTAGATCCGACACCTAATGCTGGAGATCCCTCGATTGGACAGCCCGTCTATGTATCTGATTACGACCCTTCAGGTGAATTCCGCGCGTTTGCAACAGATATTGGTGTGACTGCACCTCTGACCAATAGTTGGTTTTTCAATCCACACTTGGAGGCCAACTATGTCTATTTAACAGATTCAGAACGAAAAATATTTGCGTCACAGCCCTTGAATTATTTGGTCAATCAAGTAACAACCTTTTTCTTTCCAAGTTTGTATACGCGAACTCTGTACGATCTAGAAGTTTCCAATCCAATTACACGTCTTTTGCTCATGCCAAGAAGATCCGATTCCTATAATTATAAAAATCAAGTAAATAATTACACAAATTGGGTCAATCCAAATAAGGCTCCGTGGCTCCCTACACCTGGCGCAACTATTCTTGAGAATCAGACAATGAGCAGCGGCGTACTCATACCTGCATCTCAACAACAAATTATACAAAGTCTCCGCGTGCTTTTGGATGGAAATGAAATTCAAGAAGAAAAACCAGTGACGTATTACACCAAAGTACAGCCTTATCGCACGATTACTGGCGCAAGTCTTCCAGAGTCTCAACTCCTACCTATAGTCAACTTTGCACTTACGAGTCCTTATGATCAGCCAAGTGGAAGTGTAAATGCAAGTCGCATTCGCTTGTTCCAGATTGACGTAAATCCGTATCCATTGCCTTTGAATCCGACGTATGTCTATGATCTTCTCATCTTTGCCGAAAATATCAATTTCTTCACAGTCGAATCTGGTTATGGAGGATTGAAGTACGCCCTGTAAGCCTAAGCTCTTTCAAGTTTAATGGCAAGAAGTCTATTTACAATCTGAACCTGTTGACTTGTTGGACAGAGTCGCCCGCTTTCCCACGCATTCGTTGAATTCGCGGGAAAACAGCCTTGTTGGTCCAATTGTTTTTGTGTAAGCCCCTTTGCAACTCGAGCAGCAGACATTGCCGATCTAGAAGCCGGTGTAAGCATTTTTGGCTTTCCTCCTTCTGCAGATTCAATCTTTCGAAGTTCTTGCGCCGAGGAGGTAAACTTTGGCTTAACATCCGATCCAGAACCAGTCTTTGCGGGGTTCTTTCCAGAAATAGTAATAGTTTGCCAATCTTGCATACTCATTTTTTAGTTTGTCTATCTTCTAACCCTCCCCCTCCTCATCAATTTTTTGGATCAAAACAGGTACAACTTCACCTTTTGCTGTTTTTCTTAACCTTACATAATTTGGATATAGTTTAAAAAGTCGAATACAATCAGCCTCTTTTATTTTTTTTGCAAGACCACACGTTACTGAGAACCCGTTTAGTCGAACTACAGCCCCTTTACTCTTGTAGGATAGAAGTATCCTTTCATAATCGGATACAGAACCGAGTGTTGTAGCAATACCTGTGTGAATACATCCCCAAAATATATCGGATATGTATTTGAGACCTGTGCTCACAGAAGGTTTTAGAGCATTTTTGGTTCCAACACCCCATAGATAAGCATTCGCTTTTTCGCATTCTAGAAATCCCAGTTTTAAAACACCAAGAAGACTTTTTAGAGCTTGTTTTTTTTCAGGAGCTTTTTCATTGTATTCAAAAAAACCTGTAATGTAAGATTTCATAAACACGAGAGGAGTACCGAGGGGAAATAGTTCATTGACAGATGTTTCAGATACCACGCGACCAAAAGTCCCAGGAATTAATATTTCCTTGAATTGTTTTTCTGCATTTTTTGTTTCGACAAGAACTGATATCTTATTGGGTGGAATCCTATAGGCTTTACAAAGAGCAAGCGTAGTATCACGCAGTTGTGTAGCCGTTTCCTTTGAATCTTTGATTTCTATAATAATTTCATAGGGAAAAAATTCCTTTTTTCTTATATTATTAATTGATGCCGATACTGATTTTGACATGCCCCATTTCTAATCAACAAAATTGAATTTTCCTTAGACCACGTCCAGATGATCACATGCCCTTTTGATCTGCTCATGTAGGAATGGGAAACCTATTTGCGAAGGAAAAACAGACACCAGAGGATATTAATCTTGTCCGAAAAGCAAGAATCGAATTTCAGGATTATTTGACAAAAGTCCAAACAAATACCTTGACTAGCGTAAATTCAAAACAACTAACCCCCGAAAGTGGGCAACGCATTTTGACAAAGCTAAAAGAAGGATTTGACTGGCTCGAAAAGAATCCGAATGCAACTTACGGAGAAATTTTTGCAAAATACGATGCAATTTCGATTGAAGTAAAACGTCTTCTTCGCGTAGACAAGCCAAAAAATGAATTTCGATCTGCACTTGTTGCCCTTCCTGTTATAATGGACGATTTAGTAACAAAAAAGAAAATAACCGAAGAGCAATCTACAAAAGTAAAAGAGCTTGTTGCCCAAGAAGAAAAATGGTTTTCCAAAAACGAGGCAACAGCGACAGAAATTGATTTTTCGCAAGAAAAACTCAAGATGGGCGACACAATTGTAAAAATCATTCCAGATCAGCAAATAAGAGACTATATTCAGTCCGAAACAGCCAGGTACAAGAATGTTCCTCCAAGTCAACTTGTAAGTATAATAGACGAAAAAGAAGCCGAAATAGAACAAATTAAATCGCAGACAATTGATGTCAAGGAGGGTGTCAACATTGCCCTGTCGACTGCAGGAAAAGTCTTTTTTGGCTTCCTTCTGGTAGTTGTCTGTTTATTTTCTGGAAGTCTTGCCGCAAATATGGCAATTGGTAGACCTCCTATTTATAGAATCATGTATTTTATTTACGGAGCGTTTCCCTTGTTTGTACCATTTGTATTTATTTACGCAATCATAACGCGCATTCGTCAAGGCGCTTTGCCAACGTACGCCCTACTCCCTATTAGCATTGAACCTGCCGTTACAAGGCTGGGAAAACTCTTGTGGGCCCCCTTTTACTGGATTCCAGATCATCGATCCATCGAGGCCTACGAACTTTTTCAATCAAAGCTTCAAGGATCGGCATAAACACATTTGAAACTATTTATATAAAATGAGCAGACCCTTTGTATCTGTATTGACGCCAACATATAATCGTAGAAAGTTTATTCCTACGCTTGTAGAATGTTACAAAAAACAGACGTATCCAAAAGATCGCATGGAATGGATTGTAGTGGATGATGGAGCCGACAAGGTAGAAGATCTTTTTTTAAAGCTGACAAGGGATTTACCAAATGTGCGCTACATTCGACTTGCGGAAAAAGTAAATATTGGAGCAAAACGCAATATTTTGAACAAGGAAGCCAAAGGCGATATTATGGTCTGCATCGACGACGACGATTATTATCCACCAGAACGCGTATCGCATGCCGTCACGCGACTCATGTCTTCACCTAAAATTGACTTGGCAGGATCTTCAGAAGTCTACATTTATTTCACAGACACGGGCGAAATTTACAAATTTGGCCCCTATGGGCCCAATCACGCCACCAATGGCACATTTGCCTATAGATCAAATTACGGAAAAACGCATTTCTACGATGAAAGTGTAACACATGCAGAAGAAAAAAGCTTTTTGGAAGAGTACAAACATCCTATGATTCAATTGGATCCGCTAAAAACTATTTTTGTCATGAGCCACTCTGAAAATACGTTTGACAAGAAGGATATTCGCAAAATGGAGTCGCAGTTTATCAAATCGACCAAGCTAAAACTAAAAGACGTGATCAAAGACAAGCAGCTGCGCGAGTTTTATGGATCTTTGAAACCATAATCCTAATATAAAGACAACATGTAAACAACCCTTAGAGTCATTTTATCTTTATGAACAATGCTGGCGGAGATGGTGGATCGATAGAGAATTTGATTAATTTATCAAGATATCCATCAAACTGGCATTCAGAATATCTGTTGCGATCTCTTGATATTGCATTTCAAAATCAGCTGACGAACGAATCTCCTCGAGCTTCACAACCTCCTGAGATTAAAATTACGCTTAGAGATCATCAGCGCGCAATTCTTGCAGCAATGGCCGAGAAGGAAAATTGTTCTAGAAAAGGAATACCCTATAAAAATACGGAAACATTTACAAATTATGGTATTCTAGGAGACGAAGTTGGAACTGGTAAAAGTCTTGTAGTCTTGTCTCACATTGCTGCAATGAAGCGAAATACAAACGCATCTTATGAGCAAAAATTACTTTTGAACCATAGTTGCAAAAATCTGTTTACTCTCTATACAAAAACATATAATGAGTCCACGCAAGCACAACCATCTTTGATTGTTGTTCCGCATACGATTTATAGACAATGGCAAGATTATTGCAAAAATCAGACTACACTCAATGTATTTTTTGCAAAATCAAACAAGGATCTTGAGGCTGCAAGTTATTTTTCTAAAAAAGAGCTGAAGCAGGTAGAGGATATTTCTGGAAGTGTTGGTTACTATAAAATGCTGGAAGGGCAAACCAGAAAGATTGCAGAACAAATTCGAACAAGTGATGCAGTTCTTGTGAGTAACACTCTATATCACGATTTGGCCCAGTACGCAGAAACCAATCATATTTCTTGGAAGCGCGTCTTTTTGGACGAAGCCGATACAATACACATTACGTATCGATCAAATCAATTGAATGCCCCCTTTGTTTGGTTTATTACTGCAACCTGGCCGAATTTTCTGTTTAATGGTCACTATATTCGCACAAATATGATAACTTATTATCAACAAAATGTAAGTACATTTACACCAGAACTTGGAAAATGGTTACAATCTGAATTGGGCATTAATATAAATACTCCATTAAGTGGATATAATTACAATGCAGTATGGCTAAAGACGCGATCGTCTAAATTCCTAGAAGATTATTTGAACGATCATATTCTTCGCGCAATTAGTTTGGTCATTTGTTCAAGAGAATTCTTGGAAGAAAGTCGCCTAATGCCAATTATAAAAAATGAAACTATTCTGTGCAGTCAGCCTTTGATTTATAGAGCAGTTGCAGGATTTGTGAATGATCGAGTTAAGAACATGCTTCACGCAGGTGATGTAGAAGGTGCATTGAATGAGCTAGGAGTCTCTGCAGATACTCCTGTAGATTTGATCGAAGCGGTGACAAACGAAAGAAACAAGGAACTCGATAGGCTAAGAAAAACATTAGCCTTTAAAGAAAGTATTGATTACGCAACTCCTCAAGCAAAAGAGACCGCCCTAAATTCTTTAAAGACAAAAATTTCGTCTGTAGAAGAACAGATTAAAACATTCAATACTCGCCTCCAGAGTTTGCAGACAGAAGAGTGTCCTATTTGCTACGATAATCCTAGTGCGACTAATTCTGCAACTCTCACTCCGTGTTGTCATCGTGTATTTTGCGGAGCTTGCATTCTCAATTCTCTGGCAAGGGGGCTTCATTGTCCAATGTGCAGAGCAGTTATTCAAGCCAAACAATTGATAAAACTTGTGGACAAGAAAGAATCAAAGAAAAAAAACGACAAGGATTCTAACAAGCTTCTCACTAAACCAAGACAGCTTTTGAAAATACTCAAGGAGAATCCAAATGCACGTGTATTGGTCTTTAGTCGGTACGAAAACCCTTTTGTGCAACTTGAAAGGGATTGCGAAACGGAAGGAATTACCTATCATACCTTGCGAGGAAACAAGGATGTCATTGCATCGACAATCAAATCCTTTGAAAAAGGAGAGAAACGCGTCTTGTTTTTGCCCGTTCAGAGCGCTGGAGCTGGATTGAATTTAGTGAGCGCAACGCACATTGTTCTTCTTCACGCGATGACTCCAGAAGAGGAAAAACAGGCTGTAGGACGCGCATATCGTTTGGGAAGAACGGAACCTCTTCATGTTCTTAAACTTTTAAACGAAGATGAACAGAGTTAGAGTTTATTTTGGCTAGCATTGAGCGCCAAATTTTTTGTTTTTTGCTCCACAAACGATCCTGCAACCATGGGAACACATCGAATGGGAACATCAGTCAAATCGTGTATGCGACACATTTCTCTCCATGCATTGAACAGGGCGGATTGACGACTTAGGACACGAGTAAAGACGAGTTTTTCTGCAGCAGGAGGTTCTGAAGTTAGCTTCTCCTTTTCGCTAAAAATTTGATTTGTAACCTTTAGCTTCAGCTGCTGCGTAAGAGGCAGAATTTGCCAACACTGGTAGAAAAAGGCCCAAAAATCGGCCCAATCGCTTACATAGAGTATATTGAATATTCTCTTATAATCTTCTAGGGCTGTAGGGTATTCGGCTAATCTCTGCGGCGAATTTTCGTGGAGAACAAGTCCTGCTAAATTGGCTTCATTGTTCTCCAAGGCTATATTGACATACGGGTCATAGTCTGAAAATAAGCAATTCCAGGCCCATTCTAAACTTGCATTTGTACAATTCGAATCTTCAATGTGCACCTGTTGATTGAGCGCAGGAAATCCTGCCAAGTGCCGAAAAATGACGCGAAGATCACCACATTTTGCAACATCTTCTGGAACATCGTGGGAACCCTTGAGCGTATTTAGAATAATATCGGGCTCAGGAGGATTCAGAATCATAGTTGTACAAATTCTTCGTATTTGTTCCATGGGTCTTCCATGAAGATTGTTGCAAATAAGAATGAGAGGATGCGATCTATCACCCACTCTCCATTCTCTTAGAAAACCAAGAAGCTCGGACAATCCTCCTTTTTCACCTCCGCTCAATCCATCCATTTCGTCCATGAGCACCGCCATTCGATTGGGGTTGCCGTCGCGCAGCCATTCCTTGACTCCGCCGAATTTGATCAGAGGAATAATCGTTTTGCGAATAGCAATGCCGCTTCTCGTGTGACTGGCGTTGAACTCACACAGGGTATATCCAATCTTTTTCATAATTCTGTGCACAAGAGTTGTTTTTCCAATTCCAGGGGGGCCAACGAGCAAAAAGGCAGGTGTTGTTCTATTAAACATCCATTCGTGCAGTGCCGTTTCGGCTTCAGGTTGAAAGCAAAAATCTGGTTCTTCTGTGGAACCCATCTGAGAAGCAGATTTCAGAAAGTTTAAGTCACCTTATTAGCTCACAATACACCCTATTACTTGGAATAAGTGCAACTTTCTCCATTGGTAATTCCTTCCCACGTGACACCTGCGGATTGTGCGGCATCGCACAGGGTTTTGAGCTGTTCGGCAGTCATACCAGGTTTGTAGACAAAACGGAAATACTTGTTTTCGTCTTCTGGAGGATTAGAAGGATTGTCTTCTTTTGTCCACGGCTTCAGAGTGCCGCCACTGCGATTCACGCCAATCATGTCCACACAAGTGTCTTGTGTGCCTTTCTTGAAGTATACCAAGTAGTCGGGACACATGTTAATCACGGGCGGCCAGGCACCGGAATACGAAAAACGACTCGTTTCGCCGCTAAACCATCGCAAGCCATAAAATACAAAAATGAGCACAAAGAGGATTAAACTGAGAATGGCAGAATACATCCTATCGGCCTTTATGAGCGTGGAAAAGGTTCCGAGTCCGATAACAATGCAGATGAAAATATAGGCTATAAAACTATAATTCATCGGGGGAGGGGTCCTATCTAACTGGTTTTTTTATAAGATTTATTGTTTCTTTGATTTGGGTATGCTTATAGGAAATTATAGTATTATTTCTTATAAGATTTGTTATTAAAATACGCGCACAATTTAACCGAGGCGGGCGACGGGGGTAAAGGTGCCCTCGCTGTTGGTGATTCCGTGCTGGCCAGGGAGTTCGATGTAGCCGGTGAGGTAGCTTGTCGCAAACCCAACAGACGGGGTAACATCGGCACCACCAACACCACCAGTGTAGGAGACCAAGCCAGAGGAGATCATGAGCTGAACCTTGCGGAAGGTGCGGCCCGAGGAAACCAGGGACTTGCCCATATCCTTGAAGATACCGGTACCGGCAGTGGCAACCAAGGAAGAAACATACAGACCGGAGGAAGACATGGTGCTCACCATCTGGCCGAAGCTAGGGGCGGCATCAGTTCCGTTGTTTGCATAGAACTTCAAGCGGCAGTCACCAACAGTGATGTAATAACCGGCGTTCGCGGGGATCTGCTTAGTAGTGGCCAACAGGGAAGACATTTCTCTATACCCTTGTCGGAGAAAATTATTTTCAAGAATTCAAGACTCTCAAACAGAGAGCATGGACACTACAAGTCAGGCCCCGCCCACTTTTACGCTTCCGTATACGACAACCAATTTTGTAGCAGGCTACAATGGTCGGGTGAATTTGGATGCCCGCCCGTCTGCCGGTGGCTTCCTCGCCAATCCAGCGCAGGGAGGGTTTGGATACCGAACCGCCGTAGACGAAAACCCTGGACAAGACTTGATGCGAGGAAACTGGGCGGAAACTATGTTGAGCAAGGCGTTCTTCAGCCCGGAGAATACAAAGATCATTCAAAATGCAGTTCGGAAAGAAGTCTACGATCGAAGCGGGGAAAAACGCTGGGTCATTGACGAGCAAAGTGCTGATGAACTCCAAATTGTCATGAGGAGTTTGTATTTGCAATACGCAAAAAATTTAGAATACGATATACCCGGTCAAATAAGGGAGCTCAACAGACTTGTTGTGGATTGGACTGCACCTCGCATTATGAGTGAAATAGGAATGTACGAATATTACTTGAAGGATATAAGTGCACTTCCAGTTCCTTTGCCGCAACCCATGTCTATGTCTTCCGCTGGTTCCAAGAGTTTGCCTTTCCGAAAGTTTATGTAGAAGTGTCCGGAAGTTACTTCCCCTTCCTCATACTCACAACCTTCTTCTTTTGACTCGGCAAAGCCTTTTCATTAGACGCAGAAAGATGCTCAATTATGTGCTTCTTTGTGTGCCCCCACGCCTCCAAGAACTCGTCCAATTCCTTGGACCACATGGCCGTAGCCGTAGTCGATTCGAGTTCAGCGAGCTTCTTCAAAGTCACTTCCACATCCTTCTCCGCCTCTTCCACAGACTTCTTCTTGATTCTGTCTACACGCATCTTGAGCAAGTATTCATAAGCCCCAAGGCTATCAGGCTCCGAACGATTCGAACGAGGCGGTAACTCGAGTGTCTTCAATCCCTTCAGAATTACATCATCCTCTTCGTTCAGAAGCTTCAGACGCCCTTCCACAATCGCCTTTACGAAACAGAGCTTTGCATTCAGCTCCTCCAAGACATCCTTCAAGGCTCCAATCTGATGCTGTCTGCGCTTTTCGTAGGCGACAAGACGATGTACGAAGAATTGTTCTAGAATATCTCCAATTGTTTCGTACTTGGTAATGCACATATTCGGATCGAAGCAGCACATGTTGGTCGTCTTCCACGAGGAGGTCAAGTGGAAGGTTTTTTCAAACTCGACAGGATTCAGCTTTGCCTTTTGGTAAAACTCTGGTTCGAGATACAAGACAAAGTTGACATCGACATCGTTGTACAAGTCGTCGAATCCCTTCAGTACAGGCTTACCCTTTTTCTTTTTGCCGTCGCTGCTTACGCTCGCTGCATCATCACCCTTCTTCGCTTTGGTACCCTTCTTGACTTTTTCCTTCTCAACCTTCTCCTCTAGAATCGCACCAGGTCCTTCTCCCTGGACCATAGTGTCCAAGAATGCCTTGTAGTCCTTTGTCCAGACGCCAACAGGAAGTTCTGAGATGTGAACAGATGATGCTGCGTCATTCCACGTGTAGACTGCCCTAGTAATCCAGTGCTGATCATCCTTCTTTTCGACCGCACCCTTGAATCCAATCCACCAAGGATTCAGGACCTTTTTGGCCAAAGTCTCGATGCTTCCGTTCAAACGACCCTTCAACAGGCTCACAATTTCTTCAGGATTGTGTGGAGGAATATCCGTGCTAAATCCCGTGCCAATTCCTACAGAGCCATTTACGGCGAGCATGGGAAGAACAGGATAATAGGTTTCAGGTTCTACAACGTCTCCGTCGTCTTCCAAGTGATTGAGAATGGGCGCATCCTCTTTTCGAAAGAGAGAATCTACAATAGGTTCAAAGTGTGTGTGAATGTACCTTGGCGAGGCTGCGTCCTTCCCTCCCATCAATCTCGAACCGTACTGACCCACAGGTGCCAAGAGATTGATGTTGTTGGCTCCCACGAAGATCTGTGCCATGCTCGTAATCGTCTGATTCAAGGATGCTTCGCCGTGATGGTAGGCTGCGTGCTCCGAAACGTAACCTGCGAGCTGCGCCACGCGGATCTCGCTCTTCAAATTCCTCTTGAAGCAGCCAAAGAGAATCTTTCTCTGACTCGGCTTCAATCCATCGATAATGTGTGGCAGAGATCTCAAATTGTCGGCATTGCTAAAGTGAATGAGCTCGTCGTGCACAAAGCGGCTGTAAGGAACCTTCTTCTTTCCAGAGCCATCCACTACAGGTTGAATGGACCTCTTGGGATCGTACGTGGCCAACCACGCCTTTCTCTCGTCAGCCAACTTCTTGCTAAAGGCCAGGTTCATCGATTGATCGGTCGTCTCGTCCCATTCGTAGCGGATATCAGACAAGTTTTCAAACCACTCGCGCGCTTCGGCAGGAGTGCTCGTGCCCAATCCTTTGTAATATTTGCTCTTGTATCGAGAAGCCGCTTCTGCACCAACCTGCTCGCGCCAGCTTTCTAGCTCCGCTTCAGAATAGAAGGAAAGCGTCTCAGATCCTCGTGTCATCTTTACAAGGGGGGTCATGAGGGAACACAAGAAGCCCATGTGCATGAGGTTTGGCCATTCTGTGTGGAACAGATTCATCAAGAGGCCTCGAATGTGAAATCCATCCACATCTTGATCGCTCATAATTAGTACACGCCCATAACGAAGACTTGCAACAGAATCGTACTTTTTGCCTTGTTCGAGACCCAGAATCTTTTTGATGGCCGTCAGCTCTTCGTTTGCATTGAACTTTTCGCGACCAATGTCTTTTACGTTGAGCAGCTTGCCTCGAAGAGGAAAGACACCCCATCGTTCGCGACCAACTACCTTCAAACCTGCAATGGCAGACGTCGCGGCTGAATCACCCTCTGTAAGAATGAGAGTGCATTCAGACGATTTTGCTGTACCTGCGAGCAAAGCATCTTCCAGCTTCGGTAAGCCATAGATAGTTCTCTTCTTGGCTCCATCGGTCTTCTTGGCATCCTTGGCCGTTTTGGCCGCCAGAATGTTCTGCGCCTCTTCCAAGATTCCTGCCTTGATGAGACTTTCGACAAATTTGGGAGAGATGGAGACACTGCTTCCAAACTTTGCCGCGGGCGTCGTGAGAGTCTCCTTGGTCTGCGAGTCAAAGGACGGATTTACGATGGTGGCATTCACAAAGAGCGTAATGGAATCCTTGATTTGACCCGGTTTGAGATCGAGCTTTTTCTTCTTGGAGGCCGCCTCGCACACGTCGCTCAAGACATGTCTCTGGACGCTTTCGACGTGTTTTCCGCCTTTGCGCGTGTTGATGCCGTTCACAAAACTAATGTGACGATCGTCTGGAGTACCAATGTCGTCGCTAAAGAGCGAAGAGGTTAGCACTGCAGCTACTTCCCATCGTTCACTGCAGCGCTCGTAGGCGAGCATCTTTTCAGAATCCTCCTTCAAGAAGAGCTTTACAAACTTTTCAAAGGTGTCTGTCTTGATTTCCTCGCCATTCCAGGTCACCTTGACGTCTTTTCCTACCAAAGCCGCGAGTTCAATGGTCCTCGTGTGGAGAACAGACAGCATATCCTCCTTCTTGAGCCCGTGAAAGCGCTTCAAGTCAGGTACAAAGGTTACTTCTACGTAACCCTTTGAGGCCTTGTCTTTTACAATGTGCGGTTTTTCGCAAATGCTCATATTGTTCTTCCAAACTTGTTCGTAGCGCTGTTGACTTTTGGGATCTCTAATAGAAATTTTATAAGACTCTGAGAAAATATTACAGGCTTTGCTTCCATACCCATTCTTTCCCCCAACAATCTTCTCTTCATTCTTATTGTAATTGCTCGAAGTCAAGAGGTGGCCAAAGATCAACTCAGGATTCCAGCACTTTTCCGTTTCGTGCATTTGAATAGGAATTCCATCGCCGTCGTTCTTGACGCTAATGGTAAACTTTCCATCTGTATCTCCCGCAGTAATATCAATGCGCTTTACGGGAATGCGAGAAGGCTCTACTTGAGATCGCACAAGGGCATCGCGTGCATTTACAACAATTTCGTCGAAAATTTTGTAAAAGCCTGGGTTGAAATGTATTTTCTTGTATTGCATTTTACCTTCATCCTTGTCAAAGATCCATCGATGTTCCTCGGACGTTTCGGTGCTTCCAATATAGGTATCAGGGAGCTCCAAGATGTGTTCGCGGTGAGTGTGCTTCTTGTAAACTTCTGTCATTTTGTGTGCTAACTAGAGGCTCCACACCCTTGGTCAATTTTTTACAGGCCAGGTTCAATCAAATAGAATATTGCGGTATAGTAAGCTGGAGTGTTGGATGGTCCAGAGTAGTTCCTAAACGCATGTTTTGCCAAAAGAGTCCAGTATCCTTTTGGGGTAAGATGACATCAGGAAACGCTTGCCATGGCAGCCCTTCGTCAAAGGTGGGAAAACTCTTTTGCATGCAAGTTCCATTCCAACAATACCAATTGAGCTTGCCAGTAATTTGCCAAATAAAGAGTTGAATATCGAGTACTTGCATGGGCGTATTTGTCTCTAATGCCTCTTGTGCCAGGGCCCAAATCTTCTTTGCGCCTTCCAGAGTTACAAGAATTGCATGGGTAGTGTAGGTTGGAACTTTTACAACAAGATTGTTGGGATCGTCTAATTCAGGACTAGAACTCATCATATTTCCAAGATAGAGAATATCAAAACTCTTGGGTGTTGCATCCCAGAATTTTTGTCCCAATCCATTTGGCAAATCAAGATGACCTAGAGCATCGTCTTCAAACAAAACTCTATAGGGTACGTTGTCATCAATAATTTTCTTGTAAGCCATCATCTGAGTATAGCAGAATCCCTTGTGACCGCGCTTCAACTCAGGATTGAACAAAAGGCCAGCATCTTTGAGTGCCTTGTCCACATCTTCTTCAAAGCCGTCAAATGCATCGACCTCTTCAATATTTGTAAATCCAGCTGCCCTTAAACGAGCCGCAGAGTATTCTCTTCGAAAGGCATAGCGCTTCAGACCCATCATATAAGCTTTTGATTCTGCAACATCTTTCCAAGAGGCTGGGAGACTGGAACTCATTTGAATATAGACCTTGGTTGTTCTTAAAGTCTTTTTACAATTGAACGCAGACCCTTTGAAGCGTTCATCCGGCCTTTTTCATTTTGCCTAAAGACACTAAATAGATATTGAGTATGTCAATGTCACTTGCTTCATCAAACGCGAATGCGAATGGCAATTTATTTGAAATTAAAACTATACAAGCGGCTGCTTTCCGAACTCTTATAGAGGCTCTCAAGGAAATTCTCACAGAGGCAAATCTGGAGTTTGACAGCACGGGAATTAAGATCATGGCTATGGACGAGACCCACACAGTCTTGGTGCATCTTCGTCTCCATGCTGATCGCTTCAATGAATACTATTGTCCTCAGAAGCACGTGCTCGGAATCAACATGATCTATCTCTTCAAGCTCATCAAGACGATGGGCAACAACGATTCCTTGACTCTGTATTTGCCCGCCAAGAATCCCAACAAGCTCGGCATCAAGATGGAAAATTCAGACAAGGCGACCACGACCAACTATTTTCTTAAAATCTTCGATACCAATGTGGAGGAAATCCAGATTCCTAGCTTGTCTTTTACCAGCATCATCCACATGCCTTCCACGGATTTCCAAAAGATTTGTCGCGACATGAATGGGCTTGGCGACGGAGAAAAAGTGGAAATCACCTCTTCAGGTAGCGACCTTATTTTCAAGTGTCTTGGGGACTTTGCAGAACAGGAGACGATGATTTCGGAAAATACTGCAATGAAGGTGCAGAGATCTTCGAAGACGAATGAAATTGTGCAGGGAATTTTCCAACTCAAGCATCTTGTATTGTTCACAAAGTGCACGAATCTGTGTCCAGCGATCGAGATTTATTTGAAGAACGATTATCCGCTTATTATACGTTATACTGTCGCATCGCTGGGAGAGGTGAAACTAGTGCTTGCTCCAGTTAAGGTGAAGTAAAACTGGTTTTAGAAGGGTCTAAACTAAAGCTATTTTATTTAGATAATGGTAACATGCAAAGAAGATAACTGCAATTCTGAAGCAACGTACGGATTCAAATTTGCAGAGCCAGAATATTGCAAGAAGCATGGAGAGCCTCGCAAAGCAAAGTCGCAGTATCAAATCTGTCGATGCGGCTCTTCTGTGCCAAAGTATAAGGAAGAAACGGATCAACGCGTATCGTGTTGCGCAAAATGCAAGTCAACGACTATGATAAATGCTGTAGAAAGACGCTGTAATTGTGGAAAGCACTTGCCAACTTATGGTTTGTCCACAGACAAACGACCCGAGTATTGCTCAATCTGCAAAAAAGAAGGCATGATTAATCTCAAGGATAAAAACAAAAAATGTACCTGTCAAAGAGTGATTCCCACCTTTGGATTTCCATCTGACAAGAAACCTACGTGCTGCTTACTATGCAAAAAGGAGGGAATGATCAATCTAGTCTCTGATTTGTGTCCTTGTGGAAAATCGGCAGTCTATGGGTACAAGGGAGACAAGAAACCAACATACTGCAAAAAATGTGCAAAAGGGGGTATGGAAAACATTGTTACCAAGTTGAGATGCAAATGTGGCAAGGCCATACCAAGCTTTGGGAAGCTAGGCGACAAAAAAGCAACCTGCTGCGCCTCTTGCAAAACACAAGATATGGTTAATATACTTATAAGGAAGTGTAAATGTGGAAATGCACATCCTGTCTTTGGATTGCCAACAGATGCCAAGCCTACATGTTGCTCGTCCTGCAAAGAAGAAGGGATGGTTGATGTTCGTTCATACAGGTGCAAGTGCGGTAAGCAACCTGTCTATGGAATGCCTGGAGACAAACGGGCATCCTGTTGCGCTCTTTGCAAGTTAGGAGGAATGGTAAATATAAGGTCAAAACAATGTAAATGCGGCAATGCACAACCCTCGTTTGGCCTTGAATCTGACAAGAACCCTGTATGTTGTGCATCTTGTAAAGAACCCAATATGGTCGATGTTGTATCTACAAATTCTCCAACAAGGAGATGCAAAGGCACGATGGGATGTCAATACAATCGTCGAGGCAAGAAAAAGTACGATTATTATTGTACAAAATGTTTTGAACGAAACTTTCCAGACGATCCTAGAACTGCATTTCTTCGAGACAGGACATATGATGCACTTATGAGCGACTTTTTGACAGAAACCTTTGAAGACATCCAGTTTATTCACGATAAACCATTTTGGACAAATGCAGGTCGTCGCATTGATTTCCGTGCACTTGTAAAAACTACACTTTTGTGTATCGAAATAGATGAAAATCAGTCCAAGTATGGAGAACAAACAGAAGAGGAACTCGATTATGAAGGGAAATACATTTTTCTGCGCTTCAATCCAGACAAATTCAAGGATGAAGAAGGAATTCTCCAGGAGATTTCTATGGAACAACGAATCGAGATTCTAGAGGACGAGATTCGAACGCAAATAGAACGTATAGAAGCTGACGAAAATGAGCGTATTGAAGTTATCAATATGTTTTATGATGAATGAACCTACGAATCTAAAATAAAGAATCGTAAAAAGAATACAAATTATTTTTACGAACCTCTTGTAGTAAATGGCGAGCGTAACGCGCGACTATCCATTAGCAAAAGGGAGAATGAGTGTATCTCCCGTCCAATGGCTTCCTGGTGCAATGAGCGCCATGTTGCCTTTTTTTGCCGTTCCAGATCCTAAATCAGGGGTCCTTTGTTTCCGCGCAGACGATCCCAACCTTTTTGGAATTAACTGGAAAGGTCTTCAAAATACACCCGTTGTTACAAAACTAGGTGTCCAAGTTTCTGCAAACAAGGGTTGCAACTTTTATTCGGCACCTTGGGCCATTTCCACACTTCCAGCCCGCGATTTGGGTCGACGCGTGCAAATCACTGGAGTAGATACTGCAATTACAGATTATATTGCGGCGCTCTATTCGATTGTTGGAGTCGTGCCGATTACACTTACAGAATGGAGATTTGAGCAAAAAGGGTTTGCAAAGGCGTATCAAGTAACACAAAATCGTCTGTATTCCAGTGTGAATGGTACAAGCTATTTTGGAGGTGCTACAGAACTCATGCCTCAAGTCGCTGGAGTCGGTGAATCCAAACTTATTCAAGAGCCGCTCATAACAGACGACTTTACGTTTGAAGGAGATCTTATAAATACGTATCAGATGACATACAATACATTTTATGTTGTCGACACTCCTATAGTAATTAGCGCCGTCGACTCTGCTAATCCAGAACAACCTCGTATTTATTTTAATTTGCTCAATAGCGTTTCTGTTCTCAACAATCCGGATTTTAGCTCTTAGAACCAACGCCTTAGAGTTTCTTATTAATATGCGGCGTATAAATAATTTCACTGCATTGTTGAATATTATCTAAACGAACAAGATGGTCGTGTCTATTAAATTTCGTGCAATCCTTGTTCCAAACCTTGATGACATTAAAGGTCTGGTTCTTTTCTACAACTCTTTTTGGACTAATGCTAATTCCCTGAATTGTATTTTCTTCAGGATTCGTCACTATCTGACCAAGCATGGCGCCAATAGTATACAAATTAAAATAATGTGAAGCTTTTTGTCTGCCTATACGAAGACTATAACAACCGCCTTTGATATTAGCGTGATTTTCATATAAAGGTGGAATACCATCGCGCATCCAAAAAAACATTCCGTATTGAATGCTCGAATCCTGCAGCTCCCTCAAAACTGCAAAGGTGTCGCCCCATGTTTTGACACTTGCTAGTTTTTGGTAGGATTCGGGTGTCCATTTCGTATCTGCAGGATTGTGGTAATACAAGCACCACGACCCTGTAGGGATTGGATCCGATAGATTAAAAGGGGGCATCGTGGTTGCGCTCTGTTTTTTCTAGTCATTTGTGTTTAGGCTTCTTAAACGCATTGATCCTTTTAATCGACAATCTCCTTTTCGGTCTTCAAATCATATCTAGCCTCATCTCCATCGCACGTAATTCCTGAAAAAATAAACCCGCTGTAGGAAATCATTAGGATTTTTTCTTGTGCGTATCTCCATGCACCTACCAAAACTTGAAGCGGGAGAACTCCATCAGGCCCATTGATGCTCTGGTCCATGATCCATTCTGACAGATCACCAATTGGATTTTCCTCTTCTAAACCATTCTTGTAACTTAAACTTGCTCCAATAAAGGGGATTGGATAGGAGGAATGACTTCCAAGTTCTTCAAGCGTAAATGTTTTCCTTTTTAGATTATAGATCCAAATGGGTTCAGAATTGTAGGGTCTTTTATTTGCAGAAGTTACAACAGGAATATACATATCATTTACTCTATAAAATTCTAGGTAAGTATCTTCAAAACTCGTTTGCAATGCATCTATTGAAACATAGAACTGCTTTTTGATAGCATTCCAAAGATCATGTAGTTTGATATATTGTCCCATTAAAAAAGTAATTATAGAATAGGGGATCAAAGAAATCAGAAAATCAATTTGCTCTTCTATAGACATCTAGAAGATACTATGCTAGTTTTTTAGGCCAATTACTCGGCTGGCAATGGAATAATTCGCTTTCCATTCCAAGTGCCAATATGTTCTCCATCAAGATAAATATTGTTTTCTTGATCTTTCTGGTAAGTGTGCCCTTTGTAAACGAAATCTTCAACTTCGATAGCTTCTTCAGCCTCCTCAACGTCTTCTTCAGCTTCCAATTCTTCTACACGTTTTGTTTTGGGATTATACATACCAACTTGCACATATTCGTCATCAACTTCCTGATATGCATTATTTTCTTCATCTATATAATATGTACCTGTGCTAAGTGTAATCTTTTTTAGTTCTGGTTCTGCTTCTTCAACAACTTCAGCTTCAGCTTCAGTCTCTTCGATAACTTCACCTTCTTCATCCTCAGTTTCAGGTTCCACTTCATCATCCTCAATAACTTCAACAACTTCACCTTCTTCGTCGTCAGTTTCAGGTTCAACAAGTTCTCCCTCTTCAAAATCATCCTTTTCTACGGCAGACAGGTCTGTATTAAAATTCAGATTCAAATCCAACAAAGGTGGCAATGCTGAGGCGGCTGCAACAGCTGCTGCGAGAGCAGGTGTAGAGCGAACACTCGAGACAAGAATATTTTTGGTATTTGAAGAAGGTTGCATTTTTAGAATTTCTTCTGCAAACTTATTTATTTCTGGAGAAGGCGGTGGAGTAGAATGATTGGTAGACATGGTAGCTGCCCTTTCAAGAGCTTCGAGTCTTCTCATAATTTCTTCCATAAACATTTTTTGTAAATCATTTTCTCCACTATAACTTCTTACATCTTCATCACGTTGAAAATTACGAGGAGTACAAACAGAGTCGCGAATCTGAAACTCCAGCTTGGCTACTGCATTCAACATGGTATTTCTAAAATCAACGAGTGCATAGTGCAATTGGTCTGCCATTTCTTTAGCTTAATTTTGTATCTTAAAATGGGAACTCCAGGCCGACCAATTTTTTCATCTAAGCCCTAGTTATGTTTAAACATGCATCTAAAGTACTCTCTTTATCCTTTAGCGGTTTGTTTCTTTTTAATTTAAGTCCATTTGTAGTTTCATTGACAATTGTAGGTGTATATTGATAAGGTGATGCAAATGTATTTCTCAAAGGGGTTTCATAAAAATCAATGGGTTTGGTATCCATAGAGGCCAAAATACTGACCATAGGTGGCATATGAATATCGACCCTTATTTTTTGACCTTCACACATGTTGCGAAAGTCCTCAATTGAGACTGGTCCGCCAAAACGCTCTAGACTTTCGCGAGAAGGAGCAGGATAGAGACGACCATTCACATTTTTGGCATAGAGTCTATTTAGCAAGGCAATTCGTTCCCATCTCATGTGAGTATCCAAAATCTCAGACATTAAATAAGCCATTGCGCATTGAGGACAGCAAAAATTTCCATAAACTTGCCATACAGATTCAATCACGCGAATTGGAATTACACAGGGCCTTGACTCGAAAGTTTCACAGCACCAAAAGCATGCTAAATCGGATTGTTCTGGAAGTTCATGAGTTTGCTTCGTATTTGCAAATTGTACCAAGAGAGTGGATGGCCCGTATTCTTTTCTTTGTTGCTGCTTCTGGCTTTGGCTTTGGTTTTGGTTTTGACTCGATTGTGTGTGAGATTGATTTGATTGCTGTGTTTTGATCTCTGTATGAATTTCCTCAACGGATTCCTTAGGAGCATTTTCATACGATGCCTCTGTTGCAAACGGGTCAATTTCAGAAGCATCAAACGCTTCAAAGGCTCCAGGAGGTCTAGGATCGTACACAAAAGGCTGATCGTTAAATTGAATCTCGCTGGAATGAATGGGCAAGTGAGCAATTAGAGGTCTTTTTGTTTCATTTTGAAATGTGCCTTGTATTCCATCTGCCGTTATGACAGCTACAACCTTGTGTTTGGAAGTTTTCTTCTCACGTTTTTGTTTTACTGCAATTACGGGTTCTTCTACCGCTGCAGCCGAGTCGACCTTCTTTTTTGCGGGCATTTATTCTATATACTAGGCGCGTGATCTTCTTTAAACTATATGCCCCTTTCAGTACTTTAAGAAATTGTCCCATGGCCTTTAGTGGAGGTATTATGCAGCATTCTCCAAACCCCAGGGTTGAAAAAATTTTATCGTGCATTCGAAAAGATCCTGAGCGCTTGAGGCATCTCCTGTTTTATGGACCGCCAGGAAGTGGAAAAACGTCAACAGCTCGTCTATTTATTGAGAGCTGGTATCCAAATCGAAAGCCCCCTCCTGGATCCACGCTCTTTTTAAATGCATCAGATGAAAGAGGCCTTGAATCAATACGAGAAAGGGTATTTCCTTTTTTAAACAGCAGCAATTTATTGCCAGAACACATACATCTTCCCAGATTTCTAGTATTTGACGAAGCAGAAACCCTTACAGCATCTGCACAACTTGCATTGCGCCATATTTTAGAAAAACATCCATTAGACAGCTGCTGCATATTGTTTCTTGTAAATACAATCAGCGGCGTCGAAAGATCCTTGCATCACAGATTTCTACGCATTCGTTTCGACCCTCTTCCGTCCGAGTGCTTGGCAGAACGAGTAAAATTATATGCACCAGACAAGCAATCTCCTACACCATTGGACGCTGTGAGACTTCGAGGCGATTTGCGAATTTTTTTGCATTCGCCAAATGCATCTCAGCATCTTGCAAGAACATTTTGGCGATGGCTGCACGACACTGAAGATACTACCGAAACATTCACAAGACAAAACATCGAAGATCTCTTTTGGATAGGGCAGATTTTTGGAATTCTAAGTCTTCCACTCGTTTTAGATATTACAAATCTAAGTCATCCAGGTGTATTGAAAACAATGCCAAACGAGCTTTTTCAAAAACATTTGAAAACTCTAAAAACTAAAATTATTAAAAAAATTGTCCAGCCTGACGCCGCAGTTTAAAGATACAAACCGCACGAGTACAACAAAATGCAAAAGGAAATTGACCATGTTCGTCCTACACCTTTGAGGATTAGTACAAAGGTAATTACGGCAAATATGGGTACGACTATGAATGCAAAAACACTCTTTGAAAATATTTCACAAATATTAATCCCTATTTGGTGGCCTGGAGAAGGTGTTTTGAAAATGGAACACGATAAATCGGTTGTAGGGTATGCGAGTCGCGATCTCTTTAGCAAAAGAGGGATAAGCGATAAGACATTCTTCAATCAGAGTACAATTGTTGTAAGAAAGGCAATGAATCCCGAAAAGACGCATTTCAAAGAGGTTAATGTCAAACTATTTGGAAACGGAGGAATTCAAATGACTGGAATTCCAGCAGAAGATTTTGCAAATGAGACGCTCACTTGGCTTTTGGAGGAACTCTCGAATATAAAAGCAGATATATTTACAACGAAACCAGTGCTCCAAAAATTCAGAGTACAGCTTATTAATTCTGATTATCAAGTTGCATATCCAATTAATCGAAGCGCACTTCACTCGATTCTTAGTCGTACATACGGACTATTCAGCACATTTGAAAGTACAATTTATCAGGGTGTCAATACAAAATACTATTTTAACGACAAACATCCCGATCCCGATAGACCTGGTATCTGCTTGTGCACAAAACGCTGCAAAGGACAAGGAAGTGGCAGTGGAATTGGTGAATGCAAACGCATAACGATGAGTGTCTTTCAGACTGGTAAAATCATCATTACTGGAGGAAGATATTTGTATCAGCTCGAAGAGGCCTACAACTTTCTAAATAGAGTTCTGAGGGATCATGCAGAAGATATTCTTCGAATTCCAGAGGAAGATCTAAATCCAAAGCCAGCCCCAAACGAGAAAAACAAGGGGGGCGATGAATCAAACGAGAAACCAAAAACCATAGAAACGATGAGAAAACACGTGCGTCCGAAAGTAGTAATAAAACTTACGGCAAAGGCATAGAATAGAAATGGCAGCAGCACCTCAACAAGCACAGACCTCTTTGGAAACCCCGCTACCTACCCCTCAGGTTCTTGTTCAGGCCGCAAAGTTGGCTCAGCAACTCGATCGTCCGATTCATCTTGATTACTACGCTGATACCTTTAGCAAAAAGGCGGTCATTGGAGAAGATCAGGAAACCAAGGAAAAGATCCTTATCAAGAGCAATGAAGAATATACCAGCTTGATTCAAAAGGTCTATAAGGTGGATCCCGACTATCTCGTTTTGACTGAGAATTCGATTTATATCATCAGCGGTCATGTCGAAAAGAAGAGAATTAAGACCTCTTCTTTGATCTCTAGCGAATAAATATATGTAACAAAAAATTGATTGTTAAAGTTCATTTTTGAATTGTAACAACCACAACTACAATGGATTTTACAGATGAAGAGGCTCCAGCACAAAAAGGTACACCCATTTATCTAGGTATAATTGGATCCAGACAGGATTTATCGCAACAAATTATAATCGAAACAATTCTAACACCAATTCTTCAAGAACTTGAAAGGCCTCCCGATAGGGTTATTCTACCTTCTGAAGGAACAACAAGTATATTCATTTCAGATTGGGCAGAAACTTTAAGAATTCCTACACAAGTTTACGAAGCCGATTGGATTCGACATAATCGAAGAGCAAAAATATACAGAGATGCAAGAATACAATCAGAATCGACACATTTCTTAGTATTTCTCAATAAACGTTCAGAATTTAATGAGAAATTGGCGAATAGACTCGCAAAAAAAGGGTTTTCAGTCTTTACAATTAATTATGCAGATTGTAGTGTGGAAGAATTAATAGTTAAGCCATCTGAGCCTGACCCTTCTTTACAACCACAACCTCCTCGCCGAGCAAAGCGCGGGAGCAAACCAAGTATTGGAAAAGACTCAACACAAACAACACTAGAGCCATTATTAATCCAAAAAAGCCAAAGCCATACGAAAACACTTCAGCACCCTTTGGAGCCTTGACACCAAAGACAAGACCAATCGTTCCAAGAAGAGTGACAGCGCCCATCACAGCGTAGAAGACAAAAATGCCATAATAGGTTGAGCAAATTGCATTGCTAGTAATATTTTTAGTCCACTGAGGTTCCATTTCTCTATACTGGGATGCGCTTTTTTTTGCAGACCATCCATTAGAGAAATGGCAAAATCACGCAGAACCATGAAGCGTAAGAGCATGAAGCGCAAGGGATCGCGCAAGTACAAGGGAGGAAGCGCTCCTGTGAATTATTCCAATCCGGGCCCGATGAATTTGAATCTTGCCCAGGGAAGGCAGTTTGACGAGTACCACAAGAATCAACATGGAGGTGAATATGGCCCTTACCCGGGCGCGGTGAGCGAAGCCTCTTTGCTCCCTTCCGATTTGGTTGCCTCGGCCAAGCTTTTGCCTTTGAATGCAGCATTTGCCGAAATCCGTGGCATGACGGATCAGGCTGGTGGTAAGCGTCGTCGTAGGGCAACCAAAAAGGCAAAGAAGTCTCGTAAGTCGAAGAAGGCCAAGAAGTCTCGTAAGACTCGTAAGGCCAAGAAGTCTCGTAAGTCTCGTAAGTCTCGCAAGGGCTCACGCAAGCAGCGCGGTGGTCTCTATCGTTGGGGAGGAGGCGCCCGTCGCTACAAGGGAGGTGCTTATGCTGAAATGAGATATCCTATGCCTGTTGGCGATGAAAGCAAGATGTTGATTCCATCGAGTCTTCAAGCACAAGCGGGTCTCAATCCTGAATGGAAGCTCGCCGAAAACCCAATGTCCTTTGCACCTAAGATGTGAGCACACAAGCATAATCCAATCCTCAATAACTCAGCATATTGGCCTGCCAAACAAGTGTAGCCTCATTTGTTAAATTATCTTTAGAGATTTGAAAGAGACTCTGTAAAGTTTCCTTCTTTTCTTCTAGAATTACCCTTTCCTCTTTTGTCGCAACTACAGAAATAAGAAGAATTGCATCCCCAAATCCAGTACCTATGCTTCTAGGCATTCCGCATCCTTCCACAACAATTTCCTGACGATTTTGCACACCTTGAGGAATTTGTATAAAAAGGCCATTCTCGTGAGCAGGATGCCCGTCCAAACGTATCACTTTTCCACACAAAGCCTCGCCAAGAGTAATTCCAATACGGGTTTTTAAATTATCACCCTGTCTTTCCCAATCCGAATCTTCATCCGCAGAAACAAGTTCAATCACTACATCGCCCGGACCCGTATAGTCTTCTTGTTGACTGCTTTCTCCCGAAAAAACAATAGTATCCCCTGGCTTCATGCCCTTTTGAACAATCAATTCGAGTGTCTTGTCCTGCTTGATAAACTTTGATCCATTGCAGCCTCCACAAGGATCACCTCTAGTTCGACCAGTTCCTTCGCAGTTACCGCAAGGACCATTTGTTTGCATTATCATGGGACCCATTTGTACAATGGAGGCTCTAACACCGGATCCTTGACATGCATCGCACGCCCTCTTGTTTTTAGATCCATCTCCATCGCACGTCTGGCAAAAACGATCCCTCTCCAAATGAATATAGAGAGTTCGACCGAAATAAAAATCCTTCAAAGTCATTGGAATTTCCTTTTTTCTTGGTGGCGCTTTTCCATGCTGACGCACAGGTCTTCCCCGATTTGGCCCGCCTCCGCCTCGCATTCCACCTCCACCCCCAAACATTCCAAACAAGTTATTTATATCAAATGGAAACGGCATTGGAAACCCGCCAGGACCACCAGGGCCGCCAGGGGGAGGACCACCTTGTTCGCCAGGAATTGAACCCGTTTGATCATAAAATGCCTTTGCATTGGCGTCGCTCAAGACTTCGTAGGCACCGCTAATTTCCTTAAATTTTGCTGTTGCCTCCTCCTTTTGGTCATCCGATACCTTGTCAGGATGATATTGGCGACTCAGTTTAATATATTGTTTACGAATATCGTTCGAGTCAGCATTTCGTTCCAATTCGAGAATGCTATAAAGATCCTTCGGCATATTCACTTTAAAGATGCAACGCGAATCCTTAAAGCCATTCAAAGCTTTTATTTAATCATGTTTTAGGAGGATGGAAGCCACAGAGGCCAAAGACGAACTTTATGAATGTCCTGTACACAAGGTTTTCCACGATGGGCAAAAAAGAGAGAATTTTCAAACAGAATTCTATGATTCATTGTTAAATGTTCCTATGGCCACTTCTATGAGACTATACAAGGAAGTAAATGTAAATTGCCATTGTCCAACAAATTACAAATGTTTTGACAGAATCATCGGGTCTAAACATGACTAAAGAATATCTGTATAATACAATGGAAACAAACATAATAGGTCAAGACGAAGCGCTAGTTATATGCAATCAGGCCATCAAAAAACCGACACACCTCTTCTTTTATGGTCTTCACGGAATGGGAAAAACATCGTTTGCCTTTGATTTTTTTGATAGTTATGCAAAACACTACGGAATTGAACCAAGAGATCCAGACCACTTTTTGTTTTTGACAGCAGATCAGGATCGAGGAATTCACACTGTTCGCGCAAAACTTGCCGACTTTGTGCGAGGATCTGTAAAAAGACAGGGGATCATTCGCTGGGTTCTCATAGACGATGCAGATACCTTGCCAGAAGTTAGTCAACAGGCATTGAGACGCCCTATGGAGCAATATGCACATTTGACATGCTTTCTCTTTATAGCAAACAGCTCAGAATGTCTCATTCACGCCCTTCAGAGTCGCTGCCAACCCGTTCGTTTTGCACCTATTCCCGTTGTTTTGTATATTGATACATTGCTTGCAAGAATGAATTATACAATAAAAGATGAACGGGTCAAACAATGGTTGGGAGCAGCTTCCTTATCTTCTGTAGCTGAATTTAAGCACATGGCAGAAGTTTTACAATGGATATCTCCAGATTCTCCGAGTGTAAAGGATGCAAAAGATATATGCAGTACGCACGACTATGACAAGATTATTCCTCTTGTACAAGCGATTAGTTTCTTGAAACCAGAAAAACTTTATGAAAATCTGAGTATCCTGTGGCAAAATGGAATGAGTTTTGAAGATATTTTGCACGCAGTTCAACAAACTGCTGACTTGTATTTTATTCTACCTTCTGAATCGCAAGAACGTTTATACAAATTTCTGGTAACTGGTTGGGCATATCATGCACAGAGTCGCTGTAATTTTCTAGATTTATTGTGTTGCGCGCAAGAATCCGGTCTTCTTGATATAAACGCCTCAGATGTGAACTTAGTAGAACATATATTATCATGAGCACAACAAATCCCTCACTCTTTCGAAAAGATCCTCCCTGGGGACTCATTTGTAGAGTGATGACACTCTTGAATCTTCCAATTCATTTCCCTGTTAGTTTTCAAAGATCCGATATCAATTTAGAAGGATCCATAGAAGCCGCAAGTTTGCTTGAACCATATTACAAGCCTTGCAAAGCCAAGCAGTATTTAGAACATACAGATGAAGCACGCTGGGTGACAATTCTTCGGCATAGTTTAGACATTTATGGTTATGAAATCTTATCACAAGAGACGACTCGTGATAAGAAAAAGACTATTATTTATACAATTAGTTTGAGAAAGGGTGCTACAAATGCCGAAATTCATCTAGTTGAGTTTAATTAATATTCAGTTACAGCCCAGCACCTCTAAACAGGTGGGTTACCGCCAAATCAGAGTCTAGGATTTGTTCTTCAGACATTCTTAAGAACCAACCAAACATTCTTCTTTCGAGCAATTCGGGCCAAGGAAACGGGACATACAAAGTTTCGGGATGAACATCAAATGGCAAACTTCCTTCTGTGCCAGCCGCCAAAAGATCTTCGAGCTCAATCTTGCGCCCAGTCTTTTTTCGGGTGAGTTCTACATTTGGCATGACCAAAACATCCTGTTTTCCTGTTCCAACAAACAAGATATCCCAACTCTTGTCGCTGCGGATTTCTTTTCCTGTAGCTTGTCTTTCGATTCGCTCGGTCAAAATCTTCTTCCATTGTACAAAGAATGGCATTGCAGGTTTGGGAGACCAAAGAGCGTGTTGATTGGGCAAAAAGGTGCCTTGAGGCGACGCGTATGTTTCGAGAGGATCGGATCCAAATAGGACAATCTTGTCTTTTGGAAGTTCTGGGAGCTCCTTCAAAACAATGGTCGCAGGGCCCATCCAAAGACCGCCAAATTTCTCCAAAAAAGCCACTTTGAGATAGGTCATTTCCTCGTCGCGAAGCGGCAAACGTTTATTTCGCATCGGTTCAGGAAGTCCGCCGAGTCTGCGTTCAGCATCCGCCAATCCGCCAATAACTTCAACGTGATATTTGTTTCCAGTGGAAGCAACGATTGATTGATAACAGAGGTTCAAGAAAGGAAGATTGTAGACACGACTACTGCGTGCTCCAAAATCGGCCCACCAGCGGCTATTGACATCTGTATCGTCAACGTAGATCCATATAGCAGGTGTATTCATTCCTCTTTCAAGAAGTTTGTCATCGTAAAATGTGTTTTTCTGTTTATAATTCATGTAGGTTGCAGCAGCGACAGCCACAACCAACAAGGTGGCGGGGACCAGTACCAACCGAGTATCCATCTACGATAGTATTTATATTTGTAATTACTATTTTTCAGTAATAACGAGTTGTTTCATTCTTTCAAAATAGTCTCGGGCACCGAGTTGCTCTTGCGCTGCACGAATGCGTCGCTGTTCTTCTTGCATCTTCTTTTGATGTTCGTAAGCCTGAAGAGCTGCCATTTCAGAAGAATTGTATGCATCTGGTTGGCGTTCTCTTTGCGATTTGTAAGAGTTAAAGTCTCTATTTTCTACACGTACATCCTGCACTTGATTGCTGACAGTATTCTCCTTTGTATAGGCTGCCCTCAAATCCGTAAATTGCATTCTTGAATCGTAGGCTGCTGTATAATCGTTGGGTCGATCGCGTCCTAGTTCAACACCTGCGCTCTGATTCAAAACAAGCTCTTGAGGATGATGAAATTTAGTAATTGTGCCGCCACCAGGTGCCAATCCCTGAGATGCCGCCTCTTCCTCAAACATTCGATTGAACACTTCGCGATTAAAGTCTTCGCTGAACTTCTTGGATCCTGCCCCTGCGCCTTTCCTCGACCCCTTCCCTCCACGATCTGTTTCGTCCTTGAGCCAGTCTCCATAACCATCTTCATCCGGATCAGGAATGCGTGTTTGTTCAAAGAGTTGATTAAAGACAGACATGTTCAAATTGTTTGGATTGAGCTTGACGGGTTCGGCGGGCATTTGCCATTCTTGGGTGGCCTTCTTTCTTTGGTCTTGGACAGAATCCAAACCGGGAACTGCTCCTCCTCCATCGGCACCACCCCCTTTCGTTTGACGCCCTTGGACGAGTTTGAGAATATCCATCAAATAAGCATAGGCTCTCGTTACGGCGTCAAATGCTTCTTTGGACCCCCCTGGTTTGTCAGGGTGAGCGCGAATGACAGCCTTTTTGTAGGCCGATTTGAGCATGTCTTCCGTCAAAGCCACCTCCTCTTGGATGTTCAAGACTCTCAAACAAGCGCTAAAAAAGTTCAAGGCCTTTTCGCTTCGTTTGGGTTTGGCCACTTGTTGATAAGGATTATCACTTCGAACTTGTCCAACCGGAATCATTTGACCCGTTTGTTGGACCGGCATTTGATAGGCTTGTGGATGATATTGGAGCTGTTGCGGTGTAGGTTGGACCTGTCTTTGAGCTTGGCTTTGTCCTTGGCCAGGAAGTGGAGGCGCAGGCTCTCCATGTCGGATGGCCGCAGCAACTTGGAGAATATTTCCGTAAATTCCAGCCATCTTTGCAGAATGAACTATGGAAACATCTCCCAACAAGGTGTTTATCATTTGGAGCTTCGTAGCCGGATTTTCAATTGCAATTAACTTTTTATAAATTCGAATATGACTTGGATCTATTTGACTTTGGGCATGGCCCATTTTTCCTGTAATACTTATAGTCTTGGTTGATCAATCAAATACCGCAACCTTTTTGGCATGAATAAAGGAATTTGCGCCTCACATTCCCAAATTTGTGTATGACCTGCGGTAAAGAGTTCAAAGCTAGAGGGCCATAGCTGAGGTGCTAGCTTTGGCAAGCCCTTCAGAGCAGGATCGCGAATAAGCCACCAACTTGCCAAGGGCATTACAAGAGCGAGTTGCTCTTGAGGTTTAATTTGTATATCAGTTGGTTTCGGAGCAATTGGAAGTGGAGATCCAACTTTGTCCAATACATCCTTCAAATCTCTCCACAAGGGGGGCAAGAACCAAGGAAAACACCATTCTGTATTTACATGAGCGCCCGTGTAATACTGAAGAATCCAATCAAGACCACGAATATATTCTGTACAAATGTGATCTACGTCAGTACTCCCAAGCCATCTTTCATTGTAGACATCTCTCCAGGTATCCAAAAGTTCCACGCGAGTTTTTTGATTTTCATCTTTTTGAATCGACCTTACTAATGCCATTTCTTCAGAGATTCGAAGAGGCGTCTTGTTCCATTCGTCGATTGCTTGTTCTAGAGGTGTTGCCCCTCTTGCATGCTGAAATCGACTTCCTATTTTCATTTGGCAATGCCTATGAATCCATTCTTCCTCTTTTTCTGAGAGCCATTCAATACATGCCTTGAGAGCCTCCTTGTTCCATTTGCTCTTACCATCTACTCCCTGATTATAGATCAATGGCCCTGCATTCTTTCGAACCTGTTTGAGCATTTCTAGAAGAATATCGTGCCCCCCGTCCTTCAACTTTAAAGACATTCCGTGTGGCAAAAAGTCATTTCCAAGAAACGACATGGCCATGCAATAATCGAGCAAATAGCCTTCACCCTTGTCTTTTCCCTCCGTCAAAAGTTCTCTCAACTTGTGAATGCTAAAATAGGCATATTCTTCTTCGTTAGAATCATTATACTGCACCTCTCCACATTCTACTGCTTCTCGAAATAGCCATAGTTCATCCACCTCTTGCAAGAGAGATAGAACAATCAAATCTGCATCGAGTCCATATACCACATGGCTCTGCTTTTTAGACGTACTTTTATACTCTTGAACTACACTTCTAAGCCTGATCATGGCTTTGTGCTCTCCTTCTCCAGGTTCATCAGCTGTACTTATTAACCATTTGACTCCCTTCGCCCCTCCTCCAGAGCCAGAGCCACACCCCTTCAGAGCATTTCCAAGACGCTCCATAAAAGCTGTACCAGGAGTAATAGCATTGGTATCCCAGCGCGGTCCTCCTTCCGACTTTCCAATTCGTTTTTCCTCTGCCGCCGTCCAATGACTTTTGAACCGCCGCAGACGCTGTTGGCGCATTTTGGCCATAGGAACTACGCCGTCTACACCAACAAACACTTGTTCTGTTGGATTTACAAGCGACACTATTTTCTTCAAATATTTACAAACATCTGCAATAAGGTGATCTTCCCACGCAAGTCTCGTCTCTTCGCCTTCATAAGGCTTTGCACCAGGTCTTCGAAGACAATGATACACCATGCAATTAAAATCGACCCATAAATGACTAGGTTGTGCCCCCTTTCTGACTTTTGAAAGAAGACCCGGTATGCGATTGCACAACTTTTTGTAATACGACGGAATACCCATACCACAAACAGGAAGGACGCTCTCTATGAGTTCATATTTTAAAACGCTTAAGTCACTGAATGCCGATGTACTATCACCTGCATTCCACGAACTGATTCGCTCTGCACCAGATTCACTCTTTCTCGGTACAGCATTTTTTGCTCTTATGACTCAAAGTTTTCCTCTTGGAATCTTTACTCTTGCAATGGCCGAATTTGGTCTTCTCCACAAGGTTTTATCAAACTTTATAGGGTCTGTACAACCAAACGAGAAAGCCCCCACGAGTGCCATGTGCATTCCAGGAATTCCAAGCCCTTATCAAATCTCCTTGGTTGGTGAGATTCTAGGGCAATCTACATTTCCGAGTGGACCCGTGTTTTTTATAAGCGCAGCAATAAGCTATATCTTATCGAGTACGCATAATTTTGTAAATGAACTGAAGGAACTGGGAAGAACAGAATCTGAATGGAATGCACGTCTCCCTCTGAGCCTAACCTTTAGTATTCTAGTCTTGTGCTTTTTCTTAGTCTATAGAGTTTATTACAATTGCGATGGTCCTCTTGCAGCACTAGGTTCAAGTGTACTGGGTCTATTTGTTGGATTTGGAGTCTACTTGCTCCACGTCTATCTATTCGGCCGCGATTCTATAAATTTCCTGGGCCTTCCACTCTTGGCGGATAGAGCTGCAAATGGCCGTCCTCTCTACGTTTGCTCAAAACAAGACTAGAAGTAGGAGTGGAAGCATGAGCAGCTTCATATGCGGTGCTAGAAATTTATTAAGTCAAGGATTTCGCAGTCTTCCGGTCATTTTAGGAGGATCTATCTTGTTGCTGGGTCTCTTGCAATCCAATTTCAATTTACTTTTTTTCTTTACAGGCCTCTTTTTGATTACACCTGTTGCAGCGACAATTTTGAATGGTCTGTGGGAACTTTTATTTAGTGTGACACCATCCTGGTTAACTATTCCTTCATTTCTCTGGATTGTCCCAGGAGGGACAGCTGATGCGTGTTCTATTTTCAGCACATTGGCATCCTCAGGACCACCCACGCCTATAAATTCTGTACCATCTTATTGGATGTCGATGATCGCCTTCTTTTTTAGTTATTTATTTTTTAATGCTTATAGACTCTATACAAAACAAGGAGAAAGTAAGGCTCCTCAAGAAGCAGTGACTGCAAGAAAATCGCAAGCAGTTATGAGCATGATTCTCCTTTCTGCAATCGGTATTCTTTTTACAATAATGCGTTATGGAACCTCTTGCGAAACTGCCCTAGGAATTCTAGTGAGTTGGCTCCTTGGTAGTGGCTTGGCCTATGGGTGGTATGAGTTCATGAGACGCTGTGGTATGGGACGATTGGACGATCTGTTTGGAATTAGCAATAGAATTCTTCCCATGCAGAGTTACGAAGACAAGTCTCCAAGCATTTGTGTGCCGACCTCAACAACCTAGCCAAAAAATTGGACAGCAGATCATCCTTCAATACAAATACAGAATTAAAAGAAAAATGAATAAATCCTATTGCCCTCTTGTTATTCGCTGCATTCGCGACTCGAACAACAAAGATGATGATGATGTAATCACTATTAGACCATCCTCATTTTACAAGAAACAATATGAAATTACTCAAAATACCAGAAATATCTCATTCGATAAAAGGGAATATACTATGACAATGAATTTGTATGATACAGCATCATATCTTGATACGCTTTTGACCATGCTTAATTTAGATACATATCCTTTTGAGGAGTATCAATTCGATTTGCCAGCCATTCCGCCAATTCTAGTCAATGCAAAAGATCTGGCATCTATGCGTCTTCATGTTATGGAATACTTTCAAAATTTGACGAATCGCTACAACTGGCCTATTAATTCCTCAAAACAGAAGAAGGCGCGAGTTCACGAGATTTACGACGAAGAAACCGGTCAGCTTATCATAAAGACTACTACTGATGTCTAAACCCGGATTAAACCCCGTACATTGCCATGTAAAGGGGATTTTAAACCCCGTACATTACCCGTAGCCTCACAAGAATACGCTTCCATCGTATAACATCTTCCGATTTTAACTTTTGCATTGTAATCGCCATTGTAAACATTGAATTGAGTTCTTGAAACTCGACACCTATATTTTTTTTTGGATACAAGTTCGAAAGTTCCTCCAGTTCAGGACTCGATTTACCTGTCATTTCATTTACCCGTTTGTGACATCCCCAGAGCCATTTACGAATCCATACCCTCCGTTCGGCTCCTAGTATATTTCTCAAATTTGTATAACGATTACCTTTTTGCCATTCTTGGTAATGCTCTTTGCATGCTTGACACGGCATTACAAATGTTTGGGATTTTAGTAAAAGAATCCAAGCATCTGCTTCATCATTGCTAAGAATTGTAGAAGTTTGCCCTCCTGCAAGTTCGGCAAGTGTATGAAGTATAGTCCAAAATCGAGGCCCCCAAGCTTCTTTTAGCAAACCTATTTGTTCTGTTTGGGTAGCCATTCTTAGAATATCCCCGTAAATTTGAACGGGTTGTCGGACCGCATTTTAAATATCCAGCATTAAAATGTCCTTGACAATTCCACAAACCTTGTTTACAACCCTTCAAAGTTGCTTTGATATGGAAGCCAAACGAATTGGACGCGAGATGGCAAAACTTTTAGATGTACCAGAAAAGGAAGTCTTGCAAATCTTGAAAAGAGTTCCCAAGGTGAGTCTAACTCTTCACGACGATACAGAGTTTTATGCATCGTGTCCCATTCTAATTCAGAGCAATTCTATAGCCTATCGCTGTCGTAGAGGTTGTATTTTGGGAACAAATCGATGCGTTGAACATCAAACAATTCAGATAGATGCAGAAAAGAATATTGAAAAAGAGGCAGAAACAAAAGCAGAGACACAACCTATTATAAAGTTGACTAGACTCAAGACAACAGAATCCTGTTATTGGTGCAACGAAGAGACAAGTGCAGTGTATGATGCTACAGGAAAACAGGTTGGCTTTCTGAAAAATAATAGAATTGAAAGACCGATATACAAAGATACGTATTATACCTTGTAGAATTAGTTTTCACATTCCAAAAAATTGAAAAAGAATCACCAGTTTATTTTTGCAATCCAACTATAAAATGAACACCCGTAGGCCCAAACTTCGTATTGCAGTCTTTCATCCAGGTAAGCTCCAAAGACGAAATCCTTCAAAAAAAATTCGCAAACCATCGCTTGTCCAAGGATCCAAAAACAATTTAGCAAAAGTAGGATCTCTCATTCCATTTCAGAAACTCAACCCTTCTGTGAGAGGCATGCTACAATTTGCAAAACATGACTTTTCGTCAAGAGAGCATATCCTTTCTGCAATGAGAGAGGGTATTGCACGATTGGGTAAATATACGTTATACAAACCATATGCTCTCTTAATAAAAGAGCAAATTCATATTTGTCGGCCCTGGATTCGTTGCGAGCAGAGAGTTCGAACCCGTTTTAGGAATCTTATTCGCATTTGGATTCTAAAAAGATACAAGAACCGAAGGCTAAATACAGAAGATCCTGTTACACTTGCAGTTCCAGAGAAACCAGTAAATGTCTTTGACGTGCGCTTGAGAGGATCTTATGTCTTTGACCTCGAAACAATTAAAAAAGTGCTAGAAGAAGATTTGGTCTATTCAGAATGGATGTTTCCCAAAACAAGACAGCCCAAAAACCCCTTTACGAATTTACCATTCACATGTGCACAACTAATAGAACTTATAAAGTCTATAAACAATTATGGAACTTCATCGTGGATTTTAGAAGGATATAAGACTTCCCACTACAATACAGACAAATTTCTTAGAAATTATTCTATTCCAATCCAATTGCACGGACTAAATAGCATAATTCGAAATAAGACATCAGACGAATTTCAAGAATTTCTGACGGAATTTATTGAAGATAGTTATGACTATCACCAAATTCAATTTACATCGCATTTGAATATTCTAAAATGGGCAGTCATTCATGCTGCCAACGACCCCTATATGAAACGATGGATTTCGCTCTTTAAAAAATATCACGAGCATAGTATTCTTTATGGAAAATATGATCAATCGAAATACGATTATCTCGATGCAACGCAAGAACTTCTTGAGGACTCTGCAAATCTAGCAAGGTTGGGTAGAGAACGCTTAGCACCGCCCTCAAGAACTTCAGCATCTGTACAATCACCAATACTTACAAGCAGAATTGTTCTTACAGGTGTCGTATTATCGGGCGGTGTAATTCAAAGGATTGTAAACATACCAAATACAACACTTCTGCAAGCTTCTACCTTTTATTCAGACGAGGACGAACTCGTATAATTGTTCAGTGTCTCCTGTATACTGCGATACAAATGGATCTCCGTACTTTTGAAATCCGTGTTTTTTATACCAATGAATAATTCTCTGATCATTTACTGGTATAAGCGTCACACGTTGATTGGATTGCAAAACCTTTTTCAAAAGTTGTGTTCCAATTCCGCCTTGTTGATAGTTTGGATTGACTCCAAGAAATTCAATTTGCTGATGATTTTCACAAATCTGTTTTGTAATTACAAAACCTAATAAATTTTTATTGGCATCTTCGATACCATAGCTCAGGTCTCTATTTCTCATGTTCCAAGCGTCCTCAAATTCTTCAGAATACTTGAATGGAAAAATAGATTCAAAGACATTCAAAACCCGAGAATAGTCGGTATTTTCTAATAGTTTAAGACTCATTTTCGCATATCCGCTCTATTCTATTGACGATAAATCTGTAAAATTCTATCAAATATTGAAACAGAAGCAGGAGTTTTATCCAGCCATTCTTGGACCCCTTTGCAGTCCACCCCTTTTTCCAATGGCATCCAATTCTTCCACCATCTTGAGAGTGGCGCCGCAAAGCAGGTTGAGCCGGGTCCGTGAGATTTTTTTTGATCCTTGAGAGACCATTCATCAGGAATATCACATGGAAAGTGCGTATCCCAAAAGGCCTCTAGATCTTCATCCGATTTCCAAGAACCCGATGCATCAGTATAGTTTGCAAGAACCTTTTTCCAATAGGGCGATTTTAAAAGATCTGCACGAGATAGACTTCTAAGTTCAGCCAAGGAATCATAACCTCCTCCACGTCCAGTCATTCCAAAGAGGCAATCATACGGAATTTCGTAAAGTCTAGCATTTCTCAATGACATTTCTGAACTATTTTCCATCTCTATTTCGGGTTCTTTTTCAGTCAGGATACCCCAAACAAGCTTCAAACCACTTCTCAAAATACAGAATGAAGCACATTTTGCATATATGGAATACGATTTCATGTCTGTTTGAAGACTTTCCAAAATGGCATCGATTCTTTCATCAGTAGAAGAATCTACGAGTGTCTGCCAAAAGGTTTCCTCTTCTTCTTTTGCAAGTGTCTTCCATTGTTCGAATAGTACTGATACATGTCCAGATACAGGATACAAGAGAATCCACCATAAACTCGAATCTCTCTGTTTTATAAACATGAGCTGCCAACAGAGTTTTCTACGGCCTTCGCGCGTATGCCCCTGTTGAGACCATGCATGAAGCCATGATAAATTCGTAATTCCAACAAACATTGTCCACGCTACAAATAAGAGCCTTCTTGCCTCGCCGCTGTAACAACTCTCCTCAAGTTCATTCAACCAAAAGAGCGCCTCTTTGTGTCTCCTGTTTTTTAAGCAGAGAAGAAGGGCCGCCCGAACTTCATCGAGCTTGTAGAGATGTTTTGTTAGAGTCATAGCGTAGAGAGTATGTGTAATAAGGTGCGAAAGAAATGGGTTAATTTTTTCGCCACGCTTGTGCAGGGACTCTTTGACTTTCTAATGAATTCTGAGCCAGCACACGAAATACTGCCAGGACTATGGCTCGGAAATCGATCTGCAAGTCAAGATATAAATTGGTTAAAGCTCCATCAAATCGATACTATTTTTAATTGTACAAAGGACATTCCTTTTGTACAAAATGGTCCTACGCGACTCTTTCGCATCCCCCTGGACGATAATCTGGAACCGGATGAATTGCGCAATCTGGAACTCTGGTCGTGGGAGGTTGCATACAAGCTTGCAAAGGAAAGAGCTGCAGGAAATCACGTTTTAGTTCATTGTTTTGCAGGTGTTCAAAGATCTGCTGCAACAATAGCAATCTATCTTGTTAGTACCTATCGCTGCACGACAGAAGAAGCAATTCAATACATAAAAAGCAAAAGACCAATTGCCTTTTATGGAAATGTAAACTTTTTTCCTTCTATCAAGGGGTTTGAGACAGGTCTCCGAAAAATGATTGCAGAAAAGAATGCCTATAGCTCATTTCCAAAGATTCCTCTGCCGACAGATTTCCTTAGTCAGACTTAGGATCGACCCATTCCATAAATGCATCCTTTCTATATTGCATTGATCCAAACATGTTGACGCCTACCCAAGGATTTATTCCACCCGAATAACTAACAAGCTGACCAGTATGTTCTGTGCCATACAAATTGCAGAGAATATACTCAGAAGGCAAAGGAACAGGGCTGTGAGTCAAAAGAATGGTTGGTTTGGACAAACGCTCGCTATTTTTTAGAATCCAGTCTACTTCATCGACTTGAAGAGTTGTAAACTCTTTTTTGCTCATTTTCTGTTTCCAGCTGTGCACATTTTGGTCTGTTTTGTAATCAAAATGAGGATGCCACGCGGCTGTTGCAAGAATTTGTAAAGAAGGAGACAAATTGAAAGCAAATTTTTGACAAAAGGATGTCTTTTTTAGACCCCATCCTTGTATTGATGAATAATAAAGTTCACTCTTCTTTTGCCATGACATAATTCCATTACCACTAGAAGCATATTCTAAAGCTCCAGGAATCCAATAGATGCGCTGATACTTTGTTTCGGCCCATTGGAAAAAGTCTTTTGTTTTAGGACACTGCGCGTCACCAATATTTCCTAAAAGGGCGAGAATAGGTGCATTCGGTTTTAAAATAGGTTTGAAGGAACGAAGACGACTATTTCCCAGAAATAAATTGCTTGTATATTGAATTCTTATAATGTTGGTCATTTTATTTAGTATTGTCATATTTATTTAGACCCATAGTAGAAGAGTCGATGCACAAAACGCGAAAACGCGGTCAGAAAAAAACAAGGAAATCCAGACTCAATAAGCCCTCCAAAAAAATACAACACCATCACTTGCTGCTGCGTTTAGAAATTCAGAAATGCCCTAAAAAAGAGGACAAGGAATCCATTTCGCACATGATTCAACAAATTATAAAAGACATACAAATGAAGAGCTTGGCAGCTCCACATGTGTATTATGTTGATTCCCCAAAATACAACGAGGGTCTTACTGGAATTGCTCCCATAGAAACAAGTCATATCGCCTTTCACTTTTGGACAAAACCCGAACCGAAGATTCTGCACACCAAAAAAAGCAATTGCCTCTTGGAATTTGATATTTATACGTGTGGTTCATTAACACAAAGAAACGTGGGTCGTGTATTGCACCACTTGACACGCTTTGGTCCGACCTATGCAGATATTACAATCTTAAATCGCAATACTGGTTTAACAATTGAAAGACACATGCATTGGAACATGGAATCAAATGCGCTTTCTTGGACTGATTGGTTGGCGACACCTGCTTTTGCTTAGACCAAAGTCCTTGCGCTCGGATCCGTAGCATCAGGGTGCCATTTGGGCATCCAGAAATACGGCACAAGTGCAGCATCTACTGCACCTCCACTCCCGTAAAACTTGTGGAACAAGAGTCTATAATAATAAGCCTCTGCCGTCTGTGGCGTCAGATGCTTGAACATTGCATTAGCTTTTGCCTTCCAGTTCTCTTCAACCTCTTGTTCAGCATGGTCCTTGCAGATTTGGTACCAGGCCTTTGAACCGCCGCTTACACCATCGCTAAAGGCCTCCTTCTTTCGGTTCAAGACCTCCTCTGGCAACAAACCAGTCCCCGCAAACGCTTCGCGCAAAATGAATTTTTCCACTTGCTTGCCTTGAACTGGTCTTCGAAGAGACGTAGCAATGCTTCGAGCCACTTGAACAAACTGCTTGTCCAAGAAGGGTGTGCGCGCCTCCAATCCGTGGCTCGCCATGGATCGATCGGATCTCAAAACATCAAAATGATGAATATCCTCCAATAAACGACCTGATTCAGCCTCAAAGGCCTCGTCGCTTGGGGCCTTGTTAAAGTACAAATAGCCTCCAAACACTTCGTCCGATCCATCTCCGTTGAATACAACCTTGCAGTCGGTTCTTCTTCGAATTTCGCGTCCCAAAAGCCAATTGCCGACAGATGCGCGAATGGTAGTAATGTCGAAACTTTCAATGTCTCGAATGACCAGAGGAATAGCTTCCAAAAAGTCTGCAGGAGACATTACAATTTCAGTATGATCTGATTTGATGTGTTTGGCCACCAGTCTAGCATGTCGCAAATCTTCGGATCCTTCAAACCCAATGCTAAATGTTTTCAAAGACGGAGCATTGTTTGCCATGAGCTCCTTTTGGACAAGAGCCGCAATCAAACTGCTGTCCAGACCTCCGCTCAAGAGTGCCGCAACGGGTCTCTGCATCATCATGCGCTTTTTTACCGCTTCAGTCAAGGCAACTTGGATTGCCTTTGCCGCTGCGCCCTTTTCGACCAGGGACGGATTTTTGATCCAAGGAATCGTATGATACGGCTCAAACCCAATGCGATTCAAGGTCTTCAAATCGTAGGCCGCATAGTGGCCAGGAGGAAACGCTTCGACAATTGCACACTCGCTTAGTGGCAAGCCCTTTGCTTCGCTCGCAAAAACAATGCGTTCTACGGGACAGCGATCCCCTTTTGCATTGAGCACTACAGCTCTATCGGTCGCCTCTTGGATGGGTTGTCCAAGGACATATCCAATAAAAAGAGGACGCACCCCATACGGGTCCCTTCCAACAAAGGCAATTCCAGCCTTAGAGTCGAGTAAAATCAATGAAAAAACTCCAACCAAAGCTCGAAAAAAGGTTCTAGCATCAGTTTGAGATCCGAGTCTTTCAAACAAAGGTCCGATCATTTCGCAATCAGACCCACTCTTGACTTTGATATTAAAGCGTGCAGCCAAATCCTTCCAATTGTAAATTTCTCCATTGCAGACCCAGTGATATCGTTCGTCCAAGGACATGGGTTGCATTCCATCATTGTTGAGACCATTAATGGCCAAACGGGTAAATCCAAGTTGAAAGTTTGCATCACCCTGATCGATGACCTTGGCTCCTTCTGGCCCCCTATTTGCCAACTTGAGCAAAAAGTGCTTAACTTGCGCAGAGTCGAGTGCTTTTCCAAGCAATGCCCAAATCCCACACATTTCTATTGTTTGAGATTTGAAGTTTGTTTAGATGCTTATTGTCTAGCCCTCTTAGTCTTGCGAACCTTGATTCGAACACGTCTTACCTTTTTGGTTTTCCTTTTTACACTTTTACCGCCTTCCAAGCATACGGGTAGTTTCCAGTCCCCAATTTCGGGCAAAAAATCTGTAGGTTTACAAATTTCGTTGCAAATTGTTTTGATCTTGCACAAGTCGCGATCCGTCCAATCAAACAGAAATTTAGATTTAGATTCGTCCAATTGATCCGCTTCGTTCAAACTTAGAGTACCAAGAGGTTCATAATGTCCTGCAGCACCTGCCGTCAAAGGCAATGTATTGATCATAAAGATTGTTTTGCAGTCCGGACTCTGATAAGAACTCTCGCAAACAATAGACCAAGTGTATTTGGAAGCAATATTCCTGTCGCGCGGTTTGCTAATAAATACACAATTGACTCCAAAGAACCAAGCAATTATAAATCCAGTCAAGTAATCTATTTCAATGTTCAAATTCACAATTTCTTCCTTTACGCTCGTCAAGTCAATCAGCTTTTTTACAAATTCAGGAGCCTGTTCGAGAATCTTGTCGCTGTTCACGGCACACCAGTTTCGAAAGGCAACAAAAACCATTTGTCGATTTTGCAAAGACAAACCCCTGTAGATTGGACTCATGCACGTCAAGAAAGAATCAAAGAAGCAACAATTGTTGTATCCTGATGCCGAAATTCGAGAAAGTTTGAGAGAAGGAATTGATTGATAACTTTTTAAATTATCTTGAGAAGTTTGACCAAGAATACCCGTGTAAGATGCGTTGGCACCTTGTTCAAAGCGAGGTGGGGCAGAAGTCAAGCCCTTGACGCCAGGAATTCGTTGAAGGACACTTTCCAAAAACAGCGTTGGATTTGTAATTTGCATACCATCTGGCGAAATACCAGATGACATCATCTCTAACCAATATTGTAGAAAGAAAGACGATGGACGCAAGTGATAGACTTCGTAGGCTTCAAGATTTAAAACTCTTCCAAGGTTGGGCCATTCAACAACAGACTCTTCAGCCTGGAGTCAATGTAAGCACATGCTCGGGATTTACATCATCAAGTACAATTCATAAATTTGTAACTTATGACTATGCAAGTAAAGTTACTGCAGGACTCGTCTACTTTAGCACTTGTCAAGGTAGCCAGTAGAGATGTCCAACCAGAGGCCATTGAGGGCTGTGGTTTTGGACAATGATGAGACAACAGGTTCCTATGCAATTGTATTTGTAATTCTCGAGATTCTGCAAAGACTCACTGATGTCACCGAGGAGTATGTAAAATCTATCTTGGATCGCCTCGCAGTATGGATGTATAAATTCGGTCTCTTCCGACCTGGATTAAGAAAGCTTTTGTTTACACTGACGCACATGCGAAACAAGGGAATGATTGATTCGATTGTAATGTATACGAATCAAACTGAGATCGAACACACTATTTCTCTCTTGTGGAGTCCTCCAAAATGCATCGCCTATATGATGAACAAAATGGTAGAGGAAAGTGTATTTAATCATATACTCGCAAGAGAGGTCTCATCCAAGAAGAATACAATAGAAATTCTCAAAAAGAAATTTACAAGAGTTTTAGATCTACATCCGTCTTTTCCCAAAAATATTTGCGAAATGGTATTTGTGGACGATTTGGCTTCTCCAGACTTTATTTTGGCAAACGATATTCCAGAGGATGCAAAAAATAACTCTGCATGGTACAAGATTCCACCCTATAGGCGCATTCTGACTTGGCAAGTATTTTATGGATGTCTCAAATATTGTTTTCAAAATAAGGATTTTGTAAATGATGTCTATTTCAAATCGTATTCCAAGTACAAGACATTGTGTCCAAAGGAGGCGACAACTATAGAGGAGTTTGACGACGAACCTCCCTTGGAGGAATTGTCGAAATTTATAATTTCAAAATATATCATGGAGCCCGTATAAAAGCGGAAGTAAGAAAGGAGGTAATGAAACCAGAGAAACAGGACAAACCAGAAAGGCCAGTAAAACCAACGGATGAGAGGCTGAAAGAAAGCATGACAATCTTGACGAGAATTCAAGAGCTTGGAATTGCAAATACGGATCCATCTTACAAGGAATTGAGCGCAAAATTTAACGAATGGATCAAGGGAGGTGATGCATGGCAGGGAACCATTGACTTTCATCGATGGAATCGTCGTGCTCACGTTTTGCTACCGACAAAGATTGGTACGATAGCAAAATGCGATTTGTTACATCATGTTTTTTAGATATTCATAAAATTAATTTGTAAAATGACAGGAAAGACTCGAAAAAATAGAAAATCCACTTAATACCCAAACAAGAGACCTGCGCGACCGCCAAAGATTCTCAAAATATTGTACGTCTCCAACCAAAGATAGATCCAAACTCTCTGTGGTTGGCCTTTCGCACCCGCAATGCCGAGTCGTACCTCTTTTTTCATAATTCGATTCATATTCGCCTCGCCCATTGGCACAGATCCTGGAAAGTAACCCGCTTGAACTCCAAAAGGAATGCAGTACATGTATCGATTAATCCAAGGAGACTTGCGTTCTTCCAAAGAGGGCAGAATGCTGCGATACAAGGCACAATTCTCAGTGCTCGTTTTAACGTATTTTCCTTCGTACAAGAGCTCTATGCTTGTCAAAGGCTCTGATCCTCTTGTCGCAAATCCAGGAAATAGGATACCAGGTCTATCAGCAAATGGCCCTTGACAATCGGGCCACCAAGGCACAAAGGTCTCTACAGGATCTGTAATCGCCATGTTTTGACTCGCGAGATCCTTTGTGGCCAAAAAGAATGCATTGTACGGAATCGCATTGTAGTTTTGCGCCATGAAGAACAAGTGTCTTGTCGGATTGGATATTTCTAGAGGGATTGTAATATCTCTAAATCCTTTGGTATCTCTCGGCTCAATTGCATAGTGCTGCGTGATAGGTATCTGAATATCGGCTAATCGAAATCGATTCGCTTCAGGCTTGTCGAGATAGACGTATTCTGCGAGCAAATACGTATCGCCGAGAGAAAGCGTATTTGGCATCTTTTGTCCCACAATAGGTGTCACATTACTTGTCACTTCTTCGCGATTCAAATACAACCCAGGGACCTGTTCCGTTCCACCCTGTTTCGTGTAAAAAGGGCTTCCTAGCATAGGCCAAAGAGCCGAACCTTCCGTTGTTGGAACAATAGCATCCGCATCGGCGCGCGAGTCGGTATAGTAGCAGCCGCCAAGACCCCTAAATTGAATGCCTACGCGTATCTTGTCCACGTGAATCGCGTCAATTGGCAAAGCAGCTCCGAGATCGCCTTTGGAAAACCAAAAAGGCAAGGGAACAATAATTCTCAAAGGTGTATCTGAATTTCCAAGACTTGTTTCGGTAAATCCATTTTGGACACGTCCAATGAGCTGATTTTTATTAACGAGTTTTTCGAGAGGTGTGTCGTATTCGTCGTGAATTTCCAAAAGTCTGCTGTCGAGAGTTTCTATGCGCGACCCACCAATATCCAACGTAACTTGCTGCAACAAGGCATGACCAATAGAGTTGGTCCAACCAAAGCGGGGGCCCGCAAATTGACTCGGTCCACCTGCCGCTTCAATCGCCGCTTTTTGATAACTATAAATGTCTGGCAAGTTGCAGACAAGATAGAGTCTTGTTAAAAGTTCACCTTTTTTGACGAGTTCGCAGAAAGCCTGTTTACCAAAATCCGGCCTCTGTTGGAAATCGAGCCGCGACCACTGCGTAGTCATGCGTCCTGCCCGCGTAAGAACTCTTACATAAGCTTTGACATTTGTCGGACCCTCTTTTGGTAATAAACGGATATCTTGAGGCCCGCTATGAAGGAGTCTGACCAAAGAGGCCACCATCTACTGAGGAAATATGTTAAGCTTTAGGGGGTTAAAAAATTGGCCGATAAAATCACAACTAAATAAACAAACAAAATACAGAACAAAAATGCAAAGAACTAAGATTGTATTGAAGAAAATCCGATCTGCAAGTGTCGCTTCTGCCGCTTCTGGTTCTTCTGCTGCTTCTTCCATAACAACTACATCTAGATCCTCGCATTCCTCTGCAACGTCCAAAGCCCAGCCACACCCCCTTACAGGAAATGAAAAGCGCAAGGCATCCTGCAAAAAGGTTGGAGGCGCCAAGAAGCGAGAAGGGCATTCCAAAGAGTCTCTGTTCAATTCCTTTTGGGGAGATCCAAATGCAGAACTCACGTACAAGGCCGAAGCAGATTGCACAATCTTTCCAAATACAGAAAAAAGCAAGGAACTTATGAAGCAACTAAACAATGTATTTACACTTCCAGAAACCTGTGGTTACAAGTGTTCATTAAAGAGCGGCATCAGCCTACAATTTACTCTTGGAAGAATTCCAGAAATCTCAGAAGCAAAGACTCCAGAAGAAAAGCTTGCAGCTTTCAAAAAGCCAGAGCTTTGGAGAAAGTATTTGATGAAGGATCAATCCAATTCTCCAGCAGACTTTATGGTGTACAGAGATTCTGACAAGGAGGTCTGGGTCTTCTTTCTGATGGAAGACGTTGTACAGCATATTGCAAACGAATGCATGTGGAGATTTACAGAAACAGGGCGCAGCATCAAGGGAGATTTTGAAGATTCTTCGAAAAAGGGTCGATCCGTCTATTTGACCTATGAGCATCGAAGCACGCACAATAGCGACTTTCTGGGAGCCAATTGCGGCCTCGGAAAAAAGTTTATAGAGCTTTTGAGAGATAAGTTGACGCACTTGATTGTCAAAGATCCGGTCTAGATAAAAAATTGAAAATCCGCAATCGCATCAATAATTACAACAACCAAAAATGGCCGTCAATATTTATCTCGAAAATTTCGTCTACTACCACATGCTAGTTCTAAAACCATTTCTAAAATGCATGAATAACTATACAACTCATTCAGACAGGATTATCAAAGACTATTTGGACTTCTTGTACTGCGAAGACGATATTTCTTCTCTTTGGGTCGAAGCACTTTCAAAAAAATTAAAAATACCATGGAAAGCCCCTTCGGACGATTTGAGCGAAACTGCGAGTGAGTCTTAGACTAAAGGAGGACAAATAATAAAGATTTCGTGGCTCTCTTTTTTATTGTCTCCTGTTCCCTCTTCGCGATTCTTTCCAATCCTCTTTTCGCCTTGACCATACGTATATTGCCATTTTGGAAACACTTGTTTGAAATCCTTGTACCATTCGCGAATTGTTGGACAATCATTGTAAGTCACAAGAAATCCACCCTTGTGCTTCTTCAACAAGTCTCTCAAGAGTTCGTGATTGAATCCATTGTGATGAATCGCAAAGTTGCAGTTTGGATACATCCCCTTGAACATTTTGGAATCACTTCCCAAATAATAGGGGGGATCGAGAAAGAGAAAGTCATCGGCGTGTCTCGGTATGACATTTTCAAAGCTATCGCAAGAAACAGAGAGCTTTCCACCACCATTACCATCAAATTCTCGAATTCGTTTGACGATTTCCTCGTAGCGCTCTTTTTTCAAATAAACAGAACTCTGCCATCCAAGAAACATCGGTCCGTAAGAGAGCTGCATGTTGTAATAATAATACACGGCCTGAAGAAGAGGATTTCCATTCAACATTGTCTTCTCCTCCTCAGTTAGTGCAAGACGATTCTTTGTTACATACTGCAAGGACTCTGGCTTTATGGTTTCCCAAAAGGTCAAGAGAATATTTCTATATTTGGTAAAGTGATCCTTGTCAGGGACCAGCTTCGCCAATTCGTCGGCCAGCTCTGCAGGTTTCGAGAGAGCCTGTTGCCAGAAATTCACAAGAACACTGAAAATGTCGTAGCCGACAACATCAAATCCAAGACAGCTACTCAAAACAATTTCAAAGGATCCACCTCCAAAGAAGGGCGATACAATCTTTTTGGACTTCAAGGATGGCAAGTTCTCCAGAATCAACCCTATTGCATTGCTCTTTCCACCTGCATATCTCAAAGGCGAAAGGGTCACGCGCTTGTAGCTCTGTTTTTTTCCCTTGATTTCCTTGAGATAGTTTGAAAGATAAGGTTTAGCGCTTTCGAGTGTATAGTTATGGTTCATTTTGTATATCTAGAATCACAAAATGAACCAGAGTCAATTTTTAGCCCACTAAGAGCTAAACACCTTATTGGCAATACCATTTTCAAAGCGCACCCAGTTCAAATTTATAGAATAGACGACCACTTCGAATTCGAGGTCTTCGCTAAATCCAGAATCAGGAGGCTGACGAACATCGATGCGAAGACGAACATCCTGGGATCGACTCGCATTCATCCAGCCACTCGGATTCTGAACACCAGGATTTTGTGAAAAGACATATCCATAGACAAAATTATTGTAGGCTACGATGCCTCCGCGATGCCGTTTTGCCACTTCGCTTCTGAAAAAGTCTCCATCTGCATGAATCATTTCGATTCCATTGACCTGTAACGTCGCAGCTACTAGCATACTTTCAAAAGGTCGAAAGGTTGGATTATACTCCCATTCAAGCCTATTGCTGTAATTTGTCCATTCGTTGTTTACGTTCACACCTTTGCGTCGAATAAACCACAAAAGCTCTTCTACAGGTCCGTTGATTTCCAATGGGAGTTGAAGACGAACAACCCCCGCGCTCGGAGTATTTACAACATACTTCTTTGGCTCCCCAAAGCGAAAAGTCTGAACATCTCTATAAAGTCTATCAAAAGGAGCTCTCAGCAATGCATCGCGGAGTTTTCCATCGACCAAGACACCATAGGTTACCAAACGCACATCTTCGAACTGGGGAGCAACTGAGGATGCTGTAACAGATACAATAGGTGCCGGACCAGGCGTTACAGAATTGTCGTAAAATTCAAAGGTCTTTCCAAGAGGGGTTTCTGTACATGGATCTCGAATACCGCTTGCGATGCGCACGCACTGGTCAAAGGGTCTCAGTGTAATGGCGACACGAATCGTACCCTCCTTGACGGAGCTAAGAGGAAATCCGTTGCGAAGACGAATGCGCTGAAAGCTAAACGGCATTACACAAGAAATATAACCATTCGATGTAGGAAATACATTGTAAGGCTTCCATGCTTTTAGAATGGGAATAGGAACACGGCCATTGGCATCGACGCCTGCACCAAATTGTGTATTTATATCCGAAAAAAGGAGACTGAACAGGTTGCTAAAATCCCCATCGATGGTCTCGAGCACTTGGTCTTCCAAAAGAAACTCGGCTTTTTGAATAAGAGAGGTTCCCAAACTATTTGCATAAAACCATGCCGAATTTTCGTCCACGTATTCGTAGACTCCGTTTTGTATATTTTCAACCACGTTTGGCGGAAACCAATGGCCAAGACGAATCTGTAGAGCAATGGTAAAGAGAAGATCACACGATTTGACAGAACCAATTTCAAAGACAAGTCGATTGCCAAATTCTGCAGAGCCTTTGAATACAAATTCTTGAATGGTCGGCGTAAAATTCAAATAGCGACGACTCGTATCTCTCGTAAACCACGATTTGTTTGTGCTCAAAGGAAACATGTCGTCGTCCATTTCATCGCGATCTGCAAGGTCTATGAGGGTCGTCTGGTCTCCCAGAGGTCTTGTTGAATTTAGGTTCATTTATGGACCCTACTCTGTGAGAAGGAACAAGAATCGATTAGGCCTTCTTGCCCTTTCGATACTCAATTTGCATATTCGAGGCCACCGCGTCCATTTCTTATTCTGTAGAGCGCCCAACTTTCGCAACAGCTTATCATCTGAGCCTGCTTGTAACCCAATACAGGGTTTACGTCAATGTCATTGAGGCTAATGGTGAGCATAGGCCTATCCGCAGTTGTAAAATTAATTCCACCAGTTGGTTCTCTTATAGCAGGTGTCTGGTCTTCTATGCGCCACCCACGACTCCAGTCCATTGTAATTATATTCCTTCCCAAAGACCTCTCTTGTTTTGCATCAATGACAACATTTTGCCACACATCGGGAGCCCAAGGTCCTTCGCGAACTTGCCCTGCTATCACTAGTTGCACGCTATTGTAGAATTGTCCCTTGTTTTCGACCCCATTTGTATACAGCTTTGAGTTTTCGAAATCCCAAAGTCTATTCTGCGCTACGCTAGCTGTATTTCGAAAGTAGGTCATGATGCGCTCAACATTGTAGTTGGCATCCAGGAATTTTATAATATTAGCATTTCCGTTCAAATCAAAGGGTGCATAGTCGAGTTGATTTGCACTAAAGTGATTATCAAAGTAACGAATATAGGGAACCTCTATAGTTTCTTTTGCTAGCTGTTCACGAGCTTCGTTCAAGAGATAGAGTTGTTTGGTCTTCAAATAGATGGTCGGCTGCTTCATTAGAGGTCGTGCTAAAGACAAACCGGAAACATCGTCTACGTCTCGATCTTGTGTAAACTCCTTTTCCCAAGGTGATGGAGTTTGTTCGTTTGTATTTGTTTCGATTAAACTCTCCAAGGGTCTCAAAGTCAAACGAAGCCGAAACGTCTGATTGCGAAGACCGCAGAGGGGCAGACCTCTATCGCCCTCCCAAGAACAACCAATCATTGGCAATTGAATTTCTAGGCGACCAGGGGTCGCATTTCGCATGATGCTAAGCCTTGAACCATCGTGGACTCCTGCGAGCTGCTGTTTCAGAAATCCTTGATTCCAGTTACCTCGAGACAAGGAGGCAACGTACAAGGAATCTCCGCTCACTTCCTGAAGTAGGATTTTATCTTGATAGATTTCTATTTTTTCAAACAAAAAGTAACCAATCCCATTGACATAGCCATAGACCTTTTCTGGATTTTCTGTTAAATAAGTATCCGAAGTTTGGTTAGAGGTGATCATTTCGGGCGGAAGCCAAGAGGGAAGTTCAACAACCAAGCTCGCCTCCATCAAAACATCGCCAGGAAGATCAAATTCGAATTCGCAGCGTTGGCCCCATCGCGGCTGATTCAAAGGATTTGTCCAACGAGTTTCTGGAAGACTTGCGGGCCAGCGCTCATAGGTCCAATTGAATGGTTGTACCGAATCTTTTTCGTCTTTTATGAAATAAGTATCTTTTACCCCTCTTGCAACAAGCTCGTACAAGGCCCCATCAATACTTGTTTGATTGCGCGTTGTAGCGGCCATATCCTACAATTGGATCTGCAAAGTATGTTTAGCCCTTAAATATAAAATTGATCTAATCAACCAATAGAATGCAGCCACCAGCCAATCATGACAAATCTCGTTATAGTCGAATCTCCAGCAAAATGTTCCAAAATTCAAGGCTTTCTTGGACAAGGTTGGAAGGTCATTGCGAGTCTTGGCCACGTTCGACGTTTGAAGGAAGAACTGGACGCTATTGGACTCGACAAGAATTTCGAAGCGAGCTGGGAGTGGATCAAAGAAAAGTCCAAGGCGATTGCTCTTATCAAAGAGGCTGCCAAATCGGCTACGCGAGTGTATCTCGCTTCTGACGATGATAGAGAAGGAGAAATGATTGCTTATAGCGTCTGTCTCTTGTTGAAGCTCAGCATCCTAACAACGCCAAGAGCCGTCTTTCACGAAATCACTGAGACCGCTGTAAAAGCTGCTATTCAGTCTCCGCGCATTCTCGATATGAACAAGGTAAATGCCGCACAAGCGCGCACCATGTTGGACATGATGGTTGGATTTACAATTAGTCCACTTCTTTGGAAGACTATTGGACCTTCCTTGTCCGCGGGACGTTGTCAAACCCCTGCACTAAGACTTGTAGTAGAAAAAGAAAAAGAGATTAAATCCTTCTCCTCCACAAGCTCCTGGAAGATTCAGGGAAAATGGTCAACCGCAACCAATCAAGCTCTCCAATGGGACGCTCATTTGACGGACGATTTGGAAGACGCAGAATCTGCAATCAATTATTTGGAACTTCGCCACGATCAAACAGGAGGGACGATTCTAAAAGTGGAAACAAAGCCTTGGACAGAATCTCCTCCGCTTCCTTTGATTACCAGTACTCTCCAACAACAGGCCTCCTCTCTCTTCAAATCGGCTCCAAAGGAAACTATGCGCATTGCACAGCGCCTTTATGAAGCAGGTCATATTACTTACATGAGAACCGACAAGGCAATCCTTTCAGAAGAAGCGAGGACAGAGGCCCAAACTATGGTAAAATCGCTCTATGGACCAGAGTATATTGGGCAATCTATCCCTAAATCTAAAACCAAATCCAGCACTAAAGCAAATAACCAAACCGAAGTCAAGGCACAAGAGGCTCACGAAGCCATTCGTCCAACGCACCTGGATTTGAAGGAGCTTCCAGAAAACGAAGAGTGGACCTACAAGGAACGAAAGATCTATCATCTTGTTTGGCTCCGCGCTATTCAGAGCGTGATGGCAAATGTGCAAGGAGATCAAAGAACCGCGCACTTTGTGGCAGACGGAGATGATTCTGATGATTTTCAGTGGAGGGCCACTTGGCGCAAGACAAACTTTCAAGGATGGCGTCGAGCTGCTACAAAGGAGACGACTGAAGATTCAGAAGCCACCGCAGAAGAATCAACCACACCAGAAGCACAATGGTCGCTCGCACAGAGTCTCAAAGAAGGTACCAAACTCTCTTGGTGCACCTTATTCGCCGATCCCCACGAGACAAGAGCTCCTCAAAGGTATACGGAAGCAACTCTAATTCGCGAACTAGAGCACCGAGGGATTGGACGCCCTTCGACCTTTGCCTCTCTGATTTCCACTATTCTGGACAAGAAATATGTGGAGGAAAAATCTTTTGAGGGTCGCGAGGTTCAAATCACAAAATACAGGCTCTCCAAGCCCAATCAATGGCCTCCAGAAGAGTCTCAAACGAGGCAAAAACTCGGAGGCGAAAAAGATCGTTTGTCTCCAACCCCTCTTGGCCAATCGGTCTTGGATTATCTCTTGGAGCACTTTGGAGATCTGTTTGAATATGGATTCACGGCCAAAATGGAATCGAGTCTCGATGCTATTGCAAATCAAGGAGAGGATTGGAAGAATGTTTTGAGAAACACGTGGGACGCGTACAAGGAAAGATACGCCTCTCTCAAACAGACAGAAGGAGATCTTTACAAATCAACTGAAATGAGACGGGTCTTTGAAGATGGTTTGGTGGCAATTCAGTGCAAAAAAGGTCCCCTGCTTTTGAGAGAATCAAGTGACGGAGACAAGGCCAAGACGATCTTTTACGGGTGGCCCGAGGGAACCGGATTCAAGGAGCTAACAGAAGAAGCTGCTAAAGCCTTTGTCGAATCCAAAAAAGCTATAGGAGAATACGAAGGACACTCTATTGTAAGAAAAACGGGCAAGTTTGGCCCGTATGTAGAATGGAATGGAAAAAGAGTGAGCTGCAAAGAAGAAGATACGTTGGAGACTATTTTAGAAAAGCTCAAAGCCTCAACTTCAGCTTCTACTTCTGCAAATCCGAGTGTCTTGAAGAAGATTGGTGACTTTGAGATTCGCAAAGGTCCATATGGCCCCTATATGTTCAAGTGTAACCTCTTTGGAGACAAGAGAAAATTTGTAAGTGTTCCAGAATCATTGCCTTTGGAGACACTAACTGAAAAAGAGTGCAATGTAATTTATCAAGAAGGGTTGAAGGAAAAAGAGCGTTCCGGTGGAGGCGGTAGAGGCAGAGGCAGAGGAAGAGGTGGCTTTAGAGGCAGAGGTCGCGGTCAATAAACGAGTTCAGTGTTCAAGAAGAAAGTAGGATATGACATGGCAAGTCCAAGTGGAGACTTGTACGCAACGCAAGCTCAAATTGCCAGACTTGAAGAAATAGTTCAGCAGCAGCAACTAACAATCCAGAATTTACAAAATCAAAAGAATCTTTTTCAAAACGACGTGAAACTTTTTATTCAGGAACAAATGGACGAAGCCGCCAAACAAAAGGGTTCCCGTTTTTCAGATTACAATTCCATAACCCGTTTTGTTACAAAACAACTTGCATCTGCTATTAGCCAACTTCACGATTCGAATTCCAAACTTCTTGAAGAAACAATTCCTTCTAAAATCCTAAAAGATCTCGAAAAACGACTTCTATCAAAACCCTGTGCATCAGATGATTTACTAACTCTATCGGCAAGAGTGAGTGCCTTGGAAGTAGAAGTAAAACCAACACTTCCAGCCTCGCCCGTGCCCACTTCCACAACTATCCCAGCCGCTACACAAGAAGAAATCAATAGTCTCAAAGATCATCTTGAACATCTTGAAACTAAGCTCTTTAAAGAAATACAAAATGCCTACAAGAAAGCCTATAAACCTGGAGATTACGCTGCCCCTCTAGCCAAGTTACAAAATCAAATTGCACTTCTTCAACAAGAAGTTGCGACTATAAAACAAGTCGATACAAAAGAGTGGGCAGAATCCTTTTTGAAAACCTCTAGTGCAAATTTGAGAAAGGAGCTTCAAGACTATATGATCACAAGAGCCTCTATGGAGGATTTGCACAAATTTAGAGCCGATATTGAACGAATCGAACAATTTTCAAAAGATGTTCAAGTGAATACACATAGGCTCCAGGGCGAACACCAACGAATTATCGAAGGCGTCGAGAGTCGCTTTTCAGAATCGGCCTTGGAAACAATAAAATCCAATCTTTCAAGAACCATTGAAGGATCCCTCGACAAGTACTTGAGAAAAGCAGAGACCCAGCTGAGATTGACTCTACACGAAATGCAAGAGTCGAAGAAGGCTGCAGAAGAAGAATACCAATCTCTCACGCTTCAAGTGAGGAGCCAGTATGGTCCTGAAATGTTGGCAAATCACATGAAACAATTAGAAGACGCTCTGAGAGCAGAATCTACCCTTTTTGAAAATGAGCTCAAGCAATCTACGTACGATCGATGCTTGCGCATGGAAAAGGAAATCCAAAGTCTCAAGAGTCAAGTTCTAGAATTTACCTCGGATGTCAAAACGCAACTCCAAGCTTCCAATCTGAAGGAAAGATATGCATTCTTTGAGGATAGCCTAGCAGAACAAGAGTCAAAATTTGAAGCGTTTACTAATTATTTAAAAAAGTATGAAAAGAAGCACGAGGATTCCAAGGAGACCCTATACAGGCTCCAAGAAGAAATAAACCAAACGAATGCAACACTAAATTCAGAAATTCAGTCTGCTAAACTCAAACTCCAAGAATGGAAGACCTCAATCAAATCCGAACTCGATGCGTGGCTGAGAGATCGTCAGGGACAAATTCAAATAAGATTTTCAGAAGCAGCTCTCGAAGTTCAACAAGTTCGCGATTCCTTTTTGGTCCTCCAACAGGAACTCCAACACGAAATTCTAGAACATAAGCAAAAGGAAAAGTACAAGGAATTCCAAAAGGCTCTAGAGACTAAACTAAAACAATGGACCCATACAAAAGACGAGTATTTGATTCAAAGTTTAACAGACTTTTCCCTCAAGGTGAAGAATTATCTGCAAAAGGTGGACGAACGAAACGCAAAGCTAGAAGAGCGCTTTAGTGAAGAGACGCTGCAGAGCTTTGTGAAAGAGTTTGAATATAGGATTAAACAAACAACGGACGATTGGATGCGAAGAAGAACGGAAGAATTTACTCTTCGGTATGGAGAATTCGAAAAAGAGGTCCAACGACTCTACAAACTCGCCGAGGAATCCAAAGAGCGCGAGACGACACTTTTTTTGACATATAATGAGGAGAATTTACAAAATCACATTTCCAACTCTGAAAAACGTTTGAAGGATGCTCTGGATCTTTGGAAGAAAGGGGAGAGTCTAAAACTCGAAGCTCTCAGAAAAGAAATCAAATCGGAACTCGACGAATCAAAATTCCTCAAAGAGATTGGAGAAATGCAAGAACTTCGACAATTCATTCAAAACGACGCCGACGCTTTCAAGGAATTGTATGGAGAAAAGACAATGCGGCGCTTTCTCTTGGATTTAGAAGCAAAAGCGAACGAAAAACAAAAGGAAATGAAGTCACAAATCTCATCAACCTTGGAAGCCTTGAAGACGAGAGTTGACGCAGATCTCCTTCAACTCACCTCTACTGCCGATCAAATAGAAGAGGCAGCGAATTTGCTAAAAGTGAATTTTGGTGAGGAAAAACTACGACAATTTGTCCAAGAAAGCGAAAAACGTCTTGTATTCTACAATACAAAATGGAAGGAAACACAAGAAACAATCCTTCAAGCCGCCAAGGAAGAGATTCAATCTACAAAACAAGACATTTCTAAATTTGTAACCTATTTAAAATCGCATTATACTGAAGAGCGTCTGTCAATTCTAATGACCTCTGTGAATGAAAAATACAAGATCATGATGGCTAGCTTAGAAACTTCCTATTCCCAGAGGCTCCAACAAAAGAATGAAGAACTTGCCAAGAGGCTTGACGAATATTACGAATCGAGTATACAGGATTTCGAAATTACAAAGGACAAAATTGTCTCTGAATTTGAAACTAGATTTGAAAGAGAGTCTGAAAAGAGTAGTCAAACTATAAAATCAAAGTTTGTAGAATTGGATATGGTAAACCATACTTTGAAAGAAGAGCAGAAGGATGCGGTGCAAAGAATGAATCAAAAGTTAGTCACAATTTCAGAAACTTTTGAACAAATGAGATTCTTCAAGGAAGAGTTGACCGATCTTTTTAGAAACAAACTCTTGGACTATTTGCGCGAAGAAAGAGTTAATGAAATCAAAACCTTTTTGCTCAACACTTTGAGCCGAGAGATTCTTCATTTGCTCACCACAAAAACAAATCAGGAACTTTCCAAAATTTACGACGATTTGCAAACTTTCAAGAAACAATTCAAAAAGGTGGGAACCGAGTTAGCAAGACCTCCCAATCCATGGACCGAGCTTTTGGAAAAGAAGAAGAAAATGTACAATACGCTGACAAAATGTTTTTATACGACGCTTTTTGTAAAAGACTCTGAAGTACAAAACCAAAAAACCTTACCGCCCATACAAAAGAGACTCGATGGATGGGACTATATCTGTTTTACAAATGCAAATGTGATTAATCAAGAAGGGTGGATTGTTGAAAAAGTAGCTTTGAATGCTACGGATGCTTTAGCTCTAGAACAAGAAACGCAAAAATACAAGTGGTCGAGCCACGATCTTTTGGCAGATTACGATGTGGTGTGTTGGGGCAAGGTTCCCAATGGAAAATACGATTCGGTCTGGTGCGATTGGATAAATCAAATGGTCGAAACCAATACGCAGATGCTTCTTATGCCACATAAGTATACAAAGTGCGCCTACAATTATCTCAATACTTTACTAAATTCTGGTTTGGCAGATCCTGATGATTTGGCAAAGGTAAAATCGCTCATGAAACAAATAGGAATGCCGTATGATTGGGGATTTTATGATACTGGATACGTTTTGAAACTCAATAAAGCAAAAGAAGTGAAGCAGATTTCAGAAGCGATGCTGCGATTGATGAAGGAGACGATTTGGGACGACAAGCTCATCTTGCCGATTGTGTATTACAGAAAAGAATTTAAGAAATTCAGTGCCCAGAATTTGTTGCAGATGTTTTAGAAATAGGATATCTAAAATTTTTTTATAGGTATTATTTAATAGATGTATGCTGGGAATTAGATTAATATTTCTATTAAGTTTATTATTCAATGAAGTTAAATGTCAATTTGATACATCAACTGGATTTGAATGTCAAAATTGTGATACTAGTACTGGTAATGGTGATCCAAGTAATGCAAATAATATTGTGTATTCACCTTCTGTATCCATTTCACAATCACAATCACAATCACAATCACAATCACAATCACAATCACAATCACAATCACAATCACAATCACAATCATTATCTAGCTCCTCATCTCCCTCATCATCAATAAGTTCATCGGTGACCCAATCTTCCGAACCTACAAGATCTTCTATTCCATCGATAACTATTAGCCCTTCAAGATCTATAAAAGCTTCAAGATCCTCAGAACCTTCTAGATCCTCAGAACCTTCTAGATCCTCAGAACCTTCTAGATCCTCAGAGCCTTCTAGATCCTCAGAGCCTTCTAGATCCTCAGAGCCTTCTATATCCTCAGAGCCTTCTAGATCCACAGAACCTTCAAGATCCTCAGAACCTTCAAGAACTTCAGAGCCTTCAAGAACTTCAGAGCCTTCAAGAACCTCAGAGCCTTCAAGAACTTCAGAGCCTTCTAGATCCTCAGAACCTTCAAGAACTTCAGAGCCTTCTATATCCACAGAGCCTTCAAGAACCTCAGAACCTTCTAGATCCTCAGAACCTTCAAGAACTTCAGAACCTTCAAGAACTTCAGAGCCTTCTATATCCACAGAGCCTTCTAGATCCACAGAACCTTCTATATCCACAGAGCCTTCAAGATCCTCAGAACCTTCTAGATCCTCAGAACCTTCAAGATCCTCAGAACCTTCTAGATCCACAGAGCCTTCTATATCCACAGAGCCTTCTATATCCACAGAGCCTTCTAGATCCACAGAACCTTCTAGATCCTCAGAACCTTCAAGATCCTCAGAACCTTCTAGATCCACAGAGCCTTCTATATCCACAGAGCCTTCTATATCCACAGAGCCTTCTAGATCCACAGAACCTTCTAGATCCACAGAGCCTTCTATATCCACAGAGCCTTCTAGATCCACAGAACCTTCTAGATCCACAGAGCCTTCTATATCCACAGAGCCTTCAAGATCCACAGAGCCTTCTAGATCCACAGAGCCTTCAAGATCCACAGAGCCTTCTAGATCCACAGAACCTTCTAGATCCACAGAGCCTTCAAGATCCACAGAGCCTTCAAGATCCACAGAGCCTTCTAGATCCACAGAGCCTTCAAGATCCACAGAGCCTTCAAGAACTTCAGAACTTACTATACTATCAAGAATCACGTTATCCGCTTCAGCATCAGCATCAACGTCGGCATCATCGCAGTCCGTCTCGCCACAGATACCACAAGATATGTCGATACTCAGACCAAAACAAATATGTTCTAAAGGAACCTATCTCGAAGACAATGAATGCAAGCAATGCCCTGAAAACACAATTTTAACTGCATTATTATATCCAGTACTTATATTAGTAGGATCTTTCGGAACATTATTCCTATTTGTTTATTTTATAACCATACCATTTGTTAAAAAATATGGAGGAACACAAGCTGGTGCATTTAAGAGAAGCACAGCATTTATAGTTGAAATATGGAGTATTATTCAAATTCTTGTTCAAGTAAGTGAATCACTAAACAAAATACCAGATTTAGCATATCCTCTCCCTTACATTTTGGAAGTTTTAACATATCTAAATTTGCAAGTAAAATCAACACCTATTAGTTGCTTGACTATTCGAACATTTCTTTTACAAATAATAATTTTCTCTATAATTTTAGTAACAACTTTCATTTATTTAATCTTATTTTTGTCTAAAAATCCAACATATAAAAAAATACAAAATTATATAGTTGCCATACTCTTCTTTATTTATGGGCCGCTTACAAATCAATTATTTAAAATATTATCTTTTAAAGAAAAAAATATATCATATTTGGAGTACATAATTATGGATCATGATGGAACCTTAAAAGACTATGATTTTGAACAGGGAATACGCAGCGTGATAGTTTCTGCTATTCAACCTAGTGTAATTTATTTTGAAGGATATCATAAAATATCCCTTCTATTATCTACATTTTGCATACTTTTTTATGGAATAATTGTACCTCTTTCTATGTATCTATCAACAAAAGCAAGCTCAAAAAATTTATTAAAAACTTATAATATTGCAGAATCTATTCAAACACCCCTATTCGTTTCAAATACTCTGAACAAGACTATTAAAAAAAGAATAGATAGAGATTTACGTTTTAAAAGAGACCCTTTATTAGTATCACTAACAAGAGGTACCTATAAAACTAGCAGGTCCCTTTTCAAGTTAATCGATATTAGCCTATTATTTTATCAAAGTTTTTTGGTCAATGGACTAATAGGTTCATTTGGATTTCATCCAGCTTTATCTACATTTTCTATCCTAGGATTTATTACATATATTTTTTTATTGATTAACTATAAACCACATACTAAAGAAATGCATTTTCTATTTTCTTCCAAGCTTGTTTTTTATGCAACATCGTCTACTATTATAGTATCGAGTATGATTCCAAATACATTCCACACAAGTACTTTTGGATATTTGATAATTATAGAAATTGTTGTATGTTTGTGTACAATACTGATAAGTTATATTATTTCTTTGATTGAAGGGCAAAAAAAAGAGAAACTATTTATTAGTGAAAGTATGCGTTTTATAAATGATATAAGCAAAATGGTAGATCCCAAAGATATTCAAGACTATATACAAGTTAATTCTATAGATTGTATTGATGCCTTATTCGAAATACATGGAACAACATATGAAAGTGTAAAAAACAAAATAATAAATGCAGTAAATAATAGTAAACAAAATGAATATCAAATTATAAACCCTATTTTAAATTTTGATGAATATAATTCTTTTAGAGGGGATAAGCGTATAAATTTATTTAAAAATCATAGTATAAAAAAAATATCTTTTAAACCGAGTGCAATTAAACAAATTAATCAGTTTAATTAAGGATATTCGAATGCAAATTATTATTTATATACAATAATTTGCTTTCGCTGTTTTCTTTTTGTTTCTTTATTCTCTTGTTACCACTTTTCTCGTTTTTATTTTTATTTTTATTTCTTTACAAGCAATTTACGCAGACTTCTTGGCGACGCGCTTCTTGGGGGCCTCGGCCTCAACAGCTGCGACGACAGGGGCAGCAGCAGCCGCCTTTTCAGTCTTCTTGGACTTCTTTTCGGCAACCGGTGCGGCAGCAGCGACGGGGGCCGCGGCAACAGGGACAGAGCCACCGCTAGACTTGCGACGAGCAGAGGCCTCGGCAACCGCGCACTTGTACGGGGTCTTGGCATCGCTCTTGCGCATCTCTTCCCAAACCTTGCGGACCTCGTCGTGCCAGGCCTTCAACTGCTGGGGGGTCTCGCCCTTGGCCGCCTTTTCGCCATTGGCGTTCACGCGAGCGCCACGACGACGACGACGCGCCTTGAGCTCCTGACGAGCAGCGCGCTTCAAATCCTTCAAACCTTCTTCCAACTTGTTAATGCGTTCAACGAGGCTCATTTCAACACTTTCAGTTGCTGCGGTGGCTGCCATTTCTCTTATACCCTTATGATTGTTAATATTGTTAGGTCTTTAAACGCACAACGGGCAACCCCGTTAGTTTGATTCGGGAAGTTTAGAAGCATTCGAAAAATTCAGTGCGTTCAAAAATGACGTCCAGACTACAAGCTGCTTTGAAGAAGATGGAGACACACGTTCCCAAGGCAGCGTGTCCAGTTCGTCAAGGCACACCGGGGATTTTAGAGAAAGAGCTTTCGCTATTAACTCTGCGTGCGTTTGATTATAGACTGGTCGTAGACCTTTTTTCTGAGCAGCCGCAATCTTTGAATTGATTTGGATACACAAGAGTTCAGATCCATCCAAGCCCTTCCACTCAATTTTGCTAGAGACGATTCCACTCACGCTATCGGGCCAGACACTATTGGTACTGCGGTCGTTTGGTCCGGAGACAAGAGGGCATATAGTGGAGGAACACAGGGCCTCTGTAGAAGGCTGAAAAGGGATATAGTTTAGACTAATAGAGGTCGTAACACTTCCTTCAGTGATTTCTGAACCGGGATTGTCAAATTTTACAATCATATCGATCTGTTTTCCACGGACGGGCGGATCGGGCGAAAGGCCAAGTTCGGTAATTTTTAGCAGAGAGGCGCCATTACTGCAGTCCACGATTTTTGCGTCAGTTTGGTAACAGACCATGGAAGAGAATAGACCAAAAAGAATGCGTCGGACGTTCATTTCTAAATCCCCTCTCAGAGTATTGTTTAAACCTACTGCCAAATAAATTGCAAAGATATAGTAGTATGTCATCTTTGCCAATTTATTTGATTCTGGGGCATGGAACAGAAAAAATAGTTAATTTCAATGAAAGAGAACAATTGCCTGATGGGTATAATCTTATAACTTATTCTGAAGCGGGGAATGCCTCCTACATGGAAGAAGTTTGTCGCTCTCTTGAAATTTTTAATAATCCCGAATTAGAAACTATTTTGACAGAACCTATTGAAAATAAACTAGAATTAGAACATACTTTAAATAAAACTATTCATATTTACAAACCTGGCAATCATATTCCTGAATTAATGATAAGTCCAATGTCCTATTGGTCTTTTTCTCAAGGTGTAGTTGATTACTATCAATTTATTAGATCAGGGGTATATAAATTCCCAATTCAAGATAAGACATTTAGTGAACCATTTTATAATTTAACAGAAGACCAAATTACTGACCTTAAAAAAATCCCGCGCATTGAATTAAACTTGGAACAATGCTCCCAAAATATAATGTTTGTTAAAAAGAAGGACTTTAATAAAGAATTACTTACCAAACTTTATGAAGGTTCACTTTATCCTTCTAAAGAACAATTAGATTATTTTTCTAGTAATTTTAATCCACACATAATTGGAAATAGAACCCAAATATCTCTAAAAAATCTAATGAAACAGCTTGGACCAGGAACCTACTATTATATTATTTGTAGATCCGATTCAGAATTTTATGGAAGAACTAATGCCATGATAGAACGCTTTTTTGGTGTTATTGGATATAGAGAAGCGTTTGAAGATGAAAATTATCTTAAAGGGGAAAATCTAAAACTAATAAAAAATTATGAAAACGCAATGGAGAATGCTGGACGTGAGATTTTAAGAATTCGAGACACTAAAAATATGTTGCGAAGCTTTATTAAATTTTTACAAAATTATCCCAACAATATTCCAGAATACGAGGAATTACCTGAAAAATATAAGGAATTTCTTGCCGATATAATGGAAATGCCAGATATAAAAAATTTGGAGAAATACATACAAAGTCTAGAAACAACGAGACGATTGTCAATACACCAACAACAGCGAGGTGGAACAAGAAGGAAATCTAAGAAGAATACGAAAAAATATAGAAGCAAGACTTGTAGAAAAAATACTAAATAGTTTGCCTATCGTGTATTCATGTCTTTTTCAAAAGAATGCTATAAGTTTGAAAAAGAATGAGACGGACATTTATTTAATCTTTTTTATCTTTATAACTTTTGGTGATGAATTGCTTATTGTAGTTGATAAAATATTCTATGTTTATTAAGTTTCCATTCAAGTCATAATAAGATCCATATTTATCCTTATAAACATCAAAAATATCCTGATGTTGGATATCATAAATCGTTACTTTTTCATATAGTATATTGGAGTTAGAATTCATTCTAATTATCGACTCATTGTATTGTTTAAACTTATAAAATAGGTTTGAAAAATACTGGGATAGCGACTCGTGGTTTCGATCCACGGACTTTTGGGTTATGGGCCCAATGAAATTCCTCTTTTCCAAGTCGCTTCGCTTATAAACCGATATTTAATTCGCGCAAATATTCCGCGCTTACACTTAATAACACCCCTTTTCTCCCTTGTTGTACTTTGCCAAGAGGCAAGTGGATCTGCACGCACCGCTCACGCGAACTTGACCGGGAGGGCATGCAACAGCACCTTTTGCAGCACCTTCATCTGCAAAACCCTCAACAAAGTATCCCTTCAAGAGGCACAAGACGACCACAAACACGAGGGCGTGGACGATGGCCGCCGCGATGCTCGTTTGGCAGCTAAAGAAGATACCCTTGGGACCGGGCGGGAGCGTCAATACAACGCCAGGAGACAGGATAAAAAAGAGCGCAGCCAGATAAAACCAGTTCATTCTACTAGCTCTGGGTATTTCAACAAAATTGAACAAGCTTCTTTTTCTTGATCCTAGCAAAAAAGCATATGTGAAATGGAAATAGAAATGGAAATGGAAAATTACATAAAAGTTTCACAATTCTGCGACGAAATAGGGTGTCAATTGCTGACAAGCTTCGAAGAGTTTGAGGCACAGCGGCAGAATGTTTTGAATCAATGCTATCATTATGTTCGTGTAGACTTTATAGGGCTTTGTGGGCACGCCTCGAGTGCTGTTGTAACAAATTTTATGACGAGAAAGACGGGTGTCAATTGCAAAGAGTGCGTTAAAAAGAAAACTGCGACGGCCTTGAAAAATAAACCATTAGAATCTTCTGAATTAGAATACATGAGTTTACAAATCTTTGAGGATTTGATAAAAGATAAATATGAAATCGTTCGGACTAACGAAGGATGTCGTGCTGATTTGGCGATTAGAAAGCGAAATGGAGATTTGTACATGGGTATTCAACTCAAAACGACTATGAAACAAATACATAAAATGTACTCATTTCGTTGTTTGGATAAAGACTATAAGAATATGTTAATTGTGGCGATTTGCATATCTGAGAAAAAGGTTTGGATAGTTCCTTATAATGAGACAAATTTAAAAACAACTCTAAACATATCTTCACGATCCAAATACAATAAATACTTTGTTGAAGATAACAATCTAATAACAGAATATTTGGATAAATATCTTGAAATCTATTGTATTAGTTCTTTGGAAGAACTAAATACACCTGTGAGTAAATATCAAAAAAGAGAGCAAGAATATGTTCAAAAGCGTGAAAAATACGTAAACTTTCTGGAATATAGTAGACCCAATGCGCAAAATACTCCTACAGATTTTATGGTAAATGGTAAGAAGATACAAGAAAAAGTGTGTGGGAATATATTAATTAAAAAGAACTATAGATTGATTGCACATCTTTCCTCAAATAATGGAAAGAATGAAAAGGGTATGCGACAATATCGAACGTATTATTTGGGTGAAAATGACTATTATTGGTTTCACTCGAGTATTGATGATCGATTTTGGATAATTCCTGAGAAGATTTTGTACGAAAAACGATTGATATCAGAATCGAATGTTAAAAAGGGTAAACAAATTATAAATTTAACTTCCAATTGTTATGATGTATACAAATACGATTATATGAGTTTTGACAAAGAGAAAATAATGGATTTGTTTAAATGAAAATATTTACGAATAGTTTCATTGTAAGCGGTTCCTGTCGGGATCGAACCGACGACTTACGAGTTGCAAGTTATAATATATAATTATTAGATTATAAATTTACATAACAGCTCGTTATGCTACCTACTGCATCAAAGAACCACGAGAGAAATGGGCAGCCTCAGCTGCCTCTTTATAGGATTTTTTCCAAAAATTTTGAACGGGGGGAGCGATTCCGTCCGAATTTTATAGGTTTTGATAGCGCTATCTTTTGTATGTCTCCCCACTTGATCCGGAGAAAGTAATTTGCAATTTTAAACGCATTCCAGCTCTTTTGTTTCAGGATTCCACGTCCCCAAACATTCCCCCTTTCCACCTTCACAGCTCTTCTCGTACACATTTCTCGTCTCGACATCGATCCAGCATTCTTGCTCATCGTACTTGAACTTTTCGTACACAACATCCACGATTTCCTCGACTTCAATGGGATCGTCCATAGTCTCCAGAAACTGGATTTCTGGTACTAGTTTCGTTAAAACAGGGATCTTGTCGACCCTTTTGAGCTTGATCTTTGCTGGCTTTGCAGTCTTCTTTTGTTCGTCCTCGAGGCAAAATTCATTAATTGTATCCGACGAGGAACCAGAAGACTCGGACAAGGCAACAATGAGATCTTTTACGGACATTGACCTCGTACCCTCTTGTGCTCTTTTTTGGGCCTTCATTGCAACTTCTATACTCTTTTGAGAGGGAACTCCATAAGCCTTCACCCTTTTATGGTACCAGGGTCCATCGAAAATATGCGATTCAGGTGTATAGATATCATTTACCAACCCATGGGGAAAGGTACAGACGTATTGTGTAACATATTGCATTTGAAGCTTCAAACAACGTTTGCACATAAGATCTCCTTCCTCTTCAACGGGCATTCCGCAAACGGATTCCAAATAGAACTTGTGTTTGCCATCGCCGAATCTCAAGATGAGATCCTTCTTTGTAACTCTTTTTTTACACCACATGATTGTATTTAGTTTGGTTTAGTTGCATCAGAACTCAATTACCCAAGTTTCAATTTTTTAGATTAGAGAGTCTTCACTTCAGTCTGCTCGCCAATGAGTGCCTCCCAACTCACAGGGAACTTTTCTCGCAAGAGAGTATTCAAGGCCTCTGCGTACAAGCGAATTTCCTTTTGAGCATGAGGATCCAAACGGAGCTTGCAGAGGCGCGCGTAGGCATAGAGAGATGCGGTTTCGATAAATTCGGTATACATGCCCTGAGGTAGAGTAATGCGAGCCACTTCAGGAGCCACGTTCATTTCCAAGAGTTTGTTGTAGTTGTCGACAGCAGTCTTATTACTTTGCTTCATGAGCTCAGAAGCCCCTTCGTTGTCTTCAACATCTTCGAGCTTACTACCCTGCTTTACCTTGGGGTCACGTGCTCTCAAGTGCAACGGATCGTAGGTTTCTGGCATTTCGTCAACGTAGCGACGGCTCACCTCATTTCTCGCAAAGCCAATGGTATGGCGAAACCATTCTCTCGCAACGAAAATCGGCATCTTGAGTCGCAAACGAACTTGAGGATGGAAAAAGGGGCTAATATGCCCGTGCTTTGCCAAGTAGCGGATGAGCTTCTTGTCTGCTTCAGTAAGGTTGTGACTTTCTTTTGCAAAAGAGACACGAGCAGCATTTACAACAGTCAGGTCGTTTCCCATGACTTCCAACACTTCTACGCGACTTTTTGTATCTTCAAGAGGGTCCATTCTTTATTTTCTGTTCTAAAATTTAATAACAATACTCGTTTAGACCGATTCAAGTCGCCACCCCCACCTAAATTTCTATTTATAAACTCATTTAGTAAAATGTCCACAATAAATACAACGCTTCCAATCGAGCGTCTTCACCCAGTTCTAGTTCCCCAGATCCGCTTTCAGGATCGTTTTGGCCATCCCAATGCGTATATTGAAATGAATCCATCGATGCATATTGATCAAGAAGGCCGTATGACAATTCTCGTGCGCTGCATTAATTACAGGAAGTTCAAGGACAAGGCATTTACACTCTATCAGAACCAATCTAATTCAACCTACTACGTGGCTTATGGAAAGCTAAAGTATGAAGAACCTCTTGATCTAGAACAATTCAACATAAGCCCTTTGACATATACATACAATCTTCCTACATATCCAACCTATTGGACTGGTCTCGAAGACATTCGCTTTGTGGATGGAACAACGCTTTTAGCAACAATTCCTGAATGCACGCCTTCTGGCAATCCCACTATTTTCAAGGCAAAGCTCGACATTAATCGAATTCGCGATTTTTCGCCCTGTCTTCCAAACAAGGGCTCTGAGAAGAATTGGATGCCGTTTCAGGACTTGGATGGAACACACAAGGTCGTCTACAGCGTTTCTCCGTTTGTTGTAAAATCTCTTGAAGCCGAAGAGTTCGAGACGATCTCGACAGCAAAAGAGCTCGAAAGCTATCATGGTTCGACAAATGGTATTTATTACGATAGCAAAAACACAACTATTCTCTTTCTGGTTCATTTGGACAAGGTCCACAGATGGATCAAGTTCAACTTGCAAAAAAGAGAGATTGCAATCTCAAAAGAATTCGTATTTTTCAAGAACTCTTATATCGAATTCCCATGTAGCCTGGCCTCTTACAAAGACAGATTCTTTGTAAGTCTTGGAGTAAATGATGATAAGGCGTTTATAGCTGAAATTAAGAAGGAGTCTATTGATAGAATGTTCTCGTAATTAAAAAATTGGTCGGCAACCCAACCTCGGATTATAGTACAATTGAGAATTCAAAAATGTTTCAAGCCATTCACAGCATGAGTGACGAAAACCTTGTTTATTATTTTGGCGCGTTGCCATTTATGATTGTAGTAGTAATTATAGCAGTTTATTCTGTTATTGAAGATATTCGTTATCATGCAAATCAGCGTATTAGCAAAGCAGAAAATGAAGCCAATAAAGAAAAAGAAGAAGTTACTATTCTTACAGAAGAAAGAAATGAACTAATCGACGAAGTTGCCGAATTAATTGAAGAAAAAAAGGGCCTTCAAGGACAAATCGATACTCTAAAAACCGAACAAGAGGAAATGAAAAAGGTGATGGTGGCACTCACGGAAACTCTTTCGACTCTGACAAATACGAATATGAGCAATATGAGTAGCCTTCTGTCAGAATTCAAGAAAATCACGGAATACATTGGTGTATTGAAGAATTATTTCCCTCAGCTTCAGGAACGCACAATTACGATTGGTAGCGATCCGAGTGCAACTTGGACTCCAACCTTTGCACATTCAGGAGATACTATTATTCTAAAATACAATATTGTTGACGTTATGACTAATAAATGCCTCAACGATATTGTACAATCTCTCTCCATTATTATGCCTGAAACAAAAACAATTGCGATTCCAGCTGGAGCAAAGTTGGCTGTTTTGAGCGCAAGAAATAAGAGTCCCAAGAAGTTTATTTATTTGAAGGATATTACTCATTATGCAAAGGAGGCGTTGGAGTACAAGTAATATATGGTAGCTTACTGACCACCCCTCATCATTCACCACCCCTCATCTTTTTCTTCATACCGAGGTACGCTCCGTAAGCAACAAAACCCAACGCAGCCCCTCCAACAAACATTCGCGTAAGTTTCCAATACGGCATGTAGAACCCGTGCTGTTGATAATAATCGGGAATTGCGCACAAGGGGCAACTCTTTTTTCCATCAAAGGTGTCAGAGTCTTCTCTTTCATTCGCCTCGGCAAAATACGTCATTCGGAGTGCCCAGTGCTTGATAACGCGCAAACCCTTCAGTTCAGCACAAGCACAAATATAGTATTCAATGTGCGTTTCTATAGGGAACTCTTCTTCTAATAGAATCTCTGCACCCTTGCGAGACAAGACATATGCGTGTGCACCCGTAAAGTCTCGAACCTTCCACCACCCTTTTGGAGCACCCTTGATGAGCGGTTCCCCTTTGAAGGCCCATCGATGGGTTCCCAAAAGCCACATGTCCCAGCCAGAAGATGGAAGTTTAGGAATCAGTGCATCGATGGTTGCCAACTTTTGATCGTCGACTATAGTGTCGTCTTCAAATACAACAACATAGTCTGAATCAGATTCTAGAAATTTTTTCCAAATAGAAATGTGCGAAAGGGAGGCGCCAATTGCTCCCGCAGTGCAAATTTCATAGTGGCTTCTGCGATATTTGCGTTTTATGTTTTGTCTTGTATGCATGCTTATCCTTTTATCATTCAGGACGTCCAACTTGGATCCATCAACGGCTGAAAATCGTTCAAGAGCCTTGAATTCTTTTAGAGCAGGTTGCATTGAAAAAGTTTGCCATCGATCTTGTCTTCTGTCCAAGTTAATAACGTAAGTTGGACACTTTCGCAGTTCCATAGATCTTCTTCTTAGATGCAGGGATAAAACTAATGAGGATCTTGGCTTATGCTTCTCATCACAGAGGCAATTTGGGATTGCATAGCATTTTGGAATGTATATTCTAGAGGTTCAGCCTCTTCTTCGGGGGTCAGTTCAGTAGGTGCAACAACTCGAATAGGTCTCATGGGTGTGCTAAATCCTCTTGCAAGACCAATAGATGCAATGTGCTGATTTAGATTTGCATTATCCTCTCTAGAAAGACTATCCTCGCGCATCCCCTGTTTCAAAGCGGAAACCTCATTTCTCAAAAGGGCTGCAACAGAATTTCCATTGTAAAAGGCGTCGTTAACTGCCATTTCGAATGCATCAATCCTTTCTGAAAGTGCACTTTTCTCGCCCGCATCAAGTCTATGCCATGATCCAATAGCCTTCAAAAGATCAGTGCACGTGTATCGAAGACGGGTCAATTCAATGTCTATCTCTCGCTCATTTTCTGACCTTTGACAAATAGGTGCAATTGTAAACTTTTCAAGAGATGGGAGAAGAGATCCCTGGATTTGTACAACTTCAGGATCATTAATAGTCTGTGAAGGAATATCAAATAGAATAAGAGGTTTTGTTCCAGAATAAATATCGCCAAGTACGATTTGTTTTCTTCCGTCTACTATACGGGTTGTATGAGGTCCATGGATCTTTGATTCTTCTGGGACTTTGATGATAACATTTTGGAATGCGCAGCTCATCAATCCTCCCAGTGTATCTCCAAATGCAAATGCAGTATCCTCGATTGTTTTTACAATATTATAAGAGCCACTGCATTGTTCTGAAATTGTCTTGAGGAGATCCGCATTGTGGTCAGTTCCATACGCTACACAATGAATACTAAGATTTGTAAATGATGTTTTTAACTGACTACAAATATCAATAAGATCAGTTGGTCTGCACATTCCCCTATTTGCATATCCATCTGTCAAGAGAAGCAGACCAGTTTTAAGATTGCTCGTGTCTTCGGAACAAACCTCTTTAACATAGGCAAGTCCTGCAGATAGATTTGTACATCCATTCACATAAAGTTTCTTGATGACATCTCGTATACCCCCCTTTTGAAGGTCGCTGACGCTGACAGAATTGAGATAGAGAGTCCCAGTTTCTCCAAATGTAATGAGACTCAAACGATCGTTTTCGTTCAAGAAGTCAAGAATGAGTTCACAGCATCGTTTGACATTCTCGAGCTTATTGTCTACTTGCATAGATTCGCTTACATCCAAGAGTAGAATAATGTGTGTAGGAATTCTATCGGTGCTCTGAGGCGCTTTCAGACGGATTGCACAGGGAATCATTTGATTCACCACATCGGCAGTGATGATAAAATCGCAATCCATTTTTGTTGCAAAAAGTATTTTAGTTTTAAGAATCAATTTTTTCATATAATTTCTTACAAGGGCAAAATCGTATCAGTATATTGTACTGCCCTGAGTCCATATTCTTTCATGCACTTTTCGAGAAAGAGACAACAATCATCGCAAGGTTTTGAAGGCATGACGAACGATCTCGAGAGTCTCCAAACACAAAGGACTGCACCTCGAAGTTGACTAAAATCGCCTAGTTTTTTTACAACATTTCTTTCAGCATGTATTGTATACTGGCTGTAGCCACAACCCTTGCTGCGAGTTCCAATTCGATTTGTCGCAATGGCAATTACTTTACCCCTCTTGACAATTGCAGCAATATGAAGAAATGTATTGTGTGGCTTCGTAGTTTGACATGGAGAATATTCGTACATGACTCTTTGAAGAATCGAAGTAGACATTTTGGTTGGGTAATTATTAATAACCAATCAAACTGCATCAATTTTTTTGAAATTAAGGTATCAAGTCATCAAGCCATCATTGCCTTTTTTACAGACAACATATCGGCAAGCGGATAGTCGATGGATCTCACCTTGGATAAGTTTTCTTCAAGGGGGCGAAAATCGTTCAAGAAAGTGTCAGGTTTAGGAAATCCGTTGAATTCTGTACTTGTGGCAGTTGTATAGGCGCCCATATCAGGGACATAGAGCCAATCACCCACATTCAACTCTTCCATGGATTTTGAATTTGCAATCCAGTCGAGGCTATCGCATGTTCTTCCAAATAAAGTAGCCTTTGTGGCCCCTCTTTGAATATCGTGGGGAGATGTATAAATTCGAGACATAGTAGGCTTTGCATGATCAAAAGGTATACAAGAGAATTGACCATATACACTTTCGTCAAGTGTATAGACCCATCCACTATCACTACCACCCCCTCTTTGCTTTTTGCCGACCACTTTGACATACAAATCGTGTGTAGGTGCCGCGTAAAACCGACCAGGTTCTGCAATGTATCTTTGAGCCTGCAAACCAGCCTTCAGACCTTCTTGCGCATAACGAGCCTGTTCTTCAAATGCCCCCTTCTCGGGAGACCAGCCACCTCCAATATCCAAAACTTTAAAATCCGAAACGAGATTCTTCTTTTGCAAAAGTTTCCAAATACTCTTGGACAAGGTAATTGCATCCCTAAACGCCGCTGCCGATTGTCCTCCAGAGCCAACATGAAAACTAATTCCAATAACGGGAATAAGAAGACTCTTTGCAACGTGTGCAACCTGTTCTACTGCTTCAGGTGTTACTAGACCGAATTTTGCTCCAAAAGGACAAGCGCTCCCGCTATCGTCTACTGCAATTCGCAAAACAACTTCTGGCTTGTAATTGTAATTGTTCATTTTTAATAATTCCTCCTTTGAATCGGCAGTTACCCACGGAATATTCAAGTCCTTGGCGACTACGATATCATTTGGAGTCTTGCACGGGTTTGCAAACAAAATGGTGCTTTTATCATCCGACTCAAACCCTAGATCCTTCACTATAAACATTTCTCTTGCACTGGCACAATCAAAAGAGATACCAGCTGCCTTCATCCAACCCAAGAGTACCGGGTCTGGATTGCATTTTACTGCGTAAAACGGGTGAACATTCGGAAGATTTTTCAACCAGAGCCGATGTTGGTTTATGAAACGACCATGAGAAAGCGTGTAGAAAGCACCAGTTTTGGGCGCCCGTGCAAGAAGTGTTTGTAGGGTTTCCAGATTTGCCAGTATATACGGGATAGAGATATTTTTTTAGGCCACACTCAATCAACTATAACTAATTCGATGAGCAATGTCATTTCACGTCCTTGTGTATTGATCAAATTGTAAAACATGTCTCGGAGACTGACTTGAATTGCATTGATGCGACTAATGGGAGCCGGTGCAGGATTTATAGAAATATCAAAAGTTTCCTTGTTCAAATATTTTGTAAGAGGATATGGAGAAAAAGTCGGATCTTGTTCGTTGTAGTTATAAATATTGTATTCGTCGTGATATAAAATGGCACTCGGCTCTCTTCGTCCACCACCCCTCAGCACTGCTCGAAGATCCTGTGTTGAATCAAAGCTAAAATACAAATAGGAACGTTCAAGGGCATACCATAAGTTGGGCAACTTTGGAGCAAGAATTACACCTCCCACCGAGGAATAGTCTGCAGTTCCAAACCCGAGAATTCGAGCAGGAGTCTTGATTTCTAAAATCGTTTTGGAATAGGCGTCAATTGTATCGGCAAAAGCCCCTGTAGAAAAGAGCAAGGCAAAAGGTTGAACACCTGCTGTTGCCACAATTTGAATTTGTCCTGTGTTGGCCACGAGACTCGCCAAATACGTATTTACAAACCCTGCCCCATTTAATACACCCGTAAGAGTTGACAAGAGTGTTGTAATTGTGTAGTGTCCAATAGGAATTTGTAGTGTAGCATTGACTCCATTTTCCCAAAATGTGAATTTATTCCAGCTAGAATCTATATTCAAAAAAGGGATTGGAATGGTTCCACCGACAACACGAATTTCGCGAACCTCCTTGACAGGAAATGGAAAAACCCACCGAAATTCGGTGGCCGAAGGATAATTTACAGAATCGCGATCGATGCTATTGAGTTCAACGCGGATGGTTCGAGATGTTCGTTTGGGAATTGGTTGAAGTGCAGAACCCGCGCCATTCGTATTTGCCGCCGATGGAACAAGCTGTGTTACAATTTTGCCATCTACGAGACGACTCGGGGCAAGAGACATTCACTCTACTTTTTGTTCTGAGCAGTTTGTTTGGCTTTCCACGCGACGTATCCGTGACTTTTTTCCATGAAATAACTGGATCCGAGCTTCTCAATGGCTAGTTTCACAAGGCGTCGCTCTTCTTCAGAACAGGCTGCCAAATACGCTTCTGCGTCAGCAGGTGGCTCATGAGGAGGTAGGATTTGTCTAATCATTCTTGGTTGGAAATCTAGAATGTAAATATCAATTCAATTTTATGTTGATACGGCAGGATGGCCACGCCCGAAGAAATGATAAAAATACTTGAGAAGGAAGGAAGACCTTTGTCTTCTTTTCATAAAGGGGATACTATAAAAGTGCGGAATAAAATGGAAACACACTATTCTTATAAACTTTCTGAAGAACCCGGAAAGAATTTTGAATCATCATTTAACCCGTATTTTACACCCGCTCAAATGCTGCGTCTAGGTGTTTTTGAAGGTAAATATTTGAACGATTGTTTGACGGAATTTCCAGCCGAATGGTTTCTGGACGCGATTGCTTTGGATAAACTTCGACCACAAGGAGCCGATGTAGAGGTTAATCTTTTTGGTGCTCGAAGTCGTTTGCCACTTCAAGAATGGAGAAAAAAGGGGTGGATTCCGCACAAGGACTCTAAGGCTAGCCAGTATCCTCTTCTTTCAGATCCTGACGAAAATCCAGACGAGAGGGGCTGGTTTCAGTGGTACTGCAGATATTGGATGGGACGGCGCATCCCGAGACTTGACGCTATTCAGATTCAACGTTGGAGAGCGTTTGCAAGACATTCAGGAGCTGTAAAGAAGAATTGCTCAAAGGGGGACTTAAAATGTAGACCGAGGCAACGACAGGCTTTACTTCAATGGGCCTGGAATCCATTTGTATAATTGATTCCTTATTATTTCGATATATTTTCAAATCATGAATAACTTAATTTTGAAAATATAGTTATATAAATAGAGAATGAGCGCGGCAAAAAATGCAACTGGTTGTGCAATTGTATATCATAATCTAGAAGATAATACCTATTTGATTGGAAGAGAATCACTCTATATTATTGAAGGAGGAAAAAAACTTTCAGATGCAATAAATAGTGGATTTGAAGGAAAAAATATTCCAATAGAAATAATATTATTAGATAAAGAACGAATTGATATTACATTGGAAATGATCGAATCATTTAAGACACATAGAGCAAGCTTTGGATATCCAGAAGGACCTTTTTTAGTACCTCCACTGCGATGTAAAGGACAATCTATAAGATACCCTACTACAAATTCGTATGAGGCAAGAACTCGTAAACCAGGATTTAATATTAGTTTTATAAAAGGAGGAATAGAAATAGATTGTAAGACTAGAGTGAAGGAAACACCTTTACAATGTATACAACGCGAAATTTTTGAAGAAATTGGAAAATTATCTGAAAATTTATTGCCAGATGATGGAACTGAAAAACAACTTATGGATGATTATATGGTATTTATCAAAGATATTCATCGTTCTGATGCAAATACAATTATGAATGCTATTAATGAGAGAAACAAACAACACATTGGTGAAATGTTTGATATGAAGTTTATGAAATTAAGTGAGATTGAAAAATTACAATTAAATTTAATTTCAAAATCTATAATTCGTTATTTAAGAACTAGAGAAGTAGCAGGAGCAGCTCCATCAAATTTAAGGTCTAATGCACCAATATTTGTTCCTAGATCACAGGGAGAAGGAGTTAATTCATTTCAACTATCTGCTTCTGCAAATTCATTTCAACCATCAGGAGTTAATTCATTTCAGCTATCTGCTTCTGCAAATTCATTTCAACCATCAGGAGCGGCCTCAGGAGCCTATCAGCAATATCCAGGAGCCTATCAAGGTTATCAGCAGTATCCAGGAGCCTACCAAGGTTATCAGCAGTATCCAGGAGCAGCACAGGGAGCCTACCAAGGTTATCAACAATATCCAGGATCAGGATACGGATATGGAGGTAAAAGAAAAACCAGAAAGGTAAAACAGACTAGAAAACACAAGAAAGTGTATAAGAAAACACATAAGAAAGCTCACAAGAAAACGTACAAGAAAGCTCACAAGAAATCTAGATCTTAAATTTCTGGATTATCCAGTACATAATCATAAACAATATACCACCCCAAAGACTATCGCCAACAGCCATGTACAAAGGATACTCTTTGAATCCAGCAAGTAGAGTAAAATCGTACACAGCATAAACTGCCATGCCTGTCAAAAATGCATCTTTGAAACTCGTCGTCTTGAGTACCAAAAATGCTAAAGCGGGATACACGATTAAACCTGCCATGGGTCTCATGCGCACATCGCGACCGCATTGTATTTTCTCAATAATTGCCGAATAGTTCCCACCTATGAAGGACAGCCAAGGAAGATCTAATAAAAATAATAGGACTGCCAAGAAAATAATTTTCATTATACCTTTCTATTTTTACTAAATATTATTAAAAAAACGATAGTCTCCAGTCGTATATTGATATTCGTACGGCATTTTTTTCTTAACAATTATGCAATTTTGACAAAAGGTAATGGAAGAAATGGAATTCAGGGTCGCATCGGATAGATCTCGCAGCTTTTCTCTCAGACTATTCTTGTCTTCTGCGCCAATAAATTTGGAATTTATGAAATCCACAATATTCTTGAATTTTTCAATAATAGAATTCGAGTGTCCATACCCATAATTTGTAGGATATCCATACAATCCATTGCGTTTCCAATAAGAGGTTTCGATATCCTCTATGATATAGACACCTCCATCGTTCAAGAGTTCCGAAAAAAAGAGATCAAATGTGAGAATTTGATGTTCAGGAATGTGTGATCCATCGTCGTTTATAAAATCGCATTTAACACCCATTTGTGAAATTACCGAAAGAAGTTGACTTTTGTTGGATTGATCTGCCTTAAAAATACAAAGTCTTTCATCCTTGTATTGACTATTGATATCAATTCCATACACTTTTGCTTTTGGAAAATACTCCTTCCACATGTCGACCGAATTGAATCCTGCAACGCCAATTTCCATCATATTGAATTCTTTATCGCACAAGTGTTTCAAGGCATCGTGATAAAAAATGTGATATCCGTGTGTATCTACCTTATCAGTTTTGTGCTTCAGACCAATGCTGCCCAGAATATTTTCCATTCTATGATATCTTAAATTTAGTATTTAGGCAGTGATAGGATTTTCAGAATTCACTTCTTCCTCTTCTTCCTCTTCTTCCCCATCTTTATAAAATATTGTTATTGCAAATGCAACAATAGCCAACCCCACCAGTCCACCACCACATGCAGCGTACTCGCGTACATTTTTTTCTACACCCAATGCGATGAGATAAAGCCCAATACTAAATAGTGCAATTTCTGAAACAAGAATAGCATAAATGGCAATTGGATAGTGCATTTTATTTGGTTGTATGACCCTATCAAATCTCAAATACTCAATTTTTTCCAGTCACCGCGTTTATTCATTTGAAGCTTATCTATAAGAATCCAGTAATGAACAACGTTGTGCAACTAGAAGCCTTTGAATCTCCCTTGCGGGGAAGAAGAATTCGCTGGTTTATTTCGCCAGGGGCTCCAGCTCTATATCCGCCCGGATTTCAAGAACAATGTTTTACAGAATCTCCCCCCTTTCAAAAGCGCTATTTAATTACGTCTCCCCAATCTTCTGAAGCCTGGAAGCTTACAGACAAGTGGGATGCTATTTTTACACCAACTACTGGAATCGATTGGAGTCTAGTCTTAACCTATTTGCTAAATCAGCCTCCATCGGTACTAGTTCTATGTACACCAGAAGTTCACATTCCTCTTCCATTTTTTAACAAGTGCACACAAGCCGGTCACAAGGCTCCAACCATTGTTTGTCTTCAGACTCTCACTCTTCCTCTTCCACAAGCACCCGTGACATTTGACGCAACCTTCTATCCACCCGCAAAGGGCGTTGAAGATCATTTAATGGATGCTATGCAAGCCTCTCTTGAAAATCTAATGTCGGCAGATCGTTTAAAAACGTTTGTCGTGCGCGATGCGTTAAAAGATCTTCGCGGAGCTGGTGCGACACTTGTCATAAGCCGCATAGAGGATCCAGAGCCATATTTGTACTGGTATTATGCATCAGAACCAAAGGCAAGAGGAAAAGACCTCTTGGCATCGGTTGTTCAAACTTTATTGAGTCGGGAGCTTACAACTTGAATCCGGAGACAATGCCTTCGGGTTTCATGCTCTCGCTACCACCCCTCTTGGACTTCTTGCTAAAGAGCTTGAAGGTACCCTTCTTGGCAATGTAACCCATCTTGCGGAGGTTCTTGATTGCCTTTTGGCCAGCAGCGTGCTTGCGACGGCTGACAATGCGGCCGCGCTTGGTCTTCATCAAGTCCTTCTTGAAGAGACCACCGGAAGTGTGCTTGGCAGTTCCGTGGAAGACTTCAGCCTTGGTGCCGAGAGCCTTGACCTTTCCGCCCATCTGAGCTGCATTGTTCTTGCGAGTGTTGTTCTTGCGCATGTTGTTGCGACGAGTCTTGGCCATTTCTTTCTGTTTTTACTTTACATTTTATTTTGTTACATCGGGAGCTTTGGGACTTCGCCCTTTTCGACTCTGTCCATCAAGTCGGCCATTTGTCCAGAATCGTAAACTCCAGCAAAGTGAATCAAAAAGTCACCAGGTTGCCAAGTACGCGTACCCTTGTAGCCCCGCAAATATGCGTTGAACTTATAGGCCTCCATCGTGCATTCAATGTGAGCATTGTCGTCTGGAGAGTTAGCCATCAAGTTGCAGACAGCCTTGTTTTCCCACCAAATATGATACAAGCAGTCCGTCTGATTCCACACTTTTTCGAAGAACTGCACAGCCCACTCGCACGGGCGAAGAATCATGTTGCCAGTATTGACGTGTTGGCAAGAGTCGTAGGTCAAGAGCAAATCCTTGTTCTTTGGCAAAAGAGGCAACACGTGATCCTCGAGTTTAAGTTCAGGATTTGTAATCCAAACATCTGCGTCGGAAATCCAGATATAATCGTATTTGTCCCATTGGACTGCCACTTCTTTCCATACAGGAACCTTGCTCCACGCAATAGGCCTTTCACGATTCCAGACCTCTTCGTGGCATTCCCTATAGTCGTAACCATGCTTTTTGCAATACTCTCTCTTGGAATTAAGAGCGCGTTCTAGATTTTTTCTGTAATCAGCTCCAATTGCGAGCGTGAGAACAAGAATGCGCGGTTTTTCAGTTGTCATTATTTCGGATTCTGAAATAATTATATAGAAGGACTTTATATCAACGCAACAACCAGCCGAAAAAATTGATGGAATTCGGGTCGGATATCCAAGATACCAACCTTTTACATCCAACTATGGTTTTCCGTTATATCAAGAACGACAAGGATGAATATGTCTGCCATCATTGCGATTTTACAGCCAAGATTCAATCGACGATGCACTATCATCTCAAGAAGCACGACGGAGCCCTTCATCCGTGCAAGTACTGCAATGCCCGTTTTCTCCAAAAGAGTCTTCTAGACATGCACATTCGTTCGAGACATTCGGAAACAATTCAAAAGAAGGAGTCGACACAAGTGTTTAGCTGTCCTTGCAAGGATTGTTCTTACGAAGATATTCGAAAGGGAAATAGGCTCATTCACTTTGTCCGTGTTCACTTGAAAGATTTGGTAAATGCTCTCAAGAGAAAGACGACCACTGAAGATCGTGTGATTGAATGTAGTAGCTGTGATACTTCGTTCAAGAGTATGACGCAGTTTTACTATCATGCCTCAAAGTGTGTAAAACCCACCTGTGATCATAAGCACTATGAACAATGGAAGATGATTAGCTCTTAGCAGGCTAGTGGTTCGCCTCCCTAAAGGAAGTCGTACTTGCGTATCTCTTTCTATAAGAAATCGTACTAACGTAACGCCTCCCTAAAGGAAGTCGTACTTGCGTATCTCTTTCTATAAGAAATCGTACTAACG